CCATCCACAAAAATCAAGTTAGATAATGTAGGTGAGTATTACCAAGACCTCAACCGTGGTGTTGGTGTGATCAAACCTAAGAAGGGTAAAGGTTCCTTCCAACGCAAGCCAAAACATAGAAAGGTTGAGTGGTAATGGGTGCATTAGACAAGATTAATGACTTGATTGTACGGATTCAATCGGGTGATGAGGAATTTATTGCAATCTTTGAAGAGGGTTTTAAAAAGTTTTAAGAAGAATATGATAAAGAAGCTATGATGATTCAAGTAGAAGAGATGGTGGGTAGAATGTCCGCCACTAGTAAGGAGAAGTGATAAGTATGGATAAGCATGGTAAAGAATTTATTAATTCTATAGTAATGAATCGTGTCACCAATACAATGATGACTTATGCACAGCAAGAATATAATTATGCAAACATTAGAATTCCATTAGATGAGATTGGTGCGTTTGAAAACACCACTCAAAAACATCAGTTTGAAGAATCATTGGCAAAATTGTTAGGCAATTATATGGATGTAGAATTAAGTGTTGCTTGTGGTGCAACTTCTAAATACTTGTATATTGGTGTATTTTGGGATGATAAGAATGAGTAAAGAAATTTATATTAAAAGTGTTGAGGAAAAGAAAACCTATACAGACAAAACTGTTTATGAATATATCAATGGCAAACATTATTGTGAAAATGAATATGTCAGCAAGGATCACCAAATCATTGTAACATTTTCAGACCGTGATGTAAAAGTCTATCCGTTTTATTATTATGTTACTGAAGCCCATTATTTCCATCATTTAATTTGCTGTATCCTTATGCGATTGGGTGACGGAATGATAGAAATTTCAGAGGGACTTAAGCAAAGAGTAGATGACTTATACAATAGTTTCCATATTGAAGAAAATTTGAAAGCGATGAATGGCGGCCCAGTATGTTAAAAGATATAATGAATAAGAACCTTTATTTAATTGCTTACACAGATGTAGCGAATGATTTTGCTCTCACTTTAGGTAAGCAAGGATTTACATATACAGAAGAAATCCTTGAATTTCTAAAAGCTAATGGTTGGATAGATATTACAGACATATATGCACCACTACTTCAAGAAGATTGTTATGTATATACTAAATTTGAGAATGATTACTTACGAGTTTCTATTTACGAAGGAGTGTATGAAAATGGTAATGAAAGAGAAATTAACGGGTAGACTTGTAACTGTAAAGATTATTTATAAACAGTATCGAGGTACTTGCCAAGAAATTGCAGAGTATGAATTTTTGGGTTCCAATAATGATAATACTTACTATTTATTAAGTGCTGATTTGTATGAATATTTTGATGCTATTTAGGTGATTAGTCATGGGTATTATTATTTCTGAAGTGTTGGACTTGGATAATGTAGAGTTTACAGAAGAAGAAATTGAAACAGGAGCCAAGTTGCTTGGTGTTGAGAAAAACGCAGAAGAGTTGAGTAAAGTTGAGAAGAGTTGAGTAAAGGATGATTGAATGCTGAAAGTAGTTGAATTATTTGCAGGAGTTGGCACACAACGTATGGCTCTTAAACGACTAGGAATTGAACATGATGTAGTGGCAATTTCAGAAATTGATCCATACGCTATTAACTCTTACAAAGCAATTCATGGCGAAATATTGAATTTAGGTGATATTTCTCACATTGACCCACAAGATGTTCCAGATTGTGATTTGCTCACTTATAGCTATCCTTGTACGAATATTTCAATTGCTGGTAGTAAAGAAGGATTTGCTGAAGGTTCTGGCACAGCTTCTAGTTTGTTGTGGTATTGTCAAGATATTATCGACCACAAGAAACCAAAGTACCTACTCATGGAAAACGTTAAGAATTTAGTGGGTAAGAAATTCAAACCTTATTTCTTAGAGTGGTGTAAAGTGTTAGAGGATTTTGGATATACTAACTACTACAAAGTGTTGAATGCGAAACATTATGGAGTTCCTCAAAACAGAGAGCGTGTGTTTATGGTTTCTATTTTAGGTGAACACGAACCATATGAATTTCCAAACAATGATGAAGTAACCTCTTCACTATGGGATATTCTTGTAGATGATTATGATTCTAAATACTTGTTGTCTAAAAGTATCAAGCAAAAGTTTGTACAGAACGTACAAGATAAGATTGAGTCTAAAGGTGATATTAGAGTAATTGGTAATATTTACCACAACGAATCAAGTAATAATTATCGTGGTGTAGTATATGATCCAAATTATCATGTGGGTAGTTTGTTATCGTCAGATTGGAAAGACCCTAAGAAAACGATTTATCCTGCAACTAGAGATATTGGAAATATTTACAATAACACTCATAACTCACAAGCAGGGCGAGTATATGGTAAAGACGGTCAATCACCTTCACTTTCAACAATGAATGGTGGTAATCGTCAACCAAAAGTTATTGAAGGTACTTTCGACTTTAATGATGTAGATAGTTTTGAAATTAGAAAGTTAACACCATTAGAGTGTTGGCGGTTGATGGGTATTTCTGATGAAGATTTCAACAAGGTTCGTGACCTCAATAGTGATACTCAATTGTATAAACAAGCAGGTAATGCTATTGTAGTTGATGTCTTGGTTGAGATTTTTAGAAATTTATTCAAATAAACAAACAAAGAGGGGTTGACATTACCCTCTTTTTATGCTATAATAGACTCATAAGGTTAAGAAATGAGAAAGAAGGTATAAAATGGAATATTGGGTATATGCAAGTTGCACAGGGAGTATTTATGTTTGCGATGAGCCACAGGTATTAGAAACTTGTCCGATGTGTGGGGATGAAGATGATTACTTGGGTCGTTGCGATACACGAGAAGAAGTTGCTGAATTGATTTATACGGAAGGTTATAATGCTTTTGCGGTGTATGAAGCAACAGGGTTATTACCAGAGTTGAAGTTACGCAAACCAACTGAAAAAGAAGTTGAAGAAATGCGTAGACAGGGTTATCGTTATTATGGTAAGTTTGAGAAGGAAGGTAAGGGAAACCAATGAGTAATGGGACACAAAAAGACCAATCAAACAAACATATTGATTGGGAGAAAGAAGAGTTCACACTATTGGACACAAAACGTCCAACCATTCCAGAAAAGGTTGCTGAATATATTGATGCCCATAAGAAAGATTTTAACACATTATTCCGAGCATTTGACAAGGCTAACAATTATGTGCGAGAATGGTTGGCATCAGACAATGAAAATATGCAAACATTTGTAAGTTATTATAATGATCCAACCTCAGTAGATGTTATTAAAAGAGAGTTATATGCTATTAAAGCCCCTCTTGTGTGGAGTGAAACTGAAGATGTATTTTTCAAACATGATGGTGGCGGAATAGCATCATGGGGTACTTTGGTTCATAATATTTCAGAAGCAAGTAAATATACTTATGACGAAGCCAAGCAGATTATGAAAGCCTTTGGGCTTAATTGGTTTGTAGTGAAGGTGTAATATTATGTTGACTAGAGAAGAATTAGAACAATGGAAGAAAGAGCATGATGAAATCATCGCTCAACTTGATGCTGGTGATTACTCTGCACTTGAAGGGGTTTTCGTTGAAGTACCAGATTATGTGATTGAATGGTGGGTTAATCTACCCGAAACTTTAAATGGCGGTGACAAAAAGATTGCATATTTCCTATATGGATATGACGCACCACCAGAGGTTGAAACATGGATTAAGAGTCAAAGAGGTGTTTTAACGGCTTTTTACCATGTTGAGAGAAGAATTGAAGAGTTAAAAGAGTTAGAAGTAATAAGAAAAATAATGGGTTGGTGGTGATATTATGGAAGAACTAAAAATTGAAGTACCACAATTTGTAAATGAGTGGTTTTTAAAGAATGTAAACAAAAATGGTTTATATGAATTAGTCAAAAAATTGATTGACTCTGCTGACCGAGAAGAAGAATATGTTTACAAATGGTTTAAACAGGAATATGATGAGGTTCCATATTTAGAAGATGAGATTCTATTCACATTATCAAATATGGCACAGTTTGGATATGAAGTAATTCCAATGTATCACATTCAATTTCCAAGAGAATGGGATTCAAATAGAATTTTATATATGCAATACTTCCCATTTCAAGATTGCTATTTATATACATCACATATAGAGCAAGCCACTAAATTTACAAAAGAGAAGGCATTAGAAGTTAAGGAAAAACTAAAAATTGATTGGGATTTAGTAGAGGTGGAGTGGAATGAAGAAACAACATGGAATGAAAACACAACTAGAACAAGCTATTAATTTAGTTACTAGATTTGAGCCTGGCAGTGCAACAGACGATCAAGATATGAAAGATACTCTTACATTGCTTAAATCGTTACAACCTAAAGTACCTTACTATGTTGCAGAGTGGTATGAGAATACGATTTCTAAATATTCTATTTACAATATTGTGAGAGATATTTTTACACTCAATGCAAGTGAAAAGATTTTTGATTGGCTAATAGTAAATCACTTAAGCACCCCAGACGATGTAACACGACTACTTGTTTATATGCAGATATTTGGATATGATGTAGTAAATGATAATAAATGTGTTGTACGTGTAACTATGGGGTTTGGCGGTAGTAGCGGATATTTAGCTTATAATGATGAGTTCAAAGTTTATCATTTGACAGTAAATAGTGAAGAAGCTGTACGTTTATCGTTCGATATTGCCGAAAAAATTGCAGTTTTATTCAAGATGAATTATGAATTGATTGAGGTGTAGTTATGAATGAGTTGGATATTATTACTGATCATTTAGATGATATGGCTGAATTTATTGATAATAGATCAGCCTGTTCAGAAGCGGTGAAATATTTAAGAGCATTAAAACCAAAAGTTCCTACATTTGTTTCCTATTGGTATGAACAACATATTAACATCGGTATTTCTGATCTCATTATGAATTTGATTGAGCCTATGGGTGGACTAGATAGAGATAGAGATAGTGCTAAGGTATTCCAGTGGTTCAAACTTTTGTCACAGGATGATCCAAACCACTACGAGGATGATTTAGCTGTAATTACGCTCACTAGAATGTATTTATTTGGATATGAGGTGCAGGAATGGAATTAGTTATTAGAGTTAAAACATATAACTATTTACTAGATTTATTCAATCACCTTGGAGATAAAGGTTATATGTGGCATGGTGGTGGAAGTCTTTATAATGAAGAATTTGCTGAAGAAGCGTGGAAAGATTGTGGAAGTAGAGGGATGCTTATCCTGTTAGAAGATGATTTAGTAACATACGCAGAATTAGAGTTTAGATTTTTCTGTGGCGATCGTAAAATCATAGATTGTGACACAATTGAGGAATTACTAGTTGTAGGTAAAGCATTGAAAGACTTCCACCAAGACAAGGATGATTATGATGGAATTGCAAATTGATTTAAAAATAGATGACTTTATTACTATGTACAAAGATGGAGAATTGGATTGGCGAGCAGAGCATCAAGTACGAGTATGGGAAGGGTATTATCCTACAATTTATGAATTCACTCAAGTACCAAGGGCAATTGCATTTATTAGAGTTCTAAAAATCATTAACGAACATTACTTGTTAAATGAGATGTATTCATCTACATTTCAGACACTTTTGTCCAAATTGCATATGGCAGGTAGAAGTGAGGAATTAACTATTGACAAGGCTATGGATATTTATGACGCATATATTATTGGAAGGGTAATGAAGTATGGAGTTGAAGATTGCTATAACTACAAAGACTTGGCAAGAGATTTATAATTCTGCAAGCTATGACAGATTACAGTCAGAAGAATATAATGTAACAGTGTGGTTCAATAAATGGAATGATGATTTTGAATTCTATGAATTAATACAAGCAATGGAATTTATAAACATTCTATACAGTAGCTTTGAAAATGGGTTACTGAAAGGTATGGATCACTTTCAACCTTTTTATTTTACTCATGACATTTATAAAGCTATTAATAGAAAGAGAAAACCACTAACAACTGATGAAATCAAATTTATTGCACATAATGTGAGGAGTGAGGGATATGTATTTGAAGAGCGATGAAACGGGTGTCACTCTAAGTCCACTTGGTTATAGGTCTGATCGTAGACAAGTCAAGCGAGAATACGTTATTGACATTCCCGATAACTTAAGACTTGATGGGTATACAGAGTCACCTACACTTACTAGAGATGGTGATGAATACTTGTTGGAGAATGGTATTCTTTACGGTGATTCCTATCTGTTTACTGAAGAAGAAGCTGAAAAAGCATTGAAGGATTTAAATGTCAATTGGGAAATTAAGAAAGTGAGATGATAATATGTTGGATTCAGATATTATACGTATTCTTTTATATCTAGCTGAACGTGCTTATCATGATAACACGATTAATTCACGAGAATATAGTAATATTAGAGATTTTCTTTATGATCTTTAATTGGAGAGGTGAATGCTAATGGACAACTATGAAGATATGAATGAATTTCTTGTTGACCTTGTTAAATGTGCAAATTTTGAAGTTTGGATCAATAATGAAACACTTACAGAAGCATTGAATTACCTTGAATGGATTGATCACAATGGAGGATAACAATGAATTATTTTGATGCAGTTGAATTATTAGATACTTTAGTGTCAGACGCTATTAATAACGATTATATTAGTGTGGAAGATTACCAAGCACTTATGTTACTCGTTGATAAACTCAAAGGAGAAGAGGGATTTTAATGGCAAATGAATGGGTAAAAGCATTGGGAATGCTATATGATTATAAACCCAATGAAAAATACAATCAAGAAGATATTGATGATGTATGTTGTTTCTTAGAGGGTCTTGAAGGCATCCAACCATATGTTCCAGAATTTGTGGCAAAATGGATTGAGAAAAGTTTTGACAATAAACAACTTTCTGAAAATATTCAATATCATTGGGAAATGGGAGAACTACCACAAGAGATTGATGATTGGTATTCTACACTAAGTGGCAGTGATAAAGAAGAGATGGATGCCAACTTAGGAAATGGGTGTACTGTCGGGTTTAATAAATTGAATAAATATTACTTTGAACGTAACAAGGAGAATCCTAATGGCAACAATTTACCAAGTTAAAACTTATGAACACTTTGAAGAATTACTCCAATATCTATACGATAAAGAATATGTGTGGGTGGATAAAGTTTGTTATTCTATCACAGATGAGATTTGGGGTCAATACAAATCGAGATTAGGACTATATGTTGATGATTACGGAGTCATTTATTATGGTTTGTTCAAAGAAATGTTGGATTTCAATTGGGATGCCAAAATTGTGAAAGCAAATATGCCAGTGGCAGAATTGCGAAAATCAGACAATAAAGCATTAAGTAAAGACTTTATTGACAATCTTCAATACTTATCGGGTAAAATCGTAACAATTGAAGAATTGTATTTTTTAGATGAAAGTGAAGAAACTTGGGCAAGCCATTTAAATGAATTGTATGTATATGCAAAACATACAAAAGAATTAATTGAGGAATATGACAATCATTTAGCTTACATTTTGGCTAACGATGATGAATAATTTACCGAATACTATTGACAAATCCCTTATTTTAGTGTATAATGTAGATATACTAAAAGAAGGGATTTTTGTTATGGAACATATCATTGATGAGTTATTAGAAATGATGATGAATAAGATTGAAGAAGAATATAGTAATATGAATTCCATTGTTTTCTACAACGATTACAAACGTGGTATTGAATTAATCAGAACAAGACTTGAGGAATTCAACGACTTACAAGATGAAATCAATCAGTTAGAAGCTGAAAACGAAATACTTGCAGAAAAGAATGAAGAACTTGAAGGGCAAATGTACGGTTGGCAAGAAGATTATTGGCGATTAGAAAAACAATACGAAAAATTAGTAAATAACTCTTGACATAAGGTAGTGTATATGTTATAATAGATATATAAATGAGAGAGGAAGATATATATGGATTTGTTAGATTCACTACACATCAAACAACTTACTGATCAAGTGAATGGATTGGTTTTGCAAAATGCACGACTACAACATGAAAATGAATCACTTCAAAATGCAGTTGTTACTCTACTAGAAGAGTATTCTAAGTTTAGTCATATGAAAGAAAAAATTTTATGCAACCATGACTTGTATCATGCGATGGACTATCTTTCTAACAAAGATATTGCAAATATGTTTCGTGAGAAATTAAATAATTGTTAAACATAATGAAGGGAAGATGTAGATATGAAAACGTTAGAAATTGGTGCAGTTCGTGGTCGGCACGAAATGCCAGTTGACAAATTTGTTTTCGACAATGCAATTGTCAACTTCGACATTAAAGATATTGAAGATCATGTTGCAAATCGTATGGATCAAGAAGTTTTCAATCACGATGGTGTAACTTATGATGCTGTTACCTTATATGTAACGGGTTTAACTATTGTTACAACATCGGTAATGAAATGGTGTGTAGAGCACGACATCACCCTTACTCTTATGCACTATAATATTACCACTCAAAATTATGACCCTCAAGTTGTATATGAGGGTTGGCTGTTAGATGTGATGTATTAATGAGAGGTGATTTATAATGTGGACTCCATCACTATTGTTGTTACCACCTTACAGATATAAACCACAAATGAAAATGACCTATGGTTTGTTAGATAGTTTATTTTTATGGTTAAAAGGTGAGTAATATGCAGAAATTGGATTTAGCAATGCACTTAGTTACAGAGCGAAAAGAGCGAATATATAATTCTTATGATTATGATTATGAAAATCAAGAAACATATAGATTATCAGTGTGTTTTTCAGTAAATGATCATGATGATGGTTTGGTAAGAGAATTAAACTATCGTAAGTTCTCATTCGCATTTGACAACAAAGATTTATTAGGTGTGTTTACCACCTTAGTTAGAGTTGCATATGAGGTTGGTTTGTACGAAAAATTATCATTCAATGAGATTGGTGATAAATTGTCGAAACTTCTTGATGAATAAACAGGGTTATCGAAAGGTTTTGGATCGGGGTGGTGAATAATTGGAATACAGTCAACAAATTATTGATAAAGTTGAAAGCATGGGTTTTACCATGAAGGAAGTTATATATCCATTGTTAGGGTATCACTTTCACTTAGAAAATATCATGGAGTTTATTATTGAGGAAATACCTTATATTCAATGGGGTGTTTGGACAGATGATGAATCCATTATAATTTTCGCAGATTATGTATTTGACATTAATAAATTTAGACCTTCTCATGCAATCCATGAGCCAATGACATATCTTCCAAAAGAAGAGCAAACTATTGAGCGAGTATTGGAAGAATTAGAAATTCTACCTCAACTTGTAGAAACTCCTTGGATGTTGTCTGTTGAGGGTGAAGAATGGTACAGAGAAGGTGTTGAATGGTACGATCAAGAGGGGTGTTATTATGACCGTTTTTAGTGGACAAAATTATTCTTTTATGATGCGTTTTCTCAAAAAACTACATGATAATGGATTTGCATTGTCTAGAATTGAGTTCCCAGACTATTATTTTTGGGATGAGAATGAAAGTGACTATGAAATTATGCACTTTACGGTTAAAGAGTACCCATATATGCAATTTGGCATTTGGTACAGACCTCAACACTATCCAGTGTATGACAAAGACGGTAACTTTGTAGATTATAGTGAATACCCAGACAAACGATTCCCACAATTCTTCGCAGACTTTACTTTTTGGTTGGACAAATTTAAACCACAAGGTGTTGCATACTCGCCAATGTATGATTTACCAGCAGAAGAATGTACGGAAGAATTAGTCTTACAACAGATTAATGTAATGACTCAAAACCTTCATAAACCTTGGTTATATGATGTTGCTATGACTGAAGAGGACTATTTGGAACACGTAGCAGAATATGATGATAAGATTTTCCAAGCATTGATTGGCAAGAAAGGGTATTAACAACATGAAGATGAGAACAGATAATAAGCGAACGATTGAGTTAGACCATTGTATTATTGGAATCACCAATGATAATGAATTACAATTTGACATTACACGGTTTTATGAAGATACTGACCCAAAAGTAGAATATCATAAATATGTGTTAAAATTCAACAATCGTGAGGAAGTAGTGCAGGCGGTAGAGTTCTTCAGTGAACTACGGACAGAAACAAACGCAATTGAGGTTGTCAAGTTCCTTAAACAGATGTATGATACCTTTTATGTTGTTCAACACATATTTGGTGGAGATATTACAACAAAAACTGTAAAATTTACCCGTGTTTATGAAGTTGGATATTATGAAAACGATTTTGTAGGTTCAGTGACTTTGGAATTGAAGTTTGCATCGGGATTTGAACATAGTCAAGAAGTATTGTTTGACACGACTTTCAACAAGTATTGTCTTGAGGGTTTAATTGAGTCTATTAACAACAAACACTTAAAATATTTAGGAGTTAAATAACATGAAAAAGAACGTATTTTTAATTGCGCCACTGATTCTGTCAATGGTAACAAGTCCAGTATTGGCACAAGAAGTTGAATCACAACAACAGTCAGATGCAGTTTCAAGTGTTGTAAATAATGCAACGGTTGAGCCAAAAGATGAAACTAAGACAGTTGTAGAACAACCTGTCAGTGAAGCGTCTAACGAATTGAAAGATGCAATCGTTAATGTGAATGTGTTGGATCAATCGGATGAAAAACAACCCGATGGTTCTAAACAAAAAGTTGTAATTGATCACGCACGTAAGATGTCGGTAGACTTTGATTTGACTCCTTACCGTGAGAAAGTTAAAGATGGCGATTGGTTTGACTTGAAACTCCCTTCACCAATGGAAGGTGTAGAAGGTACAGTTGATTTAGTTGAATCACAAACTAATACAGTGATTGGTGTGGCACAAATCAAAAAAGATATTGTATCAACTACATTAGTAGGCATCACCAACTACATTAAACAACAAAACCTTGACGGTGTGAAAGATTTGAAGGGTAATTTCTTCTTCCAATGGCTTGTCAAGGAAGCAGTTCAAGATAAAAAAGTTGAATTTGAAGTTGCAGGTGGTAAGAAGATTACTTACGACATTACAGCAGTGCCAAAGTCAACTTCAGATTATGATGGCGAAAATGAAAATTTTGCCAAATTACACGGTGTGACTAAGGAAGAGTCATGGGAATCACCTACATTGAATTTACAAGGTGGTTACTTACACCCTTGGACTTTACGTTTGAATACCAACGGTACTACATACAAGGTTATCCGTGTTAAAGACAAAATCAAAGGTGGACATTTTATTCCCGAAAAATTTGTCTTGAAGAAAGGTTACTACAACCTTAAACGTGTGTCATTCCATGGAGATGTTGAATTAATGAAGGATGTTGACTATAAAGTCACATTCTTCAATAACTACACTGAATTTGAGTTAGCAATTGAAAATGTTAACCAAAAAGCATTCTACTTGAGTTATGCTTCAACAGCACCGTTGGGTGGTAATGTAGTTACTAACACAGCTTGGATGTATGGTGATGGCGAACAAATTAAGCCGAATATTAAACGTGCATTTACAGAGTACACTTTGGATCGTACTTCTCAAGTAACTCAAGGTGGTTCAATCACTCTTGACCCTTGGAAAGAAACACGTCCATTGGATCCAAGTAAACCAGTTCTTCCAGACCCAGAACCACAAGAATCCTCATCAGAAGATAATAGTTCTAGTTACAGTGAAGAATCGTCAGAAAGTTCATCAGAAGTAAGTTCTGTTGAGTCCTCTGAGAGTTCAAGCGAATCAGTATCAAGCGAATCGTCTGAATCATCATCAGAAGTTTCTAGCGAAAGTTCCGAACAATCAAGCGAAATTTCTTCCGAAAGTTCGTCTGAAACTAGTTCAGAATCAAGTGAAGAGTCAAGCGAAAGTTCTTCAGAGTCCTCAAGCGTTGTTTCCGAAGAGTCATCAGAATCCCAACAATCATCAGAATCAAGTGAATCAAGTTCAGAGTCTACTCCTACACTAGAAACTCCTAAAGTTGAGAAGAAAGTAGAAAAGACTCCTAACAAAGAATTGCCACAAACAGGTGAAGAAGATAGCACATTATTAGCAGTGTTCCTTGTATTCCTTGCATTTGTTGGCATGGGTTGGAGAAACTTTGAAAACAAATAAAGAGATTATTGTTTATACAGATGGTGGATGTAGATGTCATATCAAAAATGGCTCTATATCCCCAACTGATAAATCAGCTTATGCTATTTACTTACAGTATGGCAAGCACTCTAAACTGATGGGCGAAGGATTCTATGGTAAGACCAATAACGAAATGGAATTGATGGCGGTTTATCAAGCCTTGGTTAATATCAAGAAAAAAGATATTCCTGTTGTCATCCACAGTGATTCAGCATATGTAGTCAACTGTTTCAACGAAGTTTGGTGGAAGAAATGGAAGCTAAACGGTTGGAAGAAAAAGGGTGGACTTGCCAATGCAGACTTGTGGAAGAAAACCATTGAAGAATATTTGAAGTTTGATTCAGTTGAATTTGTAAAAGTCAAAGGACATGATGGTGTTGAATACAACGAATTGGTTGACAAACACCTTAACGAAATCATGGATCAAATGGAAGATATTTCAGTATGATTGTTATTGACAAACACAAGATATTGTGGTATAATGTTAATAACGCACAATATAAGAGGTGCTTATATAGCATCTCTTATTTTTTATATGAAAGGAGTTAATCATATGGATATTTCTAAATTAGAGCAAGATATTCTGAACATCATACAAAATGCAAATTCAGAAGTTGCTACTGAAAACTCTAATAAGAATGCCAATTTAATCTCAACACAACGTGATTATGTTGCAGGTGAAGTAAGTAAACACTTATCAAAAGAATTATTCTTCTCACCAAAAGCAATTGAGTTGCACAACAAAGGTATTATCCATATTCATGATATGGACTATGCTTTGCATCCAATGCTCAATTGTTGCTTGGTTAATTTAGAAGATATGCTTCAAAATGGTACGAATATCAACGGTGTACACATTGACAAACCTAAGAGTTTAAGCACCGCTTGTACGCTTGCAAGTCAAGTGTCACTGGTTGTAAGTGGATCACAATTTGGGGGTCAGACTGTTAACCTTGGACATTTGGCTCCATTTGTTAATATTTCTAGACAAAAAGAGCGTCAAAGACTTAGAGATAATCGTGAAATGTTATCATTATTCTTACCCGATGCAGATATTGATAGGCTTGCAGAGGAAGCTGTCAAGAAAGAAATTAGAGATGCTGTTCAGACCCTCAATTATCAGTGGAATACAATGTCATCTAGCAACGGGCAAACACCATTCGTTTCGTTATTTATGTATTTGAATGAGATTGATGACCCTCAAACAAAACATGACTTAGCGTTGCTGATTGAAGAAGTGCTGAAGCAACGCATTAAAGGTGTTAAGAATGAAGATGGAGCCTTTGTTGCACAGACATTTCCTAAACTTTTATATGTGTTAGAAGAAGATAATATACATGAAGATAGTAAATACTACTATTTAACTGAATTAGCAGGTGTATGTACCGCAAAGAGAATGGTTCCCGATTATCTTTCAGAAAAGATGATGTTGAAACACAAAGTCAATTCAAAGGGTGAGGGTCGTGTGATTGCTCCTATGGGTTGCAGATCCATGCTATCCGTATTAGATGATAATCCCGATCATATTTGGGGCAGAGCAAACTTAGGTGTTGTGACTCTTAACTTACCATACATTGCCTTAGAATCTAAAGGTGATATGAACAAATTTTGGTCGTTGTTAGGTGAATATCTATCAGTTGTACATGATGCTCAAATGGCACGATACATTAAATTGCTTGGTACAAAGGCTAAAGTTGCTCCTACATTATGGCAGTATGGAGCCTATACTAGATTAGATGCTGAAGATACTATTGACAAGTACTTAACTAAAGATCATTGTACTATTAGTTTAGGATATGCAGGTATTCAAGAAGTGGTTAAATTCTTTACAGGTCAAGACTTTGCACCAGACAATGAAGAGGGTGCTTTATTAGGTCACTTGATTTTACGTGTTTTAAACACAATGTGTGAAACATGGAAACGACAAGATGATTTAGGATGGGCAGTATATGGTACACCACTAGAAAGTTGTACGGAAAAATTTGCCAATGCTTGTTTACGTGACTTTGGCACTGTTGATGGGGAGAGAAAGAAGAATTATGTTACTAACTCACATCATATTCACGTTACTAAAGATGTGGATGCGTTCTCGAAACTAACATTTGAAAGTGAGTATCAAATTCAAAGTACAGGTGGTACAATTACCTATGTTGAGGTTCCAAACTTGCAACACAATACATTAGCAGTCATGAGTATTATCAAACATATTTATGACACTTGCTTATATGCAGAAATTAATTGCAAATCCGATTACTGTTTTAAATGTGGTTATGATGGCGAGATGCAACCTCATACAGGAGCAGGTAGAAAGAAAGGTTGGATTTGTCCGTCATGTGGCAATACTGATACTAAAACTATTTCAGTTGTCCGCAGAACTTGTGGTTACTTAGGTTCCAACAGTGCAGGTGATATTGGTTGGACTGAAGGAAGATACGATGAAATAGTTGACAGAGTACTACATTTATGATATAATATAGATATATTGGAGTAAAGGGGTGATAGATTGCGTTATATGTCAATTAGGGAAAATGATGTGGCGAATGGACCAGGTGTGAGGGTTACACTTTTCGTTAGTGGATGTAAGTTGAATTGCAAAGGATGTTTCAACAAGGAAGCACAATGCTTTTTTGCAGGACAAGAATTTACAGATGAAACAATTGATCACATTATCGAGTTGTGCAAGCGTCCACACATTGCAGGATTGACATTATTGGGTGGTGATCCGTTAGAACCAGATAATCAACCGATGATTCGGAAATTGGTTGAAAAATTCCGTGAAACGTTCGTGTTTTCTAAGGATATTTGGTGTTGGACAGGTCGAACCTTCCCTAATGAACTTTTAGAGGGTGGAATGTCAAATACACCCCATACTTTACCAATTTTGTGGAACATTGACATTTTGGTTGACGGAAGGTTCGTAGAAGCCCTTCATATCAAGGGTTTGAAGTACATGGGAAGTACAAATCAAAGAATTATAAATGTTTCACAAAGCCTAAAGGAAAATTCTGTCATTTTGTCGGAATTTGACAAACAAGAAAGGAGAGGTCTAAAATCGTAAAAAACACGAACATTAAGACATTTAAAATCACAATTTTATTAGGTATGCTTTTCACGCTGTTATTTCCATCGGTGGCAAACGCTCAAGTGAAACGTTATCGACTTAATAATAATGACTACCAAATTCTACTAGCAGTTGTGCAACAAGAGGGTGGACAAGATTATGAGTCAGCACGTTGGGTTACTTCCACAATCATTAACCGTGTAGAGAATCCACGATTTGATAATACAATTATGGAAGTAGTAACTGCAAGTGGACAGTTTGAAGCCTATGGAGCAGGACACTACCAAAAACACCTTGGACATATTAACAAGGATGTTAAACGTGGTGTAGATGATATTTTGACTAATGGATCAATTCACCCTTACTTATATTTTTGGTCTACTTGGTACGCACAGCAAATGGGTAGAGCAGGTGTAGAGATGGGTGGAAACGTGTATTTTAAGGATTTCTAGGAGATATAATGGAGAAAGAATTTGTAGTATTTGACGTGGAAACAACAGGGTTTAAAGCAACTCAACATGAAATTATTCAGTTAGCTTACACCAAGTTGGAGCCAAAAGAATTAGAGATTATTGATAAGGGTTCTTTCTACTTCAAACCTAAACATGAAGTACCAATGGAAATTCAACAATTGACTGGTATTACCAATCAAATTTTGAAGAAAAAGGGTGTAGACATTAACACGATGCAAGATGTGGTGAAATCTATTTTCCATGATTGTATTGCAGTAGGTCACAATGTTAAATTTGACTTAGGTTTCCTAGCCGCTCACTTCAACATTTCACCACGGTTCTTTATTGATACATTGTTTATGGCGAAGATTAAAGCCCCTAATTTAAAAAATCATAAGTTGGAAACCGTGGCTAGATTTGCTAATGTTGATTTAGATAATGCCCACAACGCATTCTATGATACTATGGCAACAGCGGAGATTCTGCAATATTTCCATCGAAATGGTATTGATATTTATGAGTTTCTGAATATCACAACAAAAGCTGATTACCAAAGAATTCATGGTAAGAAGTAATGACTAAAATTGTATATATTTCATTGACAGGAAATACTCAAACGTTTGTTGATCGTTTGGGGTTTCCTTCATTGAATTTAAACGACAATACCGTTTACACTGAAGTTAACAATCCCTATATTATCATTGCACCTACCTATGACAAAGAGGTGACTGAAATTTTCAATGAGTTTTTAGAGATTGGCAATAACAAACAACATTGTAAAGGTATTGTGGGTTGTGGTAATATCAATTTTGCAGAGTTGTATTGCTTCACAGCCAAAGACTTAAGTAGAGATTACAACATTCCACTACTACACATGATGGAGTATTTTGGTAATGATAACGATTTAAAGAAAATAAAAGGAGTGGTGGAGAGTCTTGGAACAGCCTAAGAAAATTGTTTCTCAAGATGAGAAAACTTATTACAAACTGAATAATGAGTTAAACCGTATTAAGGATGGCAATATTGATTTATCTAAGGATAAGGAAGCAGTAAAAGCATATTTCTTAGAAGAAATCAATCCTAATACGGTATTCTTTCACACGTTGAAAGAGAAAATTGATTACTTAATTGAAAATGATTACATTGAAGAAGAGTTTATTAAGAAGTATTCTTTTTCATTTGTTAAGAAATTATTCACCAAAGCATACAAGAAGAAGTTTCGCTTCAAGTCATTCATGGGTGCAAGTAAATTTTACAAGCAGTATGCCTTAAAAACCAATGACGGTAAACGTTTCTTAGAGCGTTTTGAAGATCGTAATGTGTTTTCAGCATTATATGTTGGTGACGGTGATGAACAGCTTGCAACTGATTTGTTAGAAGAAATGATGGAGCAACGCTATCAACCTGCCACACCTTCATATCTCAACTTTGGTAAGAAGCGAAGAGGTGAGTTTATCTCTTGCTATCTGATTGATGTGATGGATGACATGAGTCATATTGGTCGAAGTATCACTACCTGTTTAGAGCTTTCAAAAAGAGGCGGTGGTTGTGGCATTAGCTTATCAAACCTACGTGAAGCAGGTGCACCAATTAAAGGTGTAGAAAATGCTTCTAGTGGTGTTGTACCTGTCATGAAATTGCTGGAAGATAGTTTTAGTTATGCGAATCAAATAGGACAGAGAGCGGGTGCCGGAGTAACATACTTAAACGTTTTTCATCCCGATATTGTATCTTTTCTTTCCACCAAGAAAGAGAATGCAGATGAGAAAATCCGTGTTAAGACCCTTTCACTAGGTGTTACTGTACCCGATAAATTCTATGAATTGTGTATTAAAGACGATTTCATGTATCTCTTTAGTCCTTATGATGTAGAAAGAGTCTATGGTAAACCATTCTCATACGTGGATATTACAGCAGAGTATGAAAATATGATTGCTAATGACGAGATTAAGAAATATAAGATTAAAGCAAGAGAATTAGAGAATGAGATTTCCAAACTACAACAAGAGTCTGGCTATCCATACATTCTCAACATTGATACCGCCAACAGAGGTAATATGAACAGTGGTCGAGTAATTATGTCTAATTTGTGTTCAGAAATTGTACAGGAGCACAAACCATCCAAGATTAATTTAGATCAAACCTATGAAATCCTTGGAGAAGATGTGTCTTGTAACTTAGGTTCGCTCAATGCAGTCAATTTAATGAACTCACCCGATATTCAAAAAACTATTGATGTGGCAGTGCGAGCATTAAACTTTGTGTCAGAAAATTCAGACCTAACTTCAGCACTAACAGTGAAGAATGGCAATGACAACTCTCATGCTCTAGGTCTAGGGTTGATGGGGTTACATGGTTTATTTGCATTGAATGAAATGGAATATGGTTCCGATGAGTCTTTAGAGTTGACGGATTTAATCTTTAGACTTATGCGTTACTATGCACTTAAAACAAGTAATAAAATTGCCCAAGAAAAACAAAAGAGTTATAAAGATTTTGAGTTATCTCAATACTATGATGGTTCATTCTTTGAGCAATACATCACTGGTAATTTGAGATTTAAGGGCTTCAGACATCAGAAGAATGCAGAGTTATTTAAGAAAATTCCAATTCCTACTGAAGCTGATTGGGTGGCACTTTCTTATGATGTTAAGGAGTATGGTTTGTACAACAAGTATTTATTGACTGTTGCACCAACTGGATCCATTTCATATATCAACGAAGCAACCGCTTCACTCCACCCAATCACAAACTTGATTGAGGAAAGACAAGAGAAGAAAACAGGTAAGACCTATTATCCTGCTCCATACTTGTCTAATAAAACCCTACCTTATTACAAGTCTGCTTATGACATTGACATGAGAAAGGTTATTGATGTTTATGCTACAGCACAAGCACACGTTGATCAATCCATGTCACTCACTTTGTTCATGCGGTCTGAATTACCAGAAGGTATGTATGAGTGGAAGGAAGGTAGAACAAACAAGATGACAACTAGAGATTTAAATATCTTGCGTCACTATGCTTGGCGAAAGGGTATTAAATCAATTTATTATATTAGAACCTTCACACCAGATGGTGAAGCTGAACGCTCTGTATGCGAAAGTTGTTCAGTCTAATTAACTAAATAGCATTGACAAAATAGCTACTCTATGGTATAATAATCATAGAGTAGTTTATTTGTATGAAAGGATGAAGGAAAATGGAAAATGTACAAGTGAGAATGTACCATGACCGAGAAATTAAAGTATTGCAGTATGATGGTAATAATGTTGGAGAAGTTATTGAATTCCTACAACACAAAGGTTCAATGGCAATGGTTAAAACACTAGAGGACAAGACTTTAGAGATTACAGTAGGATGGAACAAGTTTAATTTACCTGTAAACTGTTATATTGCTTATAGTTATGATGGTAATTTCTTCTCACTCTTTATGAATGAAGTGTCTAAGAGTACTCTTCCAAAGGTGAAAGAAGATAAGAAAGATTCACATAGATTTACCTTAGTAGTCACAACACGGTCTGAACGGGTTGAGATTTATAATTTAACCCTCAACAAGATTAATACCTTTATTGATGATTTGAACGATAATGAAGATTTTGTTTCTATTGGTAGATACACATTCCAACGGTTATTAATCGAGTCAGTAGAAGTTATTTCAGATTAGGAGTTATACAATGATTTATGATGTTATTATTGTAGGTGGCGGCCCTGCTGGTTTGTCAGCCACCTTATACGCTAGTCGTAACAAGATGAAAACCCTTCTCATTGAAAAATATGATTTGGGTGGACAACTACTTCAAACCAAAGAAATTACCAATTACCTAGGCAGTGGTTCTACTAATGCTTGGACATTGGCTAGTGATATGAGTGAACACGCATTGAGTTATGGTGCAGAATGTTTATTTGATGAAGTGTTGGGCTATCATTATGATGTCGAAAGTGACCTTTGGGTTGTACGTGTGACAAATCAAGAAATTAAAACTAAAACCATTATCATTGCAACAGGCACAACCCACAACACCTTGGACTTCCCACAAATCAAGAATCACATTTCTTATTGTGCAGTATGTGATGCTGAATTTCAAGCAGGCAAAGAGGTTGCAGTAATTGGTGGTGGTGATAGTGCCTTAGAAGCAGTTTCGTTATTGAAACAAAACGGTGCTAAACACATTTACTTGATTTATCGTAGTACTATTTCAGCTAAACCATATTTGGCTCAAGAAGCTGATGCACCTAACGTTACCAAGATTAAAGCTAATGTAGTGGATGCTTTATATAGTGATAAAGCGACTTGTAAAACACTTGTCTTAGACAACGGTCAAAGCATTCATGTCGATACTATTTTTGCTTGCATTGGTAGTAAGCCTAACAATTTACAAGAATATCCTAGCCAATTATACAAGAATGGCTATGTTATCCCTAACTATGACAACAAGTACAATATCCGTACAGGACACTATGATACATTGAATGTTCATTATGGTGTGTTTATGGCAGGAGATGTTGTTAGACCAACACATAGACAAGTTGCTATGGCAGTTGCAGATGGTGCAACAGTTGCGTTAGAAGCATACGATTTTGTATTGAAGCGTGATGCACAACGTGTGGACTTAGGTGATCCATTGACACAAGCACGAACAAGAAAGGAAGTGGAGAATGGCAATTAGAGCATATGATGCAAGTATTTCCACAGTCAGAGAAGTTAAAGATGGGGACATCCTCTTACGACAACGACATGATAGTAAAGTGGTGGAACGTTTTACGGTTGTAGAATATGATGAAATCATGTATTATTCACTTGCCACTGGTGAGCAGGTGTTCTATACCAAAGATGAAATCAAAGAATCACCAGAATATAGATATTGGATTGAATCATAATGCCACTAAATGTATTTACATACTATGATAATATAGGAGTATTACCTATGGTACTCAAGCATCTTGGAATTAACTTCAAGGTGCTTGGTGTATCACTTACTGAAGAAGAGGACAGAAAGATATATAGGGCAATACATCCTAAATCATCAATGTATAAAGATTTGAAGCACCAACAAAAGAAAAGAATGTCCTCTGATGTTCATTTATTCTTTTATAAATGGATGACAAAAGATATGTATATGGAGTCAATTCATAAATATACCATCTACTCAAGAAATTATCGTAGAAACAGATTGCTTGATAGTGTGGAAGATTATGTGAAGAAAAGGATGCCTTGGTTTTTGATCATGGAAGGCAGTGTACAATTGTTGGGTAAACGCAAGAAAAACTTTAATGATTGGCTTGACAGATTGAAGAAATTAGGTTATACTAATTATATCTACCATTTGAATACGAAAGACTATGGATTGCCTCAAAGTAGGAGCAGAGTCTATTGTGTTAGCATTTTACATGACCTTGCACAAATGCCTAGTGATTTTGATAAATATAAGAAGGACTCAACATTTATAGACTTTCTAGATTCAAAAGTAGACAAAAAATATTATCTACCCAAAGAGTTTTTAAAAAGACTCCAAAGAGTAGATGAAAATAAGTCTTATGTATTTGAATTAAAGCATAAGACAATTCAAAATCCTAACATTTATAGAGTATATTCTAAGAATGGTATAGCACCAACACTACCAAAACCAACAGGTGGTGGTCGATATGTTTATGTGGTGGAAAATGAATACTTGCGTGAGGGCAGACCTTACTTACATAAGAACACTGAAATACGTAAGTTAACACCATGGGAATATTGGAGATTAATGGGTATTCCAAAAGAATATTATGATACTAAAAAAGTTAGGAAGCTTTCAAACAACACACTCTATACGTTAGCATCTGAAGCAACTCCATTCAACATATTAGAAATGATATGTAAAGAGTTATTCACTGATGATAACCAAGGGTACAACTACATAAAGGTAAAGGATGGGGAGAATGGCATTCAAGAAACGTGACTATCAAGGTCGATATAAAGCAGTCAATTGGAATGAACTAAATGATATGGTTGATAAATTAACATGGGAGAAACTAACCTCTCAATTCTGGTTAGATACCCGAATTCCTGTATCAAACGATTTGGATGATTGGCGGTTACTTTCAGAAAAAGAAAGAAATTTAGTGAATAAGGTATTTGCAGGTCTGACATTACTTGACACATTACAATCACAAGATGCTATTGAAGCCCTACAAAAACACGCTATTACTCAACACGAAATGGCTGTTTTAAGCAACATAAAATTTATGGAAGCTGTTCATGCAAAGTCCTACTCTACCATTTTCTCAACTCTAAACACCAAAAAAGAGATTGAAGAGATTTTTGAGTGGGCACTGACAAATCCACATTTGCAGAAGAAAGCTGAAATTGTAGATAAATGGTACAAACATGGTAATGAGTTGCAACGTAGAGCAATTAGTGTTATGTTAGAATCATTCTTGTTTTACAGTGGGTTCTTCACACCTCTGTATTACTTAGGTCAGAATAAGTTAATCAATTGTGCAGAGGTGATAAAATTGATTATCAGAGATGAGTGTCTGACTAGTGATCATGAGTTGTTAACTATCGATGGTTGGAAAGGCATTTCTGAAATTACCTTAAACGATGTTATTGCACAATATGATGTGGAAAGTGATTCTCTATCATTTATGAAACCATTGAATGTTTCACACCACTACGAAACCAATGTAACAGAGTTCTCTACTAACCAAAATCATATTAATATTGCTTGTTCTCCTAAACACCGTTTCTTAACGTTTGCTAATGGTAAGCCAATTGTTGAAACTGCGAATGAAGTTAAGTTGAATACTATGCGACATATCAAACATACAGCAGAAGTCAAGAATGAAGATGTTCAACACGATTCATTGACAGATGTTGAAAAGATGTTGATTGCAATTAATGGAGCAGGCTCCTATCCTAAAGATATTGCACCAGATGGGCATGACCGTTTGAATGGTGATAGAACAGGTTATTTGTTAGTCAACTTCTCATTCACAAAGCAAAAACACGTTGATAGCTTGGTTGAATTGGCGAACAAATTAAATTGGAAGTTAAACACAAAGGCAACAACACCTCAAAAGGGTAATCGTCAAGCTAGACATAATTTCTCATTGAAGGTTCCGCTATGGTATGCTGACAAAGATAAACCGCTACCAAAACCATCATTGAACAAAGTTTCTACTCAATGGTGTAAAGAGTTTATTGAAGAGGTGGCACATTGGGATGCTCATATTGTTAAGAAGAACCCTAATCGTATTACTTATGGTTCTTCTAACTTAGAAGATATTAAGTATATTCAAGCAATTGCAAGTCTAGCAGGTTATAGAACACAATTTGTCAAAAAAGAATATACACAACAAGGTAAAGAACGGTCATATTACAACCTACAAATCAATAAAGATAGAGTGTATTCTGGAGCACAAATGGTAGAGCGGAAAGAGTTACCACCACAAACCGTATATGGTGTTGAGGTTCCTTCTCAATTCTTATTGACACGTAGAAATGGTGCGGTGTTGATTACAGGTAATTCTACGCACGGAACCTACATCGGATCAAAAAATAAAGTTGCTATGCGCAATTACACTGACGAACAAATTGAAGAGTACAAAGATTGGGTCTATGATACATTAATGGAGTTGTACGAAAATGAAGTTAAATATGCTTCAGATTTGTATGATGAAATTGGTTGGACTGAAAAGGTTAAGACATTCATGCGATACAATGCAAATAAAGCACTTCAAAACTTAGGTTTAGATCCATTGTTTGGTGATACCGCAGAGGATGTTGACCCACTAGTACTAAATGGTATTTCCACAGGTACTGCTAACCACGATTAATTAATAGTCCTCTATATTGGTGACAATATAGTAGCAACTAACTTAAATGTTGGAAACCCCTAACGTAAAGCCGAGGGCAACCGATAGCTAAATTTTACGAAACGTAAATAAACGTGTAACGACTATCCGATATGTGGCGGTGAGAGTCCGTTTTAGGAGTAGGGCACAAGCAAATGGTGTAGGTGAAAACCCTTTAAATCGAAAGAGTTAGTAATCTCTAAGGAGATTAAAATATAGTCTATTCTTACATGAAAGTGTAAGCAGTTCATAAGAGAACGTGTGTTGAGTTGCGATCAACATAGAATGTAAAGTTCTTTTCACAAGTTGGTAATGGTTATTTATTGGGTGATGTCGAATCTATGGGTGACGAGGATTACACTAGATGGACATAGTAATAGGTAATACTTATACCAATAAAAATGGTGAAAAATTTAAAGTAGTGAAATATTCAGACAAGCGTAGCAAGTCTGGAAATAAATTTGTGGTTATATCATTTTTAGATAATGGATATACATACGATGTTGACCCTGTTCAAATTAGAAGAGGTATGGTGAAGAATAGATATGCTAAAAGCATATATGGTATTGCCAGTATAGGCAATGTGAAAATGGTAAAACATAAAAGAGCATATAACATATGGTATAAAGTAATATGTCGCTGCTACTATAATCAATGTAAAGCGTATCAGCATTATGGAGCCAGAGGAGTGTCAGTGTGTGATGAGTGGCTTGTCTTTGAAAACTTTGTTAAAGACTATAAGCTAATTGATGGTTATGATGAAGAATTATTTGAAGCTGGTTTATTGGTTTTAGATAAAGATTTGAAGCAATCAAAAACCAATACGTGTAATAAGGTGTATAGTAAAGACACTTGTACATGGATGTCACTCTCATTTAATTCAAGTTTAGCAAGTCAAGATTCTAAAGTTTTATCATTTATTGCGATAGATCCTAACGGGATAGAGCATCATGTGACTGGAATCAAAAAGTTTTGTAGAGAGCACGACTTTGTACACCAACGTGTATTGGAATGTTTGCGTCAAACTAGAAACCAATATAGAGGTTGGAAGTTTCATTACTAATCCAAAATAACAAAATACTCTTGACAAAAACAGTAAATCATGCTATAATGTATCTATAAGATATGTTATAGCATTTTTGCTTAAATACGAAAGGAGAGTCATGTCTTGGCAAAAGTAAAAATTTACTTTGGTGCACCACTGTTTTCAGTTGGTGAGCAACTTTTTAACGAACAAGTAGTGAAAGAGTTGCGTGAAGAATTTGGTGATGAGGTTGAAATTTATTTACCTCAAGAAAACGAAGCAATCAATGATAAGAGCGGTTATGCTGATTCTAAAATGATTGCATTGGCAGACACCCAATATTTAGATGAAGCGGATATTCTTATTGCAGTGTTAGACGGTGCAGTAATTGATCCAGGCTTGGCATCAGAAATTGGCTATGCGTATGCAATGCGTAAGAGCATCATTGGTCTATACACAGATGTCCGTCAAGGTACATTTGGCAACCAATTAAAGATTAATGCTTTAGATCAATTAGCTGAATCACAATTTAGTTATGCAAACCTCTACACAGTAGGTTTGGTTAAACTTCAAGGTGAATTAGTCGCAACTTTAAATGAGTTGAAAAAAGTATTGCGTGAAGAAGTAGACTTTCACAAATCAGAGCAAGACGATGAAGATTTAGATTATACAAACAGTTAAGGAGAATTACATGAAGAACATTTTTAAAACTATTGACAAATACCTAGGTGTTGTGGCTACATTAGCTATGATCACAAGTTACATCCCACAGTTAGTATTGACCTATTCAACACGTAACGTATCGGGTCAATCCTTCACATTTTGGACTCTACTTCTTGTAGGTCTAGTAATTACAGCATATAAGGCAGTGCGTGCATACTTAGCAAACAAAACTAACGATACTTTAACAGTTGTATGGTTTGCAGTGCCAAACGTATTGTTAGCTTTAGCTATGTGGGTTGCAGTAATCATTTTCAAGTAATAAGGAGATACTCATGAGAGGTTATATTATTAAGAATAAGAAAGATTTTCTGTTCGCAATCAAATGTGAGCCTTTGGCAACTTGGAACAAGAGTTTGCGTAAAATCCTCACTAAAGATTGGGTAAATTTGTACGAAAAATACAAACGATTTTCAGTGAAGAATTTGCTTGGTTTTCAAGAGATTAAGCCCTTTGTTTTGTGTTTTAATGACAAATATGAAGCATTTATCCTCAAAATTGAGGACATTGAGAATGATAAAATCAAGATTTTAAATTACAAGTAAAAAAAGAAAAGAGTGGTAATTATGAGAAAATTTATTAAACTATTGACGGTAAGCACTAAAGCAACAGACATTGACTTTGAAAAATTCGACACAGATGTTGTACACAACCTCAACTTAGAAGATGTCCGTGACATTATTCCTGTTACAGATGGTTATGAATTAACAGTATGCACTAGACAACGTTGGTATAAAGCATTTGCTAACAACATTCACATTATCCAACCACGCTTGGAAGTTGGGGTTCCTAAATCCCTCAAAATCATTAAAGAGCGTTTTGGTGTAGATGTTCATGTGAGTGAAGAGCCACAAGATGTGCGTCCACATTTAACTGTATTCTATAACTAATTCTAAGGAGAAAAATAATGCGTAGATATTTTGAAAAGAACGAAACTGTATTTTACACCAAGGAAAACAAACCTTATTATGTGAAGGAAATTAATGTTGATCAAAAGACACTTACAGCAGTAGATGCTGAAGGTAATATCGTAGTTGATAACTTATGGTACTTCAACCATGGTTCAGTCACCGCAGAAACAGTAATCAACATGACTAAATTCCGTGAAACAGCTAAACCATTTAAGAAAGCATCAGAAGAAGATGCGGGTTATGATGTTTGGTTGGATATTCCTAAAGATTATGTGAGTGAGAATGGTGTTAAAGTATGGAAGGAAGATGGTACTTTACGACTGTTCTTAGAACGTGGTAAAACCTACTTATTACCAACAGGTATTGGTGTTGCAGTTCCTTCTAAATTCTGGTGCGACTTCAAGCATGAGCGTGGGTCAACAGGATCAATTGGATTAAACATTCAAAGTGGTGTTGTAGACAGTGGTTATCGTGGAGAGGTATTTTTAGTAGTAACCCCATTACATCAAAATGTAATTATTACTACTGAAGTTGATAAGACTGAAGATGTTGGCGGTGTCTACCTATACCCATATTCTAAAGCAATTTCACAAATGATTCTCCAAAAGAATTATTCAGCAACAACATTAGTGTTAGACAAAGAGGAATTTGATGCAATTCCTTCAGAACGTGGAAGTAAAGCACTAGGCTCTACTAACTAATGAATTTCTATGAGTATTTAGAAGCTACAAATTTCACTGAAAAGTTGGGCGAAGGCATCAAGGTTGCAATCATTGATAGTGGTTGCAACTCTCATTTGCCTAATATTAAAGGACATTATAATGGCTTCACAGAAAAATTAGCATCCATGGAAGATGTGAAAGATGGTACAGGTCATGGCACAGCCTTGGCACATATCATTTATGAGATTGTTCCTCAAGCAGATTTATATATCTGTAAGGCAATCAATGATAAGAATGAAGCGTCAATGTTGAGTGTTTACAACTCTTTACTCTATGCTATTGGTAGAGAGGTAGATGTTGTCTGTATGAGTTTTGCAGGTATTCATGAGTTGTCTACAACTACTGTACGATTAGTTAATCGACTCATTGACAGTGGTGCTATCTTATGTGCGTCTATTGGAAACGATAATAAACCATTATTGGTTTACCCTGCGTTTATGGAAGGTGTCTATGCAGTTGCAGGTCTATCAAAAGATGATTTGTCTAAAAAATCAGAATTATCAAACTACCCACTAAATGAGATTGACTTTACCGCCCTAGGTGAAGATGTTCAAACGAAGTGGGATGCAGTTATGAGAACAGGCACTAGTTTCTCTAACGCAATTGTAGTAGGTCAAATTGCCTACTTATTAAGCCAACATGGATTACACGCAAAAGATGTAACTTATGATTGGTTTAAACAATTCTTTAAACAAGAGCATTATCAAACTGATACTGGTTTCGGCAGTTTGTATGCAAAGGTGGTATATAATGAGTACGATTAAGAAACTAGAGCAATTGAAGGGTATTAGTGGATCAAATTCCAAGAAAACATTCATCCAACGCAATTTAGATGATGAGGTATTTGCTCAAGCACTATTCTTCCTACTAAATCCATACATTACCGTGGGGATTTCAACCAAGAAGATTAAGAAGAAGTTGCACCATGAGGACATTTCAAACCCCATTGACAGCTTGTATAGTGCTATGAGTTATTTACAAAATCATAGTACAGGGAGAGATATTGATGTAATCCGCATCCAAAACTTCCTAGAAACTTTACCAGAAGATGAACAAGGAACCGCCACTGACCTTCTCACAAAGAAATTAACTTTAGGTGTCCAAGGTAAAACGGTAAACTCCATTCGTGAAGGATTCATCCCAGAGTTTAATCCTATGCTTGCCAAGGAATTTTACGAAAATAGCAAGAAAATCAAAGGTAAAGATATGTCACTATCCGTTAAATTAGATGGTGTACGTTGCATTGCTTTACGTGATTCTAATTCAGTTGACCTATTCAGTCGTAATGGTAAACCATTTATCGGCTTGACTGAAGTTGAAGAAAGTTTCCTACAATTGCCAGTCGGTGTATATGACGGTGAGTTATTGGCTGACCGTGAAGAAGGTGAGTCTACACCAGACCTATACCGCAGAACAGTTGGTATGGTAAACTCAAATGAGAATGTAACAGGTGTTAAACATATTGCTTTTGACTGTATTCCATTAGAAGAGTGGAAGAGTCAAAAGTCTACAACTAAGCACCGTGACCGATTTGAGTTACTTCAACAGATTCTTAGAGAGCATAAAGTGGATAATGTAGAATTGGTGGAGCACCTTGGCTTTACCGATGACATTGAGGATGTGACTAAAGAACTCAAACGTATGACTGAATTAGGTTATGAAGGTGTTATGGTGAATGACCGTGATGCAGTTTATGAGTTTAAACGTGGTAATGCCTTATTCAAAGCGAAAGAGTTTGACTCTGGGGACTTGCGTGTATTAGCAGTTGTAGAAGGTCAAGGTAAGTATGAAGGAATGATGGGTAAAATCATTGTTGAGTACAAAGGTAATGAAGTTGGTGTTGGTACAGGGTTCTCTGACGCAGAACGTGTAAGATTTTTCCAAGATCCAAGTAGTATTGTAGGTAAGATTGTTCGTATCGACTATCAGACAGAATCACAAGATAAAGACGGTGTTGTATCGTTGAGATTCCCTTCATTTGAAGGCATCCTACATGACAAGACAGAACCACGCTATTCAGATAAGGGTGAGTAGCATGAAGAAAAAGATTTTTCAAGAGTTTATCGAACTCTATAAATGTGGGGCAACTCAAGAATATATCACACAACTCTTACTAGAATTTGAAATGACCTTTAACGATTTTGTTTCAATTCTTAAAGAGCATTATTGCACTGAATTTGGGCACTTGAAACGTGAGTTTAAGCAGATTATTGCATCGAGAGATGAGAGTGGAGTCAATCGGTGTGAAATTGCTAAGGAATTGAATTTCAATCAAAAGACAATCCAACGTGCTTGTCTAAATGAGGGCAGACCTCACAAGATTTACCGCAACGATGATACAGTTGAAAACCTATGTATCAAAACCACTTACAAGATTGTGTTCAATGAAAATGATCAACTAATTTGCCCGATTAGTGGCAAACCATGTTCATTGATACCTTCAGACATTTCAAACAATGCTTATTTTTGTAGTGAGTCTGGAGAGGAGTATCATATTCTAAATGATGTACTCTATCAAGTTGATTGGTCTAAAGTACAATAAGTCAAGGTTAACCCCTTGACTTTTTTATTATTATATGGTATAATATCATTATAATAGAAAGGAGAATGAACATGGAGAGAGTGTTCAAAACATTATTCGCTATGGTGTACCTACTATTCAGTGGGTTCAGCAGAGGAATGTTAGGTTGTGGTGTGCCAATTATCGTTTTAGTTGGTATCGTCTTAATGATTAAGTCTATTGTATTTATAATTTTTAATCCACTTGTCTTTTTGGGTGTATGTGGGTTATTATTGTTTTGGGGGTTGTCTGATGACGAAGTACAATAATTTGCACTTGAATACTCATCAATCAAATATTTTTAAACCCGATTCCGTTGCAAATTATCGTGAGTATGCGAAAAGAGCGAAGGAATTAGGTCAAAAAGTATTGGTTGCTATGGAACACTGTTACAGTGGTAATTTATTTGAAGCATATACAGTGGCACAAGAACATGGGCTGAAGTTATTATCGGGTGTTGATTTTAACATTAGACTTGGTGATGGTGATTATAGCTTAATCATGATTTCCAAGAACAATGAAGGAAAGACTGTTCTTAATGAATTGATTAGTCTAGCGTCTACTCAAGAGAACATTTTGACAGTTAAAGATTTACTTGATAACGCTACTGAAAATATAATTATTACTACTAGTGGTATCAACAGTGTATTACTCTCAAAATACGCAGATGAAGTAATTAAATCATTAGATGATTCTTATGAGGTCTATATTGAGTTACAACCTCACAACACTAAGATGATTTCAGAGGTGAATGATTTAGGTCTTGAATGGATTGATAAAGGATTTCAACCTATTCTTGGTCTTGACACTCACTATGTGTCAGAGGAAGATGCAACATACCGTGATATTTTCCTTAAATCAGCCAAGGAGTTTTACTTTGAAGAAGAGGATTCAGTTTTGGATTTTCCAACTACTGATGAAATCCTACAACGATTCTATGATCAAGGTATCGTACCAAACGACATTGCAGAATTGGCAATTGAAAATACTTTGATTGCAGATGAGTGGGAAGGCATTTCCTTTGACAAAGAGATTAAAATGATTACTCTTTACGAAGGAGAAACACACGAACAGAAAGTAAAGCGACTACACAACCTTTTTAATAAAGCGTGGGTAGAGGATAGAAAGCATATCGACAAGTCAAAGTGGAATGATTACATTGAAGCAATTAAATTTGAATCAAACATCATTACTGAAACGGGTATGGAAGATTACTTTCTATTCAACACCAAAATGATTGAGTTGGGTACAACTAAATACGGTGGTATTCTTACAAAAAGCGGAAGAGGATCAGCCCCCTCAATGTACGTTAACAAACTTCTAAACCTCACCAACATTGACCGTTTAGAAGCACCGATTGAATTATATCCAACACGATTCATGAGTATTTCACGTATTTTAGAATCACGCTCTTTACCAGATATTGACTTTAATACTGCTCATCCAGAACCATTCGTCAAGGCTTCTAAAGAATTACTTGGTGAACATAATGCTTACCAAATGGTGGCTTATGGCACACTTCAAGATAAAGATGCCTTTAGAACCTATTGTCGTGGTATTGGATTGTCAGTAGATGAATTTGCAGATATTCCAGATAAACTAGAAGAGTATGAGAATCATAGTATGTGGGGAAAATTGATTAAAGCGAGCAAGAAATTTGTGGGGGTTATCAAATCATTTTCACCTCACCCATGTGCTATGCTGTTGTTAAACAACGACATTCGCTCTGAAACAGGAGTTATTAAAGCTAAAGATGGGCAATACCTAGCCTTAATTGATAGCTATAATTCAGATGTTTATAAATATTTGAAGAACGATGTACTCACGGTGTCTGTATATGAAATCATTGGTAAAGTGTATGAGAGCATTGGAAAACCTATTGATGATGTGCGAACATTAATCAAAAACACTCAAGACGATCCAAAGATTTGGAAACTCTTTGAAGATGGTATCGTTGCAACTCTTAACCAAGCAGGTACAGTAAGTGGTAAACCTCAAATCATGCAATATGCCCCTAAAAGCATTCGTGAGTTGAGTATGTGGGTGGCCGCTATCAGACCTTCCTTTGCCACTTTACGTGATACATTCTTAAACAGAAAACCATTCTCATATAATATTCCAGAGTTTGATGCACTCCTACAATCAAGTGATAACTTCATCTTGTTCCAAGAAAACATTATGAAAGTGTTACAATATGTAGGGTTCCCAGAGGGTGAAACCTATTCGCTTCTCAAGGCGATTGCTAAGAAAAAGCCTGGCATTATTGAACCTATTCATGATAGATTCATTGAAGGTTTCGTCAAACAAACTGGATCAGAAGAGGATGCGTTAGAAGTTTGGAAGATCATTGAAAACTCTGTACAATACGGGTTTAACTCTAGTCACGCTTATTCAGTTGCTTTGGACTGCCTGTATGGTGCATACCTCAAGGCAAACTATCCAATTAATTATTACACTGAAACACTCAATATTTATCGTGATAATGTTGATATGCAAGGGTATCTCATTGAAGAATTACCATATTTTGGTATTAAACTAAGAGGTATCAAGTTTGGACAATCAGTTAGAAATTACACTCACAATGGTAATGAGATCTTTAAAGGCATCAGCACCATTAAATACCTCAATGATAAGGTTTCTGACAATATGTATGACTTCTATCATAACCATTACACAGATGATATGGATATTGTCGATGTCTTTAAATATATCATTGACAACAAGTTGGCAGATAATAGACAAATGAACATACTAATTAAACTTGGTTTCTTTTATGACATAAATAAGAATACATCAGTCTTGTTAGCTGTATATAATAGTATGACAGGTTATCAGTCAACCAAACCTATTCCACAATTCTTGAAATACTTAGGAGTAACTAAGTTGTCTATCAAGTATTCAACAACTCTAAAGAACCCTCAAGAACGTATTGTTTTTCTCAAGCAATACTATGAGTTCCTTTCTAACAACGCAGAATTACTGCCTAAATTCACGCTAGAGGAGCGTTTTGCGGTTGAGAAAGAATATTTAGGGTATTTGTCTACAACGCTTGATTCGTTAGAAAATTCTTTTTTTATTGAAGAAATTGGCAAGGGTAATAATCCATGGTTCACTCTTTATGACCTTTCAACAGGATTACAGAGAAAGATTCGTGGGTTGAAGAAAGATATTACTGATCCAAATGGTAAGCGACTAATTGGTGTTGGTGATGTCATTGAAATTCATGCGACTAAGGATTTACCTAGAAACATTCTTGTAGACGGTAAGTGGACAAAGAGTAAAGATCAAACTGAACCATACTTAGCAAAAATTTCCATTCTCTCCAAGGAAAAACTCTCTAAACTATTATAAAATAAAAAAGACTACCAACTAGGTAGTCTTTTTTCGTTGTTCTAATATTTGTTGATATTTTTCAATCGTTTCTGGCAACAATTCATTTTTCTTCTTCAACATCTTTTGTATATCTTTTGTAGTCAATTCATCTGGCTTATTCCACTTGGTGATAATGCCATTAGACATGAGATAGGTAATACCAATTGCCACAGCATCCGACTCATCTTCATTCTTAAACTCAATATCCATGTTTAATTTGATTGCACGTTGCAGGTCTTTCTTATCTGCACTATTAGCATAAATCGTAGTCTTAACAGCATTTGGAGTAATAAAGATATAATCAATGCCACTGAAGATATATTGATAAAGACCATGAGTTTTAAACAATACTTGTGTTGCGGTGTTGAACCGTGAAAACCCTCTTTCTACAATGCAGATAGATGGTGGATATTTTTGTACAATTTCAGTAATGCTATCAGCATGATGTTTTAGCCTTAGACCATCATACTTGTCAGCTTCAGTTTTCTTAATATGCTTAGTTGAAATGGATGTATTCAAAATTAAAACACCAGTGTCACAGTCAAAGACCGCAACACCAGTGTTACTCATTGAAATATCCAAAGCATATAAATACTTGGATGTTTCGCTCATATTAACGACCTACTGTATCTGTTGGAGTAGATGCTTTTGCATACGCTTCATTCATGCTTCTTACAGCAGATTCAATGAAGGTATCAATCATAGCAGAGTTGATGTTAAGACCTTGCTGTTTAGCCATTTCAACCAATTTTTGTTTTGCCAAGTCAAATTTCTCTTGACCGTGCAATTCAGTGGATGTTTGCTCAACCGCCTTAACAGCATTAGTAGCTAGGATTTCAGCAATCTTAAGACCCTTCAGACCAAAACGACCAAGGATATAATTAATCACTTGGTTGGCAACTGCACCAACTACAAGTGCCAAGATAGATAATAGGTGTTGGGTGATTACTTGTGTAATATCCATTATACATAACTCCTTCTTAATTTAAAAGTGGTATGGGATTTTAGAGTGATTAAAATTTACGTGATAGGCTCCAGATCCATCTAGAGAGTTTGAAAAGTGAACGTCTAATTAGTCCAGCTTTTTTCCCATTGCGTACTCAACCTCTTGACGTACAGTTTCTCTAATAGATTCTGGTACATCATTGATGGTGATTTTTTCATCCAAAATCTTAGAAGTATAGAGATAAGACGCTCTTTCTTCCTCTTTCACTTTTGCTTGTAATGCGGTTTGAACATCTGGTCTTAATTGTACTGGTACGTTTTCGATAGTGAAACCTTGAGTATCAACTTTAGCAACCCATGCAGTCACATAGCTTTGTCGATTAGTTGTAACTTCTTTTTCTACAACTTCTCTTAATTTTGGTGGTACTTGATCTAAGGTTCTCTTACCATCGAAGTACAAGTTGATATATAACATATGAGAGTTTGTGATATTGTAATCCATTTAAGAATTCTCCTTTAAAATTTATTATTTACCTTCTAAAATATCTGTAATATAGCCTAAATATTCCTCACGTTCAGCATTCATTCGAGCGGTGAGTGCAGTTTTCATCGACTCCAATTCCGCTTTCAGTGCGATTGCGTCAAGTTGTTCAATTGGTTGTGCAGGCTCAATAAGGGTATTACCATCCCATACCAATTTTCTCTTGGTAATCCCCATACGCTCCGACAATTCATCCAAGTTGACATCTTGAGGAACATCTGCATAATATACAGTATTGTCAGTTGGTTCAGTTGTTAATCCAGTGACATAATTTGTCAAGTTTTGTAAGACAAAGTATACACTTTTGAGTTTTACTTCCTCTGGAAGTTCTTCCACATAAGGTGGAGTGTCCGATTCGACAGGCGGTTCAATTTCCTCATCAAATCCATCATTATTTAATTTTGTTTCTTCTATCCTATTTTCTTCCATGCGTCCCATGCTCCCGTATTATAATATGACATCCTTACATACAACTCATAACTAGTTGTAAAGAGGATTTGATATGATTCTTTAACTCCAGTGCGTTGTACGTTCAAATATCCATTTGCAGGTATATTCTTACACGTTGATTTCTCAACATAGTATCTACCATCTTCAAACAGGAAGTTAGCATCTAAGTTACCGCCACCTGTCCTACCTTTATTCCATTGGAATACACCATTAGGTGATGTCCAAGCACTCCAACCAATACCACTATTAGCAGTTTCTCTACGACCTTTTCGTGTCATAGTATATCCTGTCCAACCTTGCGTATAACGTTGGAACACTTCATACCCAACAGTATTTCTACTGATTAAGTAAACCTCTAACAATCCATATGAATTTTGCCAAAATGGATTTTGATTATCTTTTGGTCTAAACCAATACCAACCTGGCTCTATATAGTTATTGAAATCTTGATCAGCACCTTGGACACCAGTTGATCCATCTGGATTCGTGATTTTAAAGTGTTGAATTTCTTTGCCATTATACTTAAACCGTTGAGCATTGATTAACTCAACACCAACATCAGATTTGATAGGACCTTGTGAGTGAATACCTGCCCGACCAACCTGTAAGTTAGCCCCATTTTCAGCATGGAATCTACCCACCGCAACACCATTCTTGTAAATGTCAAGTGGAACTTCTTCACCATGGATAATACCCAAGTCTTGAGTCACGAAGTTGCCCATAGCATCAGTTAGAATTACTCTAAACTCATGAGATACGTGAGTAGGGAACCCCGAACTTGGAATACTTAATTCACCACGTTGTGTACCGCTTGCAGTAGTGGAAGTATAAAGGTTGGCATTCAACCACGATGCACTATCCACTAACTTATATTGAAATTGCAGTTTGCCAATATTCTTATGTTGGTTTAAACTGTTGATAATCGGTTGAACATTCCATCCAACATCAACCATCACACGAACTGTATTGCCCACACGTTTTACACTACCAATACCATTAAACATTGGTGAAGTGTAACGGTAGAATCTAATTAGATTGACATTACTTACTTTTTCACTTGAATTTCCATAAATATCCACTAATCTAATACTGAACTTACCACTACTTGAGTTTGTAGCGTTGTGTTCGATTGTTGCAATTTCTTGTTCGCTCAATGTATAAGTACGAACATTTTCACTATTTATAGTAGCAATCGTTCGTGAATTACCGTTCTCTGGAGTATATTCCAAGACATAATATGAGAAACTACTATTGTATTTATAACTTGCTCTAACAGTAGTCCAGTTTAACTGCACTTGACTAAACCCTCTGATGTACTCTTCTTTGACCGCTCCATTGACAGCCATCAAACTTCTTGTTTTGGCATTCAAATCAAGGGATGTAATACTGCCTGTAATCGAAACACTATCTTTTGGCGGTCTAACTGTAATTACTTTGATTGTCTTGTCAGACCAAGAATTAACGATTGTTTCAAGAATAAACTGAATATTCTGATTGCCTTTGATCAAGGTTGCTAGAATATCAGCATGATTTGGAATCATTTCAGTTAAGCCACTGAAGGTTGCACCATGTGTTTTTTCAGAATACTTGACACCATTCATTAAGAAATAAGTCTTATATGAGGTGACTGGTGTTCTTGCATCTTTGACAATGTTACTAATCGTGATATTCTCACCGATGATTCTTGAGGTGTAATCAATATCAAAGGTGGATGGTTTGTAGACATTAATTTTAGTCAAGGTCATACTACCACTAGCTGAAGCGGTATCCGATGCTTCACCAATCGTATTACCAGACCAATCTAATGCACCACCACGAACAATGAATGATAGATCAAATGATTTACTACCATCTTCCGTATGCTTGATTGTAAAATCTTGTGTTAAGAGTGTTTCAGTTGCATCTGCAACACCTCTAACATCCCATTTAGCATTACTAAAGGAATGAGTCTGCCCGTCCAATGTGACAGACCCACTAGCATATCCTCTAAAATTATCGTTCCAGTTGTTAACTCTGACAAGTTGAACAGTAACTCTTACGACACTTTCGATTTTTTCAATGCTTTGAGAAATCTCCTCAACCTTCATTGTAATCTTTGTGTTTTGATACCAACGTGCATAGGCAGGAGTGGTAGGAAATTGTTGTTCAATTATTACTGCCATTTACTCACTTCCTATCCAACATATCTAATTGTAAGGTGATTCAATGCACCTTCAGAGAAATCATATTTCCCAATTTGAATACGGTGTACGAACACCGCTTGATTAATTTTCATTGTACCGTTTGAAATATAAGCAACAGGCACATTGTTACCAGCAAAGAAAGCCACTTGACTATCACTTACTAATACATAGTTACCTGTGCTCTTACTGCCTACAACAACACCTTCATCACTCATTCTTATTCTAGTGTTAGTAAATAACCAATCTGCGGCCCCTTCACCAAGCGTATGAACAATGCCTGCAACTCTGTTATTTACCCTAGACATAGCATCAGTTGCTTCAATTTGTCTATCATTAACAGTCTTTTGAAATGCTCTATACGATTCCATATGCAATTCCATTCCCGATTTAGGGAAAGCATTTTCAGCAATTGCAGTTGTTCTAGCTAATTCTTTCGACAAGTCATTCAAGTTTTGATTATACTGTTTATAACTTACTTTATCTTTGTCAATGTTTGAAATAGAAGTCTTTAAATCTTCCTCTGCACTAGACCAATCTGTTGCCTTATTACCTTTTTCGAGTTTGATTTTGCGGATGTATGATCTTGCTCCATCGACACCATGTGCTAACATTCTAAATAGGATTGGTTTATCATATAGTGGCAAGTCCTCAAATGAGATACTTACTGATATTCTTTCCCATTTATTATTTCTTGATTTTGTAACCGTTTTAGAAGCAATAATGCCCTCACTTGCAAGTGATTTATTTGCCCAAAACTCAAAATCAATTCTTTGTGATGCACTATCAACGTAAATGTCAAATGATAAAGTGAATTCTCTATCACCAACATTAATACGATTCTTAATGTCTTGTTCTAATATCTTGTAGTTGTGGTGAGTTACACTGTCTAGTATAAGGACATCTGCACCAAATCTTTCCTTAGAAATATAAGGATATAAACCAACAGTATCATTCCGACTCAAACCATTATTTTTGATAGTCCAAAATTCGCTAGATGGATATGAGTGGATACCCGTAGGTCTAGCGGTTGTAGCGGTTGGTGGATTCTCTACTTGATTAGAAAAACTTGTATCAAGTAATAAGTTTCTTGCACCAACGTTAATTTGGTTGACCGCTTCCCACTCAATATTTACAACAGGCACTGTCTTTTCTACAACGGTCTGCCCGTTAGAATTTCTATAAGTGATACTATTCCTAGTCCATAGATAGCTATTGAATTTCCATGCTTGCTGTGTTGCAGACCATGATCCACCTTCTTGCCTTTCCTTAGATGTGGAAATATAGTACTCTGGCACGATAGATACTACGCTTCTACCGTCATCACCTTTCGTACCTTGCACACCAGGTGAAGCAATGGAATATGAATGACTACCGTCACTATATGTAACTCTAGTCCATAAGTATTTCCCACTTGCGACAACAGCACTTGCATTTTTAACCCATTCGCCAGTGGGTTCTTCACTACCACTTTCACTGACTTGATATTCTACTTTATCAACTGTAAGAGGATTACCGTTGCGACCTCTAGCACCAGAGATATTTACAGGATTGCCAAATTTGACATTGCCATCTTTGGTGATAATCTTGGTGCGACTAAACATAAATTTGTTCTCATCCCACGCAGGTGGAATCTCACTCCAAGCGTAATCACCTGTCAATTCAGTTGCACTATCTGAATGTCGATATTCAACCGCAAACTGATAAATAGATTTGTCAAGTGCTCTATTAGTTTTCTCAATATCTGCCATAGTAGCGACTTGTGAGGAGTCGATGACTAAAGGTTTTGTGAGTTTGATTGTGCCTTCATTAAGGTCAATTTCAATAGAACCATCCTTAGATTTAATCTTACCTGCACCCATGACAACATCATCTTTAAATACTGTCTTGGAGTCAACTTCAAATTTACTACCCTTAATCTTAGTGCCCTCTTCATTAAGGTTGATTTGGTTAATCACATCACCATTCTTAACATAGTTAAGAGCAATGCCATCCTTCAGAATTTCAATTCCCGTCTTACTAAATTTCAATGGAATGACATTTTCAAAAGCAACTCTGGCTTCTTCATATTCCTTTAATTTAGTATTTAGTAATGTAGGGTCTACCGTGATTGGCTCGTTTAAATGATCCTCATCTAAGATAGCATATAGGTTTCCACTTTGAGGTTGAGTGAGGTAATTTTGAAGGTCATTAAATTTCTCAACTAAGCGTGTTTTTTCGTGCGGATCTGGCAAATTTTCGCCTTTTTCGTTACGATAATTGGCTAAAAACACCTCAATCATTTTAGAAAATACAGATTTTATCGTTTCATTATCGTCTTTTAACTTCTTACGCTCATAAGCATTAAGTGTGCCGTCAGCAATCATGTTTTGATAATCGGTGATAGATTGGTTCCAAGATTTCAAAACATCTGTCTTGTTAGCACCATTACCAGAGTAAATTTTAATATCATCAATGTTGGCAGTCAAGCCTTTCTTGTTGATTTCAAAAGTACCCGATTCATTGGCAATTAACAGGTTCTCACCTGCAATCAACTTACCAATAATTCTTTCAGCATGAACCCCATTAGGGTCAATGGCTGTGCTCCAAGTTTCACCACCATCTTTAGACAATGCCATGACGCCACTTTGGATGATAAGCATATCTTGTGGGTTGTTTGGATTTGTAACAAGAATACCTCTATTGTCGATTTGAATAGATTCATTTGCACCTGCAATAATCTTATTCTTGACAGCCTTCAACGCACCTTCTCTAATACTTCTTACTTGAGAACGGATTTCAGTAATGCCATCCCACTTAGTCTTACTTGCTTCAATTACATTGGAAGCACTTGTTCCTTTGTAGATGACGGATGCAAGTTTATCCAAAGCGTGAATATCGTCTAAGTTGTCTGATAAGTCGATTGTCAAACTACCATTGAGTAAGTCAATCTTGTCATAACCAACCACCATCGTGGTGTACAACTCTTCGTAGAGTGTTGAGCGGATTTTGATTTCCTCACCCAATCTTACCCTATCTCTATATCTATATGACTCCAAACAATCCATAAAGTACTTGGCACTAATCGAAAACTTAGCACTGCCCTTTTGATACTTTTGGAATTGTCTTATAGCTTCATCATACAATTCTTGTGCAGTTGTGTACTTGTCATTCTTAAATTCTTGCTCAAAGATGAAAGATTTCAACTCAAATTGTTGTTTTTCAGATAAATTTTGAGTGACAATTTCATTCTGCCACTTTTTGATTTGACCTTCCCACTCTTGGATTGAGTCTTGAATATTCTTATATCTCTCTTCTGAAGTACGGAGAATATCCTTTGCAATTCTCAAATTTTCCTTGTGTTGAGTAATTTGATCAGTGTGGTTTAACGCTTTAGCAGTATCAAGCAATGCTTCATTGTTGATTACTTCAGACTTACCACGCTCAACTTGTTGTTGGACTTTTAACAACTCATCAATACCAGTGTTGACTTGTTTTTGCAAGTCTTTAATCCGTGGTAATAATTCATCTTGTTTCTCTTTAATATCCAATAACCCATGTGCCAACTCATCCGACATATAATCAGAATGAGTGATAATATTCTTTTGAGCATCACGTTTAAATGGATGTAAGAAATAAGAGAAATCTTCTAAATAGGTTAGACCCGTTGGATTGACTGACTCAATACCGACAGAATCACTACCAACAACGTGAAGTCTAGTAACCATCTTGTCTGCTGTGTCAGAGAATGTAATGTCATCAGCAAAGTTTTCACGCTTTAAGACTACCCCTCTATACTCTCTCACATTGCTTAGTTTCTTAATGTCAATGGTTTTGTTTTCCTCATTATAAATAGCCACAAAACCAAATGACTCAATACCTGTATTCAAGAGTGATAACACGGATGTTTTGTTTGAATTTTTATCAAACGTTCGATATTTTGATTCCACTCCTTCATCTAACGTACCAAGCTTCCATGGTGTAGATTTCAGAATCTCATCACAATATTCTTTGATATTTACGGTTTCAAATTTTGGTGTAACTTGAAAGTTGCCTAATTCCGAAGGCAAACCATCAGCTTCAACTGTAATCTTAGACTCATCACTATCATTCTTCACAATCTCATTGATAATAAACCAATTGGTAAATTTTCTATCATTCCACTTTACCTTAATGAGCATTTTCTTCTTCATCTTTTGGATAAGTGGGTTCTTCACCCATTGTCTTTTCTCCATTGTCATAGAAGGTAAAGTTAATTTCAATTTAGCAATTTTGTTAAGTCCAAAACCATCAATTTCAGCAGTCATCAAATCCTTAATCGGACAGATAATATCTTTGTTTGGTTTGGCTAATTGGAATAAGGTTGGTTTAGCAGTCATGCTATTAAGATCAATTATATCTAGCATACATTACCACCTTTTCATTATTTCATGATTATATTATACCATATTTTAGTACAATGTCGCAACCGAGTTGTTACACTTTTTTATTGCAATCAATATATCTTTGGATATTAAAGCACTTGCGACATAGTGGAATGTACATTCCAATCGAACCAATAGCAATTCTTTCATCGTTTTGTACAGTACGGTATGACCTACACGCTTCCTCACCACAATTAGTACAGATAGCATGGAGTTTTTGAACATCATCAGCTAACCCCATTAGCTTGTCCATAATGTAGAAAGTCTGACCTTTGTAATCTTGGTCTAATCCTGCGACAATGACACGAAATCCACTATTCGCCAATTCTTCTACCACGTCTACAACATCATCATCAAATAATGAAACCTCATCAATAGCCACCACATTTGTAGTTGTCAATGGTTTGATAATATACTTGCCATCTTCACCCTTCTTACCTTTGATATGATCCATGATTTGTTGTGAGTTTGCAACAGGAATTGCAACTACACCTACACCGTCATGAGTCATAACATTGTTATCGTCATATCTAATATCCGTATCAATTTTGAAAACGATAACACCCTTTTTAGCGTATTGAACACGCTTCACCCGTCTGATGAGTTCTTCCGATTTACCAGAATACATCCCACCACATACAACTTCAATTCGTCCAGATGACATTATAAGTAACTCCTTTAAATCATTATATATACATTATATCACAAAGTCTAAATTTTGTCAATAAAAAAGATGGGATTTAACCCATCTTTTTACATATAAAAATATGGTGTCATAGCAACAACACCCGATTTGATATTTGTAAACCTTAAGAAATTGTCATAGTCATTTTTAATACACATAGCGGATAAATCACCTACAACATTGTTATAGAGTGTCCTGTTTGGAATATCACTCACAATATCTTCGTCATTAGGGTAAATAGTAATCTTTTCGTTTGCCTTTACACCCTTAATAACTAATGCGGAACCATTGGCACTAATAGTAATATCACCGTCACTTAGAGCGGTAATTTCTATTCTTGCATCTGGCAATGGTAAGCCTAGGTATTTAAACTGATGTGTAATAGCATTGTCCAAGGTTACGTGCATATCACGACCAAATACATAAGGGGAGTTTGTGATCATGTCGATTTCAACATAACCATTCCCCATACCATCATGATGTAATTTGGCAGCACCATTAGGCATACAATAGACAATCTTATCCGTTGTGCCGTCAAACTCTAATGCTTTGTAATGACCTTGGTATAGCCAATCTACCAATTTCTTTAATTTTTGATCTGTAAAACCATGTAAAAATGCAAGATACAATGTAAACGATTGAGGTTCCATGTTCTTCTTAACATATAATGCCCTCTTACGTACATCTGAATATACTTGAGTAATAGAGCCTTGCGACACTAATGTTTCCTCAAATAATCCACCTTCCATATTTACACTAATAACATCATAGTTTACACTTGGTATGCCATTGTAGCTAAAGTGTAGCTTGTCTTTATATGTTATCAATCTCATCACCTCAAATAATCAGAGGGGCACGAAGCCCCAATGACTATCTTTTTCTATTAATTGCTTGCAGAATTTCCATAGCAACTTTGTCAGCACTCTTATCATCTTTTCCGTCATAGTGAACGTGCATCTCAAGGTTTTCAATGTTGAGTCCATTGTTTTCCACATGAGAGTCCACATTATGAGAACGATTGGTCTTTTGAATGGTTTCTAATGTTCTAATTGTATCAAGTAAATCTCTTGTTTGATTTTGGTTCAATACAAGTTCTTTCTTGTGTAACATAGCAATTCGTCCACCATCGCCTGCCCAATCTCCAGTATCTTTATATTCCATTTCATTCGCTACATGAAATGCGTTTTTAACTGCTATATGTCACCATATAGAATAGACTATATCTTATCTTATAGCGTTACTTATAAGACCTCTCCGCTTTGAGGTTACTTAACCTCTACTCTACTCACTTCTTCACCCATATCCTCACGACAGGGGCTATGTTTTCGATAGTCGTTGAACCTTGCAATTATATTGCCTTGGCTACTGATTGTCCTATTAGGATGTCCCAGTAATTCAAAGAGTTTAACGTGAGCCATTTCAACCCACCAGAACGGAACGGGATAAGTAATTTCTGACCGATTTGAATGTAGTAAGGATTAATACCACCGTTGGCAGCTTGAATCTTCTTCCACTTCCATGGATCTCCATAATATCTTGCGGCTAAATCCCATAAGGTATCGCCACGAACAACTGTATGCGTTGCTTTAATACCCGCTGGATTACCATTACCACTAGATTGTGGTTTTGGATCGCCTGGTGCAATCTTATACTGTTTAGTAGTAGGGAAATTCTTGCTATCTCTAGCACCGCTAGTTGTATATTGTGGATTTCTTACACTCAATCCGTCTTGGTTCTTCTTAGCTAATTGCAATGCTTGATTTTGTGTATCAGTGAGTTTCTTCATATCCTTCTCTACACCGTACCATATGTTGGATAGGTCAGTTAAAGAGTCTTTCAGAATTTCTTTCAAGTCCTCTGGTGATAATTTCTCACCACCAAGAATATCCTTACCACTACCACTCATCAAGTTAGAAATACCATCTACCATATCACGCATGAGTTCATCTAAAGCAGTATCGTCACCACCCTTGAATTGTTTGATGAGCGTTTCCCACTTCTTCTGATCATTTGTAATACTGTCATAGTATTTATCAATACTCTTAGCTTTGTTCTCCAAGTCTTTAGTTGCTTTATCGAACAATTCTTCGTCTTGCTTTTTGTTCTTTTCAATGTTCTTTTCATCTAGTTCTTTTTGCTTCTTCAATGCGTCTTTGTAACGCTCATCTTGTTTGTTCTTTTGTTCCTTGTCATAATCCTCATTTACTTTCTTCAGTTCTTTTTGTAAATCAGAAACTTTCTTTTGACCTTCAACAGAATCATCTCTTGAAGCCAAGGAGATTTTACGCATTAAATCGGCACGTTTTTCATTCAACTCATTGATCTTCTTGGCATACTCTTCTTCTTTTCGTGTATTGTCAAGAGATTCAATCTTAGCATTGTAGACCTCATTAATCTTTTCTTTTTCAGCATCATACATCTTGTTCTTTTCGTCTTGAAGTTTCTTGAGTGCTTCCTTTTCTTTTTCGATAGCTTGTTTACTCAATTCACTCATGTGTTTGTAGTATGATTTTAAGTTGTCTACATTTTCCTTAGCAATTTCTTCACGCTCTTTACGGATTTCCTTCTCAAGTTTCAAGCCCTTGATGACTTCTTTTTTATAGTTCTCATCAGTCTTGATAATTTCTTCTTTCATTTTCTTGAGTTGCTCATCACTAGTTAGGTGATTTGCCACCGCTCTTGAGTATTCATTTTGTTGAGCAACCAACTGATTGAGATAGGTTTTCTCAAGAATCATTGTTTGCTCTCTCAAGCGAGTTTGAAGAGTCATCTTTCTAACTACATCTGGATCATCTTCTGTATCTAGCTTGTCTAAATCAAAGTCTAATGCGTCAATTGCTTGCTTAGTTGCAGAAATGACATCATTCCACTTATCTTTAATTTCATCTAAATAATCAGAGTAGACCTTCAATGAATTGTTAGCAATTTCATTGGCGAGTTTGTCAAGTGTTTGTTCTGTTTTCCAAATTTCTTTGGTGTTGTTGTCAAACTCTTGTTGTAGTTTGTTATATTGTTCACGTTGTTTCTCTGTATGAGAAGAAACGTTTTTCAGACCTTGCAACTCTGTTTCGATAGCATTTTGTCTGTCTAATGTTGTCTTGAGTTTTTCTTCCTCTTGTTTGAGTAAAGTTTTGTTTACACTCTCAACAATCATTAATTGATCACGATACTCTGCGGTATGTTTAACCATTTGTTCAAGAACAGTTTTTGCTCTTGTGATGAGATGTTGACTTCTCTCAATAGTTAAATCTAACTCTTTACGCTCATATGGATCAGCTAGTTTGCTATCTTTAGCAGACGCAGTGAACATAGGTCTGTGGAATGTACCAGCACCAAAATCAGAACCAAATCCACCAGAGGATAGATCATCCGAAGCAGCGAACCCAAGGGCAAGACCCTCTGGACTACTGTTGAACAGACCCTCAATCGCAACATTGGAATCTCCAATGCCTAAATCGTCAGTAGCAATGGTGGATGATACTTCACCTAATGCAATCATTCTAGCAATTCGACTAGCAGCACCTGCGAAGTCGAAGGAGTTGATTCTAGCGTTGAAGGCATTAATCATACCCTGTGCCAAGGATGCCATAGCACCTGCGGCCGCACCTGCGGAAGCGTTAACCCCACCTGCGACTCTATAACCAATACTACTTGCAATACTTGCAACGGATGCAACCATTGAAGAGAATCTTGATACAACACTTGAAGCCATTTGGTTGACAGCACTTACAACCGTTGACCCCATGTTGCTCATTGCCATAGATACAGCAATTGTACCAACCGTTGCTGAAGCAACCATCATAGCAGACATAGCAACCATACTTACGTTGATTGACAATGCCATATTACTAATGGTGTTTACTGATTCAGATGCAAAGGAACTCCAAGCACTAGACATAGCAGAGATAGCTTGACTTTGTGCTGTTTGCATTGCAGTGTAATCAGTTGTTGGAGCAGTAGGTGCTTGAGTTGGTGCACTTTGTAATACTGATGGTACACTTAGATTAGACAACTTTTGTTGTAATGTATCAACAGCGGTAGATACACCTTCAACAGCAGTCTTGATATTGTCGAAGGATGTTGAATTTAGAGTTGGTGTAAACTCTGATGTCATTGCAGTGATAATGTTATCAATTGCAGTTTTTGCATCTTCAGCAGACTTCTTAATATTATCAAGTGTTGTTTGAAGAGATGATAATGATTCTGTCTTAGTATTAATGCTATCAATGATACTGCTAATTGCATCTAACGCAGTTTGTAACAAGCCACTTTGAGTTAAAGCAGTTTGAAGTGCAGTTAATGCAGTGCTAATAGCATCGGTGTTAGCTTTAACTTGGACATCTACATTAGCATCTTTACCAATATTGTCAATCTCTTCTTGAGTTTTTTGTACTTGTTCATCGTTGGCATGGACATCAACTGTGTGTTCAGATTTTGTTTCTTGTCCGTCTAACTCTTGATGATCAGTTTTAACTTCATCTAATTTTTGTTTAGCTTTATCGGTTTCTACATCGACTTTTGCCTTGGCATCTTTACCATTCAATTCATCCATCTTTTGCTTCATTTGCTCAAGATCACCGATTGTTTGGGTAAATGTATTACCATTTGCATCAGTTAATGTGACTGTAATCTTACCGTCTTTTTCAGAAATACTTTGAATTGTCAAGCCTAACGCTTTCAGACTTTCATTGTATTCGGATAATGCTAATTTCTGTGTCGCACCAGTTTCACCAACAAGTCTTAATCCACCTTCATAGACCTCAAATTGTTGACCCGATGCTTGCAAGATATTACCAGTTTGCTCTAAGAAGGTATTCACACTTGTGATTTCACCTTTGACATCACGATATGCCTTCTCCATCAAACCAGCAGCCATACCACTCTCTAGAATATCTTTATTGAGTTGTCCTAGTGTGGCTTTAACATTACCGTTAGTATCAACGATATTTAATTCAAGATTACCACCGTTTAATTTAGTTTGGTAGGTGTAACCAAGTTCTTCTACTTGTTTATTCAAGTTGTCGATAAATGGTGAAGTTTCACCGTTTACCATAGCCAACTTCAATTTACCAGCAGAATCAACTAAGGTTGTAAATTGACCGTCTAATTGTTTTAACCCACCTTGGACTGTTGTTGCCCATGAGTTTAAGAAGTCTTGTTCGGATGCTGTTCCAAGATTCTTCTGTAAGTGGGTAAATCGTGTAGCTAAGTCAGTTTCAACTTGTTCAGATACTTGTCCTACTTGGTTTAATGCTAATTGCAATGCTTGGGCCGCAGTTACACCGCCACGGTTTACGTATTGCACCATGTTAGCAAACATGGTCTTAGCACCTTCGGACATACCTTTAGTCATCTCATCCCATTTAGCACCCTTTTCTAAGAACGCTTGTTGGAACCCTTCCATCTCTTCTTGAGATAGTTTAGACATCTTACCAAAAGCATCGCCAATATCCTCTAAGTTATCAACGATTGTTTGCTTTCTTACACCTGTAATAGTAGATAATTGTTCCAATTGACCTTGGACACGATCATCTGCAAGGTATGAGTTTGCATTCAATTTCTTACGTGATTTAATATAGTCAATACGTGAAGATACCGCTTCGCCTTCACCATCACGCATACCATTAAAGATTTGCAGTGCATTGACAGCTTTTAACAACTCATCAGTTAGCTCTTTAACTGATTCAGTTGTATCAGCAATATCACCATTATCAATGGAAAGTTTCAGCTTGTCGTTTTCAGTTGCTCTTGCTAATTCATTGATAATTTTAGTTGCTTCACTTGCGTCTACACCAAGATCTTCTAAGGTTTTCTTGAATGCTTTTACATTCACATCACCATTTTTACCAATCTTGACTAACGCATCTGAAATCTTATCAAACTTACTAGCTAAAGCATCTGGAGAACCTTTTAAATCAATTGATTTAGCAATTGTATCAAAAGCGTTTGTAACTGATGTTTTAGCTTCCTTACTTAAAGAACCAAACTTCTTGTATTGGGCCGCAATCATAGCCCCAAACTTTTGAGTGCTTTCATTTAATTGCAATTGAGATTGTTCAAATGCGTCTTTGAACTTAGTGCCTTCACCCATGGATTTTTGCAATTCTTGGATGTCACTTACAGTTGATTGATTGACTTTCGCAAAGTTTTGAATTAAAGATCCTGCTGTGGAAGTTGCGTGTTCCATTGCACCACTAGACTGTAACCATGCAACTGCATTATCACCAATAGCTACGGAGTTTTCCTGTAACATATTGGTTAAAATACCTAAGTTACGCTGTGATTCTATTGTTGCTGATTGTAATGCTCTCTGTTGTGCATCATTAGAACTTGTTGTATCATAAAATTGACCATCAACATATTGACCGCCATCTTTCAAGTTCTTCTGTGCATTTTCCATACGTGTCAATGCTTCTTCATATTGACGATATAATTCAGCCACACCATCTTTATCATCGTGTAACTTGGTCTTAAATGCACTTTGGTTTAATTTTGCTCTTTCAGCAGCTAATGCTCTTACTTTGTCAGTCTCCGTTTGTACAGCCTTAGCATTTCTGATGTGTGCTTGTCCAAATTGGTCTGTGTAGGCAACCGCATTCGGCAATACTTTTGCAATTTCATTTTGAACATTCTTATACTCTTCAAGTTCTTGAGTACTTAATGAACTCTTAGGTTTGGAACTTAAAGTGTTGTACTTAGAAATTAAACTGTCAAAAGAATTACCAGCCTTATTATAGGCTTGGATAGACGTTTCTTGTTGTTTTTCATATTTTTGTCTTAATTCAGACGCTTTGGCACTAGCCTTAGTCATCTGTTCGACAAGTAAACCAATACCGACACCAATAGCAGCTATACCAGCAGTTTGTAAGGCCATAGAAGCCAAACCTGCTGCAAAATTCTTAAGTGAGAATGTTGCTTTTTCAATAGGTGCTTGAATTTGTGAGGAAATAGGTTTACCACTAGCAGATAGTAAGGACATCTTACCACTTGCTTCACCACTAGCTTGACCTAAAGCCTTTACAGCATTAGCTGTCTTTTCAGCATCCGTACTTTGTTGCTTAAATAATGATTTGCCAGTGAAAATGTTTGCAAAACTGCGTAACTTTTCACCCTCTTGTGAAATTGATTGAACCATTTTACTGATTCCTGCACCAATTCCACCTTCACCACCAAATAGTTTAGTGCCCTGCAAGAATTTAGTCAATGCTAAACCTGCAATACCTAAAACTGTTGGTAATACACCAACTTTATTGATAAATCCTGTTAAACCTTCGATTGCACCTGCAATTCCAGAAAGGAATCCAACAATACTATCAGACAGGAACGCTTTACCAATTGCAAGAGATAATTCTGTGAATCTTGTTTTTAAACCATTGATTCTAGCTTCATATGAATTCATGTATGCTTCTTGCTCTCTAGCAGCAGAACCTTGTGAGTTCAATGCTGTCTTAGTAGCATCAGTAGCGGTTTTCCAGTTGTTCATGAGTGCCAAAACAATCTGTTACTTTCACCCCTGCTAAAGGGCTACTGACTATGCTGAATCAGCATAGCGGAGAAACTGCTCCTTTAAAGTGTCTTTACACTTGAGTTTCTCTCTGCATTTTCATTTTTAGATTATAGATGCAGTTCAGACTATATCTTCATCTTGTTCTTCAACAAGAGCATAACGTGTAGTCGTTGCGGATTCTTGGTTAAACCAAGTCTTTCCTCAGTATTGTCCATCTCTGGAGTTCCACTGATATAGTTATGTTTATCACTGCATATCACTATGCAGGGAGGCTTATTTTTAACCTCGTCAAATGGTTACGACCAGCTATCTGTACACCGATGTGTTGTTTTTGTTCATCAGAAAGTGTACGCCATTTACCAGCCAATTCACCCATGATTTCACCGACACCCTTGGCTTTTTCGCCTTCATCGGTCATCTTGGTTAAGCTAATACCAACACTATCAAGTGCTTTTTTAGCTTCCTTGTGGGTAGTCATACGGGAGTAAATTGTTTTCAGTGAGTTCAATCTGTTACTTTCAACCTTACTAGGTCTACTGACTATGTTTACACATAGCGGAGAAACTGCTCCTCAAAAGTGTCTTTACACTTGAGTTTCTCTCTATACTTTTATCATGTGGTTTATATGTATAGTTCAGACTATATCATCATCTTAATTCTCCATTCAATTAAGAGTCCTGCGTGTAGTCGTTAAGGGGTTTAATATATCTAGTTATAATATTATTATCTTTATAAATATCAGATTCCCATATGATAATATATTTGAATCCATATTTTTCAAACATTGTCTTTCTATTTTTATCATATTCTCTCTGATATATTTGTCTATCATTCAATGCTTTGAATACTTTATCATTTCCATGCCAATAGTCACCATAGACCTCAATAACAGTCCTCAAACATGGTATAAAGAAATCAGCGTAATATCTACCGAAGAAACCTTGTTCTGATATATAATCAATGTTGTTTCTATATCCCATTTCCAATAAAGATTTCTCTAGAAGGAATTCTGGCTTGGTTTGCTTCTTTTGTTTGAATGCTAATTCATTTCCAATTCTATGATTTCTTTTAAACTTCTCTGTCTTGTGTAAGATGTTTTCTATCCAATATGAGTTTTTACAATCAATACAACAAAAGATTTGGTTTGATGATGGTGACTTTCGTTGGAAACTAATATTGCAATACTTACAAGTAACCACATCTCCACCACCTCTCCAATTGTTTGCGTTGGATCCCACTAATGTAGATTGCCAATGATTTTGACATTTATTAGAACAAAATCTAGCACTTTGATAGGATGGTTTAACAAGAAATTCTTTATTACACATTTCACATTGTTTGACAAGTCTATTGTCTTGATATGTCTTGGCATTATACTCACCAACACATTTATTTGAGCAGAAATTATGTTTACCTATTTTTGATGGTATAACACTTATATCTCTATGACAATTACTACATTGACATTTTACCTTTTGCTCCATACTCTTAGCTTTACACTGTCTAGAGCAAAACTTTGATTTCTCATATCGGCATGGGCGAACATCATACTCATGTCCACACGATTCACATATCTTTTTCATATTTCACCCCTTTCGTATTGTATTTATTATAACTATTAAATATATCAACTTCCCTCGTGATTACCCAACCCCTTGGGCTTTCCACGATATAGCAAGATGCGACTATATTGTCACCAATATAGAAGGGCAACTATTTTGCTTACCAATCACATCACCCGTTTCCATTGTAACGGATCCAATTGCTGTAATATGACCCAATACTTCTTCTAAACTGACACCAAAGGTTTTAGCAACAGCACCTGTTTTACTTAAACCTGTTGCAAGTTGTGCAGTTGAGATAGCGTATTGGTTATCTACCTCGTTCAGAGCGTCAACAATTCTAACAGAGTCCTCTGCTGAAATATTGAAGGCATTCATCGTACCTACAAGAGATTCAGATGATTGTTTCAAGTTCAGATCAGATACGTTAGACATCATTGTTGCGGTTCTGGTAATTGCATTCAATTGGTTTTCGTTGAAATCACCAAATGTTCTTGCAAATTCACCAACAGCTTCTAAGACATCATGGATATTAGCACCAAGTTCTTTGGCACTAGCCATGGATTTTTGGAAGAGTACATCAAGGTTGATACCATCACTTGCCACACGTCTGATTTCAACCATTGCTTTGTCAATTTCAAACAATTCTGTGGTGATAGCTTTCATACCACGCATCGTGCGGTAGAAACCTTCCATAGACAGGATATAACCTGGTATACGCTTCATTGCAATGCCCATCTGCTCGAAGAAACCTAAGTTTTTGTTTTCGTTATTTACGAAGCCAGATGAGGTTTTACGAACAGCGGAATCAATAGCGTTTTGTGTTTTTGTAACTTCATAACCGTATTGAGCAACAGTTCTACCATGTCCATCCATGGTTGCTTTAACTTTATAGACCGCTTGACCTTGTGCATTAATAGCTTCAGTCAAGGTTAAAGTTTTTACTTTTGCATTTTCTAATTGCCCAATGTAAGATTTCAGTGCGTCTAAATCGTTACGTTTTAAAGCACCGTGAATACCTTCTTTAAGTGATGCTTTACCTGTATCCTTAGTATTTTTACCAATTAAAGTAGTACCTTCAATCAGTTTTTTCTGTTCGGCTTGTGCTTCTACAAGTTGTTGTTTATATCTAGATAACACTTGGTCTAACGCAGACCCACCTTTAGACAATGCGTTTTCAATATCGGTAAAACCACGGGTGTATTGTTCATTACTCCATTTACCAATATCACGCAATTTATTCATGGTGTTTTGAATTTGACTGACAGTATTTACCTGTTTCTTATTCAAACCATCTAAGTTGATAGATTGTCCAATCTGCTTAATAGATGCAGATGCCACTTTGACCTTTTCATAGGCCGCACTCAACTCGCCTGCTGATCGTGCAGTTTGAGCCATGTTTTGTGCCGCAGTTAAAGCATCTTTAGCAGTTTGTGCCAAACCTGTATTAGCTTGGTTATGTGTCATTTGCTTCTCGGTCAATTGCAACTTGTTGGATAAGTTAGCAATATTTTCCAAGGCTTGTTGACGCTTCTTGTACATCTGTTCTTCTTGCCTATATTGTGACATCATGGTAGTAATCTTACTACTCATGTTGTCTAAGCCCTTAGAATCTAATGTTGAAAGCGTTCCCTTCATCTCTTTAAACTTGCTTGCCATTGCAGAGATGTTAGGATTTATATTACCTATTGCACTGTCAATTTGGTGTTGCACTTGAGCAAACTTTGTTGACACTGAAATAGCTTCTTTTTCAGAATTGATTAACTCTTTTAATCTATTTACATCAGATTGTTTTACAATATCTGCTTTACCTAAGCTATTAAATAAAGCAAATGATTGTGAGTTCCCACCCAAGCCATTGTTTAATGATTGGACAGTTTCTTTCAACCCTTGGATGGACTGCTTCATCCTTGCGGTTGTTGATTGGATCTTGTCTACATCAGATTGTTGGATGAGTTCAAATGAACCTGTATCTTTGTTAAGAGCATAGAGCCTACGCACCATCTCTCCTGTTTCTTTTGTAATGGTTGCAGATACTTGTTGGATTTCTTGTTCAGCATTTCTGAATACCTTAGTATCAATTACACCGTCACCAAAAGCACGTTGCATATCGTTACGAATGGTATTCATAGTGTCAGTGATACGTGATGTTACTCCAGACCCACCAACTTTAGCTAACTCGGCATTGGTTTTGGATGCCATGTTGCCAACTGTGCTTACTACTTGAGATTCAAGTTGTTTGAAACTACCCTTAATTTCAGTTAAGTTATTAATCAGCTTTTGTGCTGATTTGGAAACATTGAAATCAATATCTACTTTGACGGGTTTAATCGAAGCAGCACTATTCATTTGATTTTGAATAGCTTTGATCTGATTAGCTAAATCAGAAACCTTAGCCTTCAACTCAATGTTAACTTTAAGTGATTTGGCTTTACTTACCTGTTGTTGCATTTGAGTTAACGATTTGTTAATCTCTTTAATACTACTTGATAAGTCGATACCTACCTTAACTTTATATTTATCATCTAATGCTTTAAGTTCCGATTGAATACCACTAGTATCTAAATCAACCTTCAGCTTTATCGGGTTGGCTTTAAGAAAGGCATCTAAACTTCCTGCCATATATACACCCTACCTTCTTAATTAGAATAATTCGTCAATATCATCCTCGCTATCTCTAACAACATAGATTTCTGTTGTGGAAGATGAGTTGTGTCCAAGCAATTGTTGGACAGCTTTAATATCTTTACCTTCTTCTACTACACTATTAGTTGCTCGTGAACTTCTGATCAAGTGAGGGTGCACTTTCTTATCAATTATAGTTGAGAAATAATCACACCAACCGTTGAAAGTAGATGCGTTGACTTGATTAATTTCTCCACCTACATTAGATGTAAACACATACTCATGATCAACATTTCTAACTTCAATCCATTTTTTGATAGCTTCCATAGCTTCGCCATCAAATTGGAATTTTCTTACCTTACCAGTTTTTCCACGACCCTTAGCTCTAATGCTATGTGTCACGTAGTAGTTTTTCTGTTCCCCTTTACTGTTAACAAACTTATCGTAGTTGACAACTTCTGTCCTCAACTGCCTAGCTTCTTCTCTTCTGCAACCCGTCGAATAGGAGAATAATAAGTATGCTAACTTTTCCCATTCCTCACGCTCTGTGAGGACTTCCTTTAACTTACTGATTTCATCAATCGTAAGTGGAATTTTTTCTTTCTTCTTTTCGTTTCCGATTACTGGTACAGCTTTTGTAAAGATATTTCGTACATTGGGGTACTCGTCATCCCAAAAACCTTCAATAAATAGAAACAATGAACTTACAACACTTTTCTTAAACTTGATACCACTATCACTTAAACCTAAGTCAATCAAAAAGTTTTGATACCTTAGTGCATCCCGTGTCTTTAACTCTGTGACAGGTTTGTTGTCTAAGTTTTCGTATAGGTATTTAGCAAAGATATAAAGTGCTGAACGATACTGTTTAAGCGTTTGTTCGCTTAATTGTGCCTGTGACCTAAGAAAGTCTTTAATTAACTCTTTCGTAATCGGATGAGTTAGTGTATTAAATTCTTCCTCTGTAAAGCCCTTTAATTTGAAAAATGCCAAATTAAATCACCTCATCGTTAAATTAATATAGCTTGGTAGTTGACCTTCAAACTCTGACATGATCCTATCAGTCAATCCATAGCCTTCGTAGTAAGCATAGCGGTAAGGTCTTGGGCCGCTATTCCAACCTTCATCAATAGCTTTAAATGGAATGCGATAGCTTTTACTGTATCTGTCAGTTGCTCCACTACCATATGAGACAGATGTAACCATACCAGATGCTAGTGTACCACCAACATTGCCACTATAATGAATACTCTCCAAGGTATTGCCAGTACGCTTATATCTTACTGGACTATAACTATTTAAGTACCCTTGCCACTCTTTCTTGATGGTATTTTCTAGCTTTTTACCGTACTTTTTCATTTCCCTTGTTAATTCCTTTTCGGCCGCACGGTTCAATTCCGCTTCATAGCGTTGGCGGATCCCCTCTAAAATTCCATCAATCAATTTACATCACCCTTTAAATAAGAAAGGGATGAGGTTTATTCCTCATCCGCACCTTCTTGTTGTTTTAATTCTGTGGATGCTTCTGCTAACTGTGATTCAAGATTTGCAATTTCCTCTTGCGTGTCTTGAATTTGTTGAGTTACTTCTCTTACCCATTGCTCCATTTCTGCTTGTACATCATTGAATGCTTCAGAAACAGAATCTGTGAATGATTGATCAATTTCTTGTACAATACCTAAATCTGCCATCATAGTAAAATAATTAATTCTGTCCTCAAATGCCACTGGGATTTCCACATCTGTAAACACCTTGATTGCAGACAGTAGAGCGAATGCTTTATACAATTCTAATTGCTTGACTTCTGGTAGACCTAAATACTCTTCATTATTGTAGAGGAATAGGGTTACACTGCGAAGGTCACTCAATAATTCAGCCTTGTCAATGGATGTAGGATGAGTTTTCATAGTGTAAGTAAATTCTTCACCGTCAATCTCAATCGTCTTAACAACCTCTTTGCTCGACTCTTTATATTTACGTGATACCTCTTGTAAAGAAATAACTTTTTTAGTTGGTTTTTTAGCCTTTGCCATTTCTAATAACTCCTTATATTCAGTAATTTATTTTACATTACTATTATACCATTTTATTGAAAAGACTGCAAGTAAAATGGTACAAAAAAGCCCCAACTATCCAAAGATAGGCAGGGCTTCGATTATTGTTCTTTTAATTTTTCTATTTCAAGTTGCAATTCTTTATTTTTTCTTTCTAACTCTTGGATTCGCAACTCCATGCTTTGCTCCAACTTGTCTTTTTCAAGTTTTAACAGAGTATTTTCTGTCATAAGGTCTAAGTTTTTTTGTCTGTATTCGTCATTTAGTGTTTCCATCTTGTCGATTTTTTCACTTAATTCTTTGTATTGCTCATCTTTTTTGTGCAATTCAGCAGACAACCTTTCCATAAATGCCAGTTCTTTCTCACGGGTTTTGTCACGTTGTGTGTACCAAAGAGTCAGCAAAGCAACTCCACCTACCCCAAGCCATTGTAAGAATTCCATGATTCCTACGTTGTTGAATGGTGCTGTTGCGGTTAATAACATGGACATCACTCACTTCTTCATAACGTGTAAAATTAATACGATTACATTGAATACTAAGATCCAACTAAAATTAAGATTACCAAGAAATAGTACAAAGATAAAGAAGAAGAACAAGAACGACCAAACCAACAATAAGCAGAATAAAGTCATCTTGTATAATTTAATCTTACCTTTGACAAAAAGAATTGGCACAAGTAATCCTAGCCCAATCAGTAAGAATGAAATTGAATAATCACCTAAGTGTGTATCAACGAAAAGGGGTGTATGGAAATTCATTTTCCCATATATAAAAATATGTAGTTTAAATATTTCCATTAACCCAGTCATTACACTGGTAAACATAATAAGATTATTCAAAAGTTTGATAGTGGTGTTTTTCCTTTCTCTGTAAAACTCCACCATTTGTACTCCTAGATCTCCCATTGTTTTCACTACCCTCTTTCGATTCGATTAAAAAAGAGGGGCTTAGGACATTACATCCTAAACCCCTTCAGTTCCTTGATTACTCTACGATAGCGATAGTGTAGAGGTCAGTTGTTGCATCGTCACGCAACACTTCAAGTTCAAAGTCGAAAGTAGAAACGTTTTCTGCTTCCATAGTGAAGTTGAAGGCCGCTTTCAATTGTGCTTTCTTGATTAAGAATTGTGCACGGTGGTCTTTACCAGTTGCAGCAGATTTCACAACAGTGTCACCTACAACACGGTAAGTACCAGGGAATTTGTCAGTAGAGAAGGTGATAGTCTTAGTACCAGCAGGTGCTTTGTACTCATAGAATACCATGTATTGTTTGCCTTCAGACAAACCAGATACAGCTTTACCAGATACAGTTGCACCAGAAACTTCTTGACTGATTACACCGTCTTTAAGTTCCCATACAGAAATCTTGTCACCAACAGCAGTTTCAGTGATGTTAACACTTGTTGCACCAGTAACAACTTCACGACCGCTCAAGTTGATTTCTTGAGTACTTACATCGTTACCAGATAAGAGTGCAATAGAGTTTGGAGAGAGCAAAGCATCTTGCATTTTCAAAGTTGCTTTACGACCGTAGTTCCAAACTACCAATTGACCGTTACCACGACCACCAGTTGCAGCAGTAGAATCCGCTGTGTTTTCCAAACTAGAAGTCTTAAGTGAGTCGAAGAACAGAACAGGCTTACCTGTTGCAATATCGAAGAAGATAACGTCTGCGACTTCTTTTAAACCATATTTAGCCATTAAAAAATTCCTCCCGAATTTGTATATTATATTAAGACATCCCACTGTTGCAATTCAACATCACTTGCACCTGCCATAAGAGCTTGCAAGGATTGGTTGTATTGATCAATAGTTATCAGTCGTTTATATTCATCATAAATTTGAAAGATAGTTAAATCTAAAATGTTCATTTTATTTATGGAATTGCTCCTAACCGTAATTGCACTTATAACGTTGTACAATGGTTGACCGCTTTCCTCATTGCCATTTTTGATTTTTTCAACTTTCTCTCGGTACTTTTTCATACGCTCGATAAGTTCTCGTGTTTTTTCGTCATGAGGATCATACTCCCCATCACTATTGATTAAACTGTTACAATACTTGACAAGATATATAATCTCATCCATAATGTCAGCAGTTAATACAATAACATCTTCCTCTGAAAAGATTATGAGTAATCGGTCACTACCTTCCTCATAATAAACTTTACAGCCACGCAGAAAATGATTTAATGCGTCTGGAATTAGTTGAGAATAAGCGTCATCCAACTTAGAGAATATGAGTATCATATCCAACTTAGTGAGTTTATGCCTATTTTCATAGAGATCCATATAAAATTCCGTATCTGAAAGTGCCTTCAACATATCGTCAACACCTTCAATTAAAGACGCTATATATAAGTTATGAACATCATAGCCAAAGTCAAGAATATCACCTAGCGTATGTTGGTGGAAACTTACTTTTGGACTAGTTGATAAAGGAATATCAGCCCCTACTTGTACAAATAATTTTTGCGTATTATTCATATGAAATCGACATCAAATCTTCAGTACCATCTTCTACACTTGTAGTATTGGCATATAATCTGATACATTCAAACTTTTCATTCACTGTGAAGTGTTGATAGCCAGTAGGTTGTGGCAGTTTATTCTCTTTATCGGAATCTCTTAAGATATTCATAATTCTAGATAAGATAGCATAAGGTCTTACAACCTTAATTTTCTTTGCCTTATCCGATGTCAACCAAAGACCATGTGAACAGATAATGTCAATGTGCATTTGGCTCTTAACCCAATACTCACTATCTTCTAGGTTCCCTTGGTTGAAATAGCATCTCACAAAGCATTCATGAGATGTTTGGAGCGTCAGAGAGAATGGATAGGGTTCAATACGTTGTTCAGCATTACCGTGTTTATAAATTTGCTTCTTCTCAAAGGCTTGTTTACCTTTCGCATCCTTAGCAAGATCAACACCTAAAGAGTTATCGTTCGTGTAATAAAGTAATTTGAAAATCTCTTCATCATCACCGATAGCTTCCATAACTGATACAATCATAGTAGAAAGCCTATCAACTGTATAGGCTTGTACTAATGACTTGTCATTGGGAAATTGGTTTACCATCCCCATGTATTATCGCCCCCATTATCTTCCTTATCTCCGTTTTCAGCAGACGATTGATCCAACTCAAACGACTCATTATAAGCAATTGAGTTAGCAAAATCATCTTTGTTGTTGTATTTTAGATCGACTTCTAATATCAGTTTAAGTACACCGTGATAGTCTTTATCTATCATAGTGACATCATCCGTGTAGACAACATTATAAACCTTAGACCCGATAATAAAGCGTTGCTTTAATTCAATAGTCTTGGTTTCCTCTGTTAACTCTACGAAAACTAGGATTTTACCTTCTGGCATATGTACGTTATATGCGTTTTCAAGGTATTTACCGTCATTAGAATTGGCACTTGACCCAAGGGCAGAAATAGTGGAGATAGAAGGCACTTTATGTACCTTGCCTGCTCTATCCTTCCAAACCAATTCATCATTGATTTTAGACACCCTCATCTTAATGTCATCACGCAGTGAACCATAAGTATCGTAAGTAAGCCAAAGGTCATTATCAAACTCAAGGATTGTCCCAAGTCTGACACCTTCACCTAACTTAAATAGAATGTTTCTAATAGAACCCATTCTATCAATCTCTACAACACGTATGTCAATATCACCGCTTGTTTCACCTTCTGTGCCTTTACCAAGATACCACTTAGCCTTACGATAAGTAGTGGCATCAGTGAATTTCTTATTCTTCATATAGTGAGTGTTGTTTCGCAACGCTTCACCTAAGTTGCTTCCGTCAACTTTGATTCTCCAGTTATACCTTTCTAAGTATGACATTTAAATCACCGCTTCCGCAATCGTCTTAGAAAGCCCAATAGCTTTAAATACCTCTCTACGGACTTCACTATGAGAATAGCCTTCTTGTAGTGCATCCTTCAATGATGTTAACACGCCAATCAAGGATAGAATTTCTGCGTTATCTAATTTTAGGTACTTCACTAGACCAGATGTTTCTTTAATTAGAGAATCGACATATGATTGATAGCCATCATTAGATTCCTCGAATAACGGTAGTATCTTAAAGATACTGTCTACCAAATGTTTTTTGAAAAAATTATTTAGTCTTTTTTGCATAAATCCGATCCCTATATGTATATCGACTGATCTCACGGGCTGTGAAATTCCGCAGTTCTTTATGCAAATCCTTCAATTGATTGATATGGTTTGCCTGTGAGTAGATGTTGAAGTCAGAGTCACCAACAGCTTGCTCAACAGTTTCATTTCTAATCATAATTTGATAGAAATATTCAATCAACATCAGTAGGGATAGAATATCAATTTCCAAATCATCAAGATCAGAAATGATATTTTTCTTTTCTGCATCTAAATTAAGAGATTTAGGACATTGATAGAATTTAGCCCTAGCAGATGTAAGGTAATCATTGAGAGTACCTTCTAAAGCAGCGACCGCTTCAGGATTACCAATATCAACAAGGAATTTGTATTCAGAAATTTTCTGCAAAAACCGTGAGAAAATATCTTCAACCTTTGTCAATATAATCACACCTTTAGTTTTTATTTTCCGAAATTGTCCTCTAGTGAAGTGTCAAAAAATTCTTCCAACGCTTGAATTGTAGAACGTTTGTCTAATTCGCCAGTATTGTACTTAACCTTAGCAACTGACAGTAATGCCAATTGTGCTTCTTGGGTTGTACCCGATAAGAAGCTAATAAGTTCGTCAGTACTACGATTCAACAGGTCATTAACTCTCTTAGGAGTAACAACGTGTTTATATTGCTTCTCTAAACGAAACTCTTTGATTAAGTCTTTGTTAAGGATGATTAAGTAACCATCTTCTAACAAAGCACGTTTGGTGTTAAATACGTGTTTCAATTCTTTAAATACAATATCTTGCACTTGTCCAAATTCAGTAAATGTGTAAACACCATTACCTGCACCAGAGTGGTGAACAAAGCGACCTCTAACACCGCTCATAACAGGAATTAAATCACTATCCTCAAACTTGACAGCGACATTTTTAACAACCTCTTGATTGAATTCATCTAATGAGTCATCTTCAACCTCAACAGGATTTTCTTTGTCTTGTTCTTGCTTCAATAATGATTCTAATTTCTTAAATGTGTACTCTTTACCATTTTCTGGGTTTACAAAATCTTTCTTTGTATAACCATATTTTTTAACTAAAGTTTCTTTCAACTCTTTGCTTGTTGCCATTTTATAACACTCCCTTTTCTCTAATACCATAGGAAGGGATTAACCCTTCCCATGGAAACCTTTTTAATCTTAAGTAAACTTGAGGTAACCGAAAGTAGATGGTGCAATTACACCAACACCCACTTTGTGCAAGAAGAGGTATTCAACTTGCAAGTCAGCACGGTTGCTTGCACGATCTTCGATGTAAGAGTCACCTTCAAAGACAACCTTAAACATCTTTTCATCCAACTCTGGAATCAAGAATAATTCGTCTGCACCCAATACAAACTCATCAGTACCTTGTTTGTGTAATGGTGGAATTTCCATAGCTTTCAGACCAGTTACGATGTTTGCGTAACCTAATTGGTTAGCTTCACCTTTTTGAGAGTCAGACATATATTTTGGATTCAATGCGTGTAATGCCAAAGCAGAACCAGCAACGATTGGCTTAAGACCAGTCTTAGCTTCGATGTGTTTAGCCATTTCCAATACGTGAGTAACCTTAGCATCAGCAGTTGCACCAGAGATAGTTGCTGCATAAGGAGTGGTTACACCAGTTACACGGAAAGTCTTAAGTAATACTTCGTGAATACGTTGAGTAATATCACGTTGAACAGACTTAGCAACACGGTCAATCATTTCATAGAAGTCGATACGACCAGAGTGGTAACGTGGGAATTCTTCGTAGATTTTCACAGCCAAGATTTCAGTTGGAATGGTGTAGTCTTGACCTTCACGTAGTCTTTGTCTACGAACATTACCGTTACCGTCAGAGATAGAAGCAACACGGAATAATTGGTTGTCTGGCACACGGAACTTGGTTTGATCACCTAATTTTTCATTGCGGATTTCAACCCATTGTTCTAAGATGCCTAAGTCACCTTCATAGATCTTCTTGTCTAATACTTCTTCCAAGAATTCAAACAATTCAACAGCATTGCGTCTTAAAGCCTTCTTGTCAATAGTTGTTGCATCTTCTGGCAAGCCAAGAATTTCATTGATACCAGCACGGATAACTTTTTCTGGACTTGTTGAAGCGTTTTGGAATTGTTCTGGTAGAGTACCAGTTGCGTACATAACGCTTAAGTCAATTAATGCTTTTCTTTCCATTAAATATTTTCCCCCTTTAAAATTAACCACGTTGAACGATTAAAGCAACAGAGTCCTCTTTAGCAGAGATTGCTTTAGAAGGTGCTTCTGCAACTAAGAAACCGATTTGACCTACTGCAAGTGCAGAATCAGCTTTAACGTATTTACCGTTCTTACCAATGAAAACTTCGTCCTTAACAGGGCTAGTTACGTATGGTGCAACAGTGATTTGGAATACATCGCCTTCAGCTAAGTAGAATGCACGGGCAATTTGACCTTTCTTGTTAACAAATTGTTCTTTGTTAAGTCTTTCATCATAGTCCAATTCTGGAGTTGCAATAAGCAATACTTCTTTACCAGCAGCAGAGTCCTTAACTGGATATGCTTTACGAACTTCACGTTTACCGTCTACATATCCACCTAACTCAACCAAAAGACCGTTTGCAAAATCTTCGTGAAGGGTTGCAAAAGTTTCGTCAGTATAAACGATTACTGATTCAATGTTGCCCACTGCACCAGATCTAATTTTATCTAAATTTACTAAAGCCATTAATAAATTCCTCCTAATTTTTTATTTTAAATTAAAATATTCTGCAAAACTATATTCACTAAGTGAGTTGTCAGTAGTTCTATCTTCAAGATTGAATACCTCAACTTTAGGTGCTTCAACTTCCGATGAAGCCTGTGCCTTAGCTGAATCTTTAAGTGTGCGACCCAAGATTTCATATAGTTTCGATTCTAACTGCTCTACATTTGAGAATTGTTCAAATTTCAATTCTTCAAGCAGAACCTCATCAAGTTTGTAAGTGCTAGTGAATTTAGCCACAAACTCTTGACAATCACGATTGTGACGCTCTTGTTTCAGTTGTAAGTTTTCTTGCTCTAATTCAAATACTTTGTTTTGAAGTTCTGCAATTGTCAACTCAAACTGTGCAACATCGACTGGAGTTTCTTCTGTCGCTGCTTCATCTTCTGCTTGTTCTTCAGCTTCTTCTTCTTTAGCTTCCTCATCCGCTTCTTCTGCGGTTTCTTCAGTCGCTTCTAGTTCAGTCGCTTCTGCTTCTTTAGATTCTTCTTCTGTTTCAGCTTTTGGAGCATCTTCAGCTTCAGTTTCTTCAGTCGCTTCTTCAGTTGCTTCTTCCTCGGCTTTTTCAGCTTCTTCTTCGGCAACATCTTCAGCAGTCTTGGTTTCAGCTTCAGCTTCATCTACTTGATCATTTGAGAACAGTGCAGATAATTCTTCTTCTGATAACTCTTGATGATTGGGTGCAACTTCTAAAAGTTTCTCCTTGGAAACATTGAATTTTGCTAATGCTTCTTCTAAATTCAATTCCATACCCCTTTCATTTAAAGTATATTGTTGAAAATCTCTTAACATCTTTTCGACATTAGAGAGATAAACACCCTCTTGTGAGAACACTTCAATCTTAGCACCTTCAAAAGCTGGCTCAACGTGACCGCCTTGCCCCTTATCAATACCAAGTACACAAAGTGCTTCAAAGTGGAAGTCTTGTACTTCAACATAACCATTTTTATTAATACTACGGTCAATCGCAATTTCCATTGATTGCCCATAATTATTAAACAATAAATCTTTGGTAATATCTAAATCCCTATTCCAAATAAGGGCAGATACTACAAGGTACTCTCTAACAGTACCATCTGAATGAATAACTTCTTCCCATCTATGAGTGAAACTTTCTGGTACAAGACCAAGAGGAATGGTTCCTCTTTCGTACTTCAAGTCACCGTCTAAGGTAACACCTAACGCTGTTTGATGTCCTAGGAAGTTTTGGTTGTATTCATCATATTGACCTACAATCGGTATATTAGCTAACGTATGAATACTACGCTCAACACTCTCTTTGCTGATATACATTCCCTTACGGTTGTAACCAACGTACATAACATAAATTTCTGCTGGTACGAACAGAGTGTCAAAGCTAATTGTTTCTGCTTTAATGATATTCAACTTTTTCACCCCTCAATAACAGTTGACGATTTGTTTTTAGCCCTTGCTGTTTCGTCTGCATCTTCTTTACCAGCTTCTTCATTAGTTGGTCTGCCACCCTCATCCTCACGTAAATCTTCACCGTTTACGTTGAAAGATGATTTAAATGGAATCATTCTGTTAGTCAAGTCTAAGATGTCATTTTCCACTGTCAATAATCCCGACATAGCAATTGGATCCAAACCAAGCAATCCTGCAATGTATGTCTTAACTGGATAACCATATTGACCTTGGCTTAGATACATTTCTATCATTTCTTTGCGGTTAAAATGTGTCACTTCTGGTAGAATTGCCTTGAAGTATTTTGAAACATTATTAACTTTAATAAAGTGATTTAACCATGTAGATAATTGAGCCAAGATGCTGAAAGCATACTGTTCATCAACATCAATACTCTTGAGGATAGTTTGTGCAGTGTTATTATCACCAGAGAACAAACTCTGTGACACACCACTCGAATCCCAAAAGTCTTTAGTCGCTTGAGCAACACCATCATTGCCCACTCTATCTTTATCAAATGTAACCGTTTCAATATCCATTGGGGTAGTTGTAACACCAACGTTGGATGGAACGATGTCTGATAAGAGTTCGTGGAAGTAATCCATCATAGGTAAGTCAATTAAAAAGTCGTTGTTTTCATTCGTCTTGTCCCTTACAGGTACTTTCTGAATCAACAACTTATAATTCTCTAATTCAGCTTTGTCATTTCTTAAATCTTTGAAAGCGTTAATATCATAGATACTATCAAACACACCAGCAAAAGGTGGTATCGTTTCTGGAATTGCTGTATTAATCTTGATACAGATAGAATTCTTAGAGTCGATTTGATACCATTTTCTAGCTTTGTCTGATCCGCTCTTCTTTAGTCTTAGATACTGTTCACAAGCCTTTTGAATTTCTAAAGGATAATAAACTAAAATATCGGTGTTTCGACTAAGCGTTTCCACATCAATAGCGAAGTTATAACTATTATCCTCAATCGACACGATTTTACACAACTCATAAGGGAATTGCTGAATCATGAAAGTGTTGTCACCCACATAAACATAACCATAGAAAACATCTGAAATGAGTGCTTTCTTAATGATCTTAGATAGGTTAACTTTCAAATCTGCTAAGGACAAGAATTTAGAAATCTTCTTGTAGTCCTCTAGGATTGCATCATGATTCTCTGTGTCAATGAAGTCTTTTGGTACGACAACATAATCATAAGTTAAGATGTTAGACCAATAGTTGATTAATCTGTTATATTGAGGAGATTGAACGTATAATGATTCACTAATTTTGACTAATTCCGCTTGCGACTTAGGAGAAGTAAAGTTCTTTAAGTGTTTACGGACATCCGATTGTTTATATCGGTGAGTGTTGTTGTTTCTTTCTTGACGCTTCTCTTGTTTCACATCAATATTAGAAATGACAATCTTATCACGGTTAATTTTAGTGTTAGCAAAATTCTCTGCTGTAAACCGTGATTGTCTTTGTGAGTTTTCCATTACACACCCCCTTATGTAAATCTCTTATAAACAGGTTTACGCTGTTTAATTCTATCTTTCCAAGCGTGTTCTCCAGGTTTTCTTCTCTTGTTTTTGTTCTGCACTTCTTGTAGGAAAATCCAATACAAAGCATAAGCAAAAGCTGAGAATCTATCCTTTTGAATCTTGGTAGATACTTGCTTAATTGTACCAGTGTTACCACTGTTTACATAAATTAAGTTCATAATTTCATCAACAAGTCTGTCAGTTTGAATAAATGGTAAGGAAAGTTCTGCGTGTTTGCGACCATCCATTTCATTAATCATTGACCGTGCTTGTGACTCTGATACCAATAATTTTACATCATTTTTAGCAACCACACTCATGAAGTGGTTAATGATGTTTGAGTTCTTAGTTTCTTTGCTCGAAGCATTGACTGCGAATATCATTGGTATGCTGTTTGGTTTCTTGTATTGATCATAGTCTGGATTGTTTACAATACTGTAAGGTGGGTTCTCATCTATCTCACTTGTGAGATAGTCAACTAAACCCCAACCCATACCGTTAATATCAATACAGAGTATTCTTGCGTTATACTCCACAACTTTTCGTTTCAAGAATTTTGCTTGGTTCTCGAAGTGGACACCCTCTTGTGTGAAGATGTTCACAAGTTGCTTCGTGTAAGTTCCGTTACCTCTATCTTCTATCCGAACAACGACCAAAGCAGAGTTAGCACTTGATTTACCGCTCGCTCTCGCCACGTCATAGGATAGTACATAGTGTACATTTGGATTCTTAATATCTTTATCATCTGCTTTGGTAAAAGGTCTGGTTAATGTTCGTGTCTTAGACAATTCATCAGCACTTACTAATGACCCTTCAGAGGATCCAGTAAAGATAGAGCGATATTCTCTATCAAATGCCAATGGACTGTAAGTTGCATCATTCTTCTTATCAATGACTTCACTTTCTGTAAGTGTTCCAAAGTAAGTACCCATTTCATAAGAGGTTCCTAAGACAATGGTTGCTTTACCTTGCGTCATTTCTTGGAATAATGATGCGAATTTTTCGTAACAGTAACTTTGCTTCGTACCAGCAGTGGTAACATATGCTTTAGTCATTGAGTATTCATTCTCAACATCAGCACCAAAGTTTGGAATTGGTCTTGGTTGAGCAACAATCGGTTCAATAACTTCGTTAAGAATCTTAGCATTCATACGTTCGTCAACAATTTCTTCCATGGAGATGCCATAACACCGTAGACCACGGGAACTTTGTCCGACAGTTAAAGTATCAAGTGTTGATCCATTCTTAAATGCAATCTTCACATAATCTTTTTGGTAAGAGCAATTGCTCTCATCAATTTCATTTGCCAACAACGGATAATCTCTGACAATTTCATCAATTTTCTCTTTAACAACCCTAGCGGATTGGTCTTTAGTTGGCATAGCTAAAGCTAATTTGTTGTTTGGATATAACACGCATTTTAAAAAGTGGGCTAACACGTTACTATACGTTTTGGAAATACCACGTGTCGCAACGATACCCACTTTTTTATAGCGGAAAAATGCTCTTAGATACACCCTTTGGAAAGGTGTTAAATCATACATCGTACTCTCTGTCTTTGCATAGTCTAACAGGTAGTCTGGATATTTACGGAAGAATGAAATCATATCGACCAAGTACTCTGAAACGTGTCCAAAGGCTTCTTGGAAGGCTTTATCCGTAATTTGAGCCATTTGTATTATTCATCCTCATCTTCATCTTCAGAAACTTCTGCGTAATCAGCATTTTCAGACGATGAAACGGTAAAGTTAATATTATCATCATCGACTTCTTCTCGCCAATCATGATTGATTTCAACTGATACCTCGGCATCGTTGAATTGCTGTGCCCAATTGACGTAATAGGACAACATACGGTCAATATCATCTGGTGGATAGTTGATTCTGTCTGGTGGAATGAATCCGTTGTTACGCTCGATATGAGCAATAACTTCACCTAGACTATCCATCTTCTTGAGAATACCGTCATTCTTCTTGTCGATTGGACGCAGACCCGAAGATTTCATAATCGTATCTAACGAATCTGATAGACGCTTGTAGGCGGCATCATCACCTTCATTCAAACGTTTTTGTGCTTCAACTTCTAACACACAAATCTTTTCCAAGGCTTGTGTTTCCATAGTGGTTTCAATTGCGAAGTCGTAACTCATGTTTACGAACATTTGCTCTAAACGCATAATGTCTTGGTCTGAAAACAAGTTGTTTCTCATATGCCACTTTTGTCTAATATCGTCAGTAAGGGTGATTGCATAACCTTTCTTGTCGTATACGTGTTGACTCACAACTTCAACTTTATCCTCTAGGCGAATAACATCGTCACCATCTTGATAAGTCATATCGGCATATTGTGAGTTACCCGATACCATTTTAAGGTATTCTGCAATCGTCACTCCATTAGCACTTAGTGCTTTCTTCCAAAGAACACGGATGAATGGACGATTTAATTCAGCCAAGAGTGAGTGAATCTTTTGTAGGTTCTGATCATCAGTATTGTCTTTCACACACGATGAGCAGGTGTGGTATCTTCCATCTGGAAACGTGTTTAAATCGTTTGCCTTGTAAAAGTGATTCACAGTTTTTTCTTTACCGCAGATTAAACACATTTTTTTAGGTGTGGTGGTTTTAGTGTTTTTCTTTAGGTCTTTTCTTGACATCATTTCGCCCCTTTCTCCCGTTTTTGGTAAATGAATATTTACCCCTTCACTAACTAACCTACTTTGAAAGCAAAATCCAAACGTTTTTCATTTTCAAATTATAAAATTGCTATTTTAGCACGATTTCAATTGGTGTAACACCTAGGTGCTCATCCACAACAATCATTAATTGACTGCCTTCTGTGATATAGCCTAATCCTTCTGCATAATCATCTGAACCCATTAAACATCCACTTGTAATAATCTTTCGACCATGGTTTTCAGTTTCAACTTTGAAAGTATGAGTATGACCTTTAACTAAAACATCAATTGGTTTAGACAACATAGAACTATATTTCTTGATAATTGCAGAACCATCTCTAGTTTCTTTATCGCCATGGACAAAGACAAAATTCTTGCCAAAGATTTGATAGTCAATGTATTCAGTGGTGTACCCATCGTTAATATAAGACAGGTTAACAGTCTTATCTTTGGATACATCAATCAATGTACGGATCAAACCATCCACAACAGCTTCAACAGAATCTCCTGTGAGCGTTTCACCCTTTACCGACATACGACCATGATTACCACTGATTGTACCAAGGTAATTCACTTTGAAATCTTCTGACAAGGCAACTAACAAATCATACATTACACGCACTGCATGGTTGATTTGTTCTGCAACTGTAAACTCTGAACTATACGCTTGAGTATTCTTGTGCATATACACATGGTTAATAATATCACCAAGGTTCGCCACAAAAATAGTGTCAATCTCATACATTTCACAATAGTATTTCACTTTCGCAATGTAATCATCAATACGCTTACGTGCATCCTTAAATGTTAATCCATTTGTTAACAAACCAATATGCCAATCGGAAGGTGTAATAACTGCCACACGGTGATTGGACGGATTGTTATATACTAGCTTTTGTTGTGTGGTGGTGATCTCAACCTTCAACAAATCTTTCAACTCACTGATTACTAGCAATTCATCAGCAACTTGACGCTTTGTTTTGTTTAATTCACGGTTAACATTCTGTAATGCACGTCTTTCAACATACATATCACCAACCATCTCTTTTAGTGATTCTAGCTTCTTATCAGCAACTAAATCCATATACTTCTGTGAGGACGGTAATAAACCACGGTTGTGTTGTTGTCGTTTAATAAATAATCTGTATTGCTCTGAATTTTCAGAATCAATAAATCCCTCTTGCTCCATCAGTTGTTTGTGTACGTTCCACGAACATTTGTTAGATGGAGATGCCTTCTGCAATTCAATCTTGATTCTAATTGCAGTTTCAATGTGATCGTCATTCACATAAACAGTTTCACCACGTCTATTTGTATAACTGAACATAAAACACTCCTAAAACCCTATTTCTTTTAATCCTTTAGAATTATCAATAACTAACTTTGCATCACCCGAAGGTTTAGCAGACATTCTTACGTAATCGTCTATAAATTTCAGACCTTCATCAGTTTGTTTGGTGTAACCCATGACTTTGCTTAGAGAGATTGTAAACAACCCTCTCCAATAGAATTTGCCATGTTCATACAAATCATCTAAGATTACTTCCTTCATAGCATTTACTACTGCATTAATCTGTTGTTGATTAACTTTCACACCAGACTCTTTGATGTAAGGTGACTCATAGACTTTACGTGCCATCCTACTCATTGTCATTAGATGTCCAACACCTTTACTCCAAAGATATTCTCAAAGTTTTCATTCAAAAATTCTAAATCGTTATCTCTATTTACACACACATAAACATGAATCATCTTTGCTGTGTTTGTGTAATCTTCTTTGTTTTGTCTAGCGGTGTTATACACCTTGTAGTCCTTATTGGAATAAGGCACTCTAAACTTAGTAAGACCTAATACAAATACATTATCAGTATCTACTAAGCATTTTTGTAATACGGACAAATCATCCCTCATAATCCACTTCTCCAATTCCTAATTCATTTTGATCTTGTGCCGACAACGAAGAGAATGGAATATTCCCTTTGTCATAGCTATTAATTTTGTGAGTCTTATTCTTAGACAGAATATCTTTATCGTGTTTGTATAAGTCCTCTTCCTCTTTGTACCACACAAGGTAATTAGCCAACCCTTCTAACAGAAAAGCAACTCTTGGATTATGCCAATTATCCTCTAACTCCATATTTGGATATAGATTCAACACACATTGGACTTGATACAACCTCTCTTCGATTGTTCTAGAATCGTCTAAGGTTAAAACATCACCATTTAGTAATGTTAACTTCATATCCTTTTACTCCACTATACTAGATGTATTATTTATTTTTATAATGATGCGTCTTAGGCGATTAAAAACTGACTGGGTTGCCATGTTCATTCTTTCACCAATTTCTTGGAAACTCATACCAAGAAACAAATAATTCAGCAACATTAAATTCTCTTGTTTAAACTCACAACATAGAATAATTAGATCCAATTTTTGATAAATGGATTGGATTAAATCTTTAATTACATAATCAACTTCTTCTAACCGATATTGAAGGAATGTGTTTGATTGTGCTGTTCTAAGTTCTAATTCAGATCTGTTTAATATAATATTTCTAACTACGTCATAGTCAGAAAAATTGAAGTCTTTTAGTTCCAGTCCTTAACCACCTTTCTACCACAATTATATTATACCATACTTTGTGAAAAGATGCAACTAGATGGTACTAAATTTAAGATATTTTTAAAAAATATTTTTAAATTCCTTCCACGAAGAATGATGAAGAATAAAAAAGAAAAGAAAAAGGAACATTTGACAAAGAATAAAAAAGTAGAATGAAGAATGGTAATTTGCTTTTGTGAGAGGGAAGAAAAAGCGAAGCGAAGAAAGGAAAGTTTTTTGTTTACAAAAAACTTCGTCTTTTAAATTGAGGAACGAAATTTAAAAGACCCAAAGAGTCCCCTTCGGGAGAACTTCCCACCCCCTCGGGAGAGCATATAAAATATAGCGGCAGCAGCCCAGTATAGTTTTTGTTAACTTTTAGACTAGAAAAATTGAATAAATCCTAGAGCCGCAAGGGTTTAGGATAGATTGAATTTTTAAAAAAGGGAAAAAAATGATACCCAACCTATCCTAAGAGGGGATTGTATATTATTTTTAAATATAGTATTATATATAATAATTATTAGATAGGTTGGGTATCGAAATGCAATGGAGTTTGAAAGCAAAAAGTTGTTATAAACCACGTCACGACAACATTTTTAAATTCGTCAACTCAAAAAATTTAGGTAACTTGTCTAGACAACTCAAAATGTTGATTTATCAACGTTTGCTGGAATATTTGTATTTTTTCAACCATACAAATTCTAGTAGTTGACAAAAATAGAGTTGTGTGTTATAATGAGTCCATAATAAAAATTAGGAGATGATTTTGATGGCAGTGGCAAGAACAAAAAAAAGAGCCAATCGGACAATTTGGAGAACCAAAATGATCGATTGCTTAAACGCAGATATTAGCAAATTGGTTAATGTTCGATATGACATCTTCGACATTATCCATGGCACAAAGAAGGATAGAGAGAAATATTCAGCAAAACAATTACTATCAGTATTCCCTTATTTAATGGTTGTTGGATCCACTTATTATTACTGCAAGTACCCCGATCTTGTGGACTTAGGTGACAGTCATAACCGTATTTTAAAGTTGTTGAAAATGTCTAATTCTAGCAACATTAAATTCAACGAGATGTTCAAACGAGGTGGCTATACAGATGTTAAGAAGCTGACAAAAACTATTAAATACCAAGATTTACCATTACAACGCAATGACACTTTATACTACGAAACTCAAATTAAAAATAACTTATTTACACCGATGTCAGAATATAAAGATACGTTGTCTAGTTTTGTGAACTACAACAAAGGTTCGTCAGTCATTAAAGAACCTTACTTTATGTTGTGTAATCGGTACTATGATGGGTATTATTATCGTGGTACAGTCTTTGATCGTTATAAGACAAATCAAGTGTGGGTACGTGATATTCTATTCTTGTTGCATGATAAGAAATTATATCCGTGGGAAGTTGGCTTGTATTACTATATGTCATTCAAAGCCACTAACTCTCAAACAGGTGGGTTATATGATATGTCTTATCAAGATATAATGGATTATTGGGGTGCAAGTAAAACAACGGTTGTAACTATGTTTAAGCATTTGAAAGAAGCAGGTATGATTGAGATTGCGAAGAAAGGTCATACAGGTCGTAAACAAACAATCAGAATTAAACCAGTGAAGGTGAAAAATTATGAGTAATTTAGCATTAGTACATACACTTCCAAAGAAGAGTGTTTACCCACAAATTATGTCTTATTTGAACTCAATTAGTAATGAGTCCTTAAACACGAAAAAAACGTACCTTACAGCCCTTCAAATGTTTTTCGATACAACTAGACACAAGACATTAGAAAACCTCACAGAGGACGATTTAGGATATAATTTATGCGAGATAGAACAATATCAACAATTACTCTTGCGAAAATATAAGCGGACAACTGTCAATGTGAAAATGAATGCGGTCAAGAAACTGTTTGAGAAACTACATAAATATGGGCTTAATGTAGACTTAACAGCATTTGATGTGAAGAAAGTAAAGGTTTATGATCAAGAGTCTTATGGTTCACTCAATCCTCAAGAAATGGATGCGATTATCAAATTCTTAGTAGACCAAGGAAAAGTACAACAATCATTACTTGTACGGTTAGCATATGAAACTGCCTTCCGTAAGACAAGTATGTTGGATTTAACATGGGGCAACTTCACTGAAAGAGCAGGTGATGTGTTGGTGCGGTGTATTGGTAAGGGTAATGTCATTGACACTAAACGTATCACCAAGACATTATACCAAGAGTTATTAGCCAATAAGACAGATGACACAAAGGTGTTTACATTCTCATCCTCGACTGTACAACGTATGATGGATTCTATCAACGAGCACTTTGACTTTGGTGACAGATCCATTACCTTCCACTCATTTAAGAAAGCAAGTATTGAAGAGGTAGGGCGGTTAACCAACAATGACTTGAAACTCATGCAACGACATGGGAACCACGCTTCAGTCACAACCACACTAACTTCCTACTTGAGTCGCAAGGATGTTGAGGACTTGGTAATTGTGGATAGCACCTTTGAAGAGAACGAAAATATGTATGTGTTCAGTTTGACAAGTGGGCAGGTTTATGATATAATTAAAAGTATGAATCAAGAAGAGCAAGAACGGTTCAAAGAAATTGCAAAACAGAAAGGATATGTGTAGATGATTACTGTTGAAGTAATACCAGACAAGATTATTTATAAACAGCAAAATCGAAACAGCGAAGATTTCTATTGCGTGTGGTCTTGCAAGGTAAACGACAAGGAAGAACAAAAGAAAGTAAATATTAATCCAAAGTATCAGTCAATCACTGTTTCTGGTAATGCTTTAGATGATTTGGTAGTTGGGAGTCCAATCCTCTTAGACTTGGAAGAAAACAAGAAATATCCATACTCTTACAACGGTCATTTACACAAGATGGTCTTGTCAGATGAACCTCAAGACCAATGGACATTTCTCAAGTATTGTATTACACCACTTCAGTATATTAACTTTGAATTGGCTTATGACAAAGACATGAAAATCGTTGAGTATATCCTCAATGTAGACAACCAACGTGATATTATTGAAAATGTCATGGGTATCGGTGATTCAGTATTAGACAGAATGCGGAGCAAAGTTAGAAACAAGGTTAACAACAGCAATGCCTATATACTTTTTGATGGCTATAAGATTACAGATACTGTAATTAAAAAAATTCAAAAACATTATAGTAATGACTTGGAGTTGATTAAGAAAATTCTCCACCGAAATGTCTATGAATTTACCGAAGTCAATGGTGTGGGTTTCAAAATTGCGGACGAAATTTATTTATCAGTCGAAGGTCACAACCTCAATGACAAAAATCGTATTGTGGCAGGTATTGTTCATGTCCTAAACGAAAATATGTCTAACGGAAACACACGTTGCACAGAGAAAAAGCTGATTAGCCTAGCAGTTAAGAACCTAGGTGTCAAAAAATCAGAGGTCTTGGAAGTCATTTCTGACATGGAAATTTGTAAAGAAACTGTAATGGAAATGTTAGAAAAACTTAATATTAGTAACGTTAAGGCAATTGACGGTGAAATTAAGAAGATTGTTCGTCATTTTAAAGGGAAGATCATCCAAGATGATGGATATTATACCGATATTGCTGTTTTTTCAGTAGAATATGTGATTTATCGTATTCTTAAGGAGAAAAGTAAGCTAAAACCAGATCTACCAGAGGAAGATTGGAGCAGACTGTTTAAAAACTTTGAAGCCAAGACAAATATCAGTCTAAGTGATGAACAACAGCAGTTTTTCCGTGAAATTCACGATTCTTCACTGCAATTCTTGGTTGCGAACGGTGGTACAGGTAAGTCTATGTCCCAAAAAGTGTTATTGGAGTACGTACATTTGAATAGTTTGAAGTGTTTACTACTTGCACCAACAGGTCGAGCACGTAAGAAATTAGAGGAGTACACTCAATACAGTGCTTCAACTATCCACTCTTACTTGATGAAGGTAGAGAATCATAGTGATGGTGGTATGTATGATGTGGTGTTAGTGGATGAGTCATCCATGATTGACACCCAACTAGCATACAACTTGTTAACCACACTGCCACTTGAAACAAAATTCATTTTTGTGGGTGATGATGCACAAATTCCGTCAGTTTCATACGGTAATTTCCTATATGACTCCACTAAAATTTCAAGTGACATCCATGTTTCACGGTTTTCTAAGGTCTTTCGCCAAAGTGAGGGTGGTATTTTAGACATCATTACTAAGATTCGTAAGGGTGAAAAGTTCCTTTCAAGTACTTTTAATGGTCGCAAAGTCTTTGGAAATAACTGTGTTTTCAACACAAAATTGGGTTATAAAGAGGAATATTGCGATAAAGCAGTCGAAACTTACCTAGAATTACTCAAAAAAGACTATAAAGTGGACGATTTGGTGCTATTAACCCCTACAAACAAAGGGATTAACGGTACAATGGCTATCAATAAGGTGATTCAAGAAGCATTGAATCCTAAGAACGGTCAAGACTATTTGGAAGTCAATACAGGTGATGATTTGATTGAATATCGTGTCGGTGACTTGATTATGAACGTGCAAAACCGTACGGTTAAGAAGGTTACTAGTGAAGGTGACTCTGAATATTACATTGCCAACGGTGAAAGCATGGTCTTGAAAGAAGTGTTTGATACCTATTCCATTTTTGAAATCGAAGGTAACATGATTAAGATTGACAATGATGATATTACAAATGGATCAATGCAACATGGATGGTGTATCACCGCTCATAAGTCGCAAGGTTCAGAGTATAAGGTTGCAATTTGCTTGGTTCCAAGACAATGTGCCTTCCAAATGAATGGTAACTTGTTATACACTATGACTTCACGAGCGAAAGATTACTTACTTGTCCTAGGTGATATGTCAGTAATCAACAATAGTATGAAGAAGTTTGAGAATAAGATTAGAGAAACTAACTTAGCTAAGTTTTTCTTAGAAGATGAGGAATCAAAAAATGATTAATTTTGCCTATTATGAACCGCTCAATGTCTGCGGATTCGTCAAAAAGTGCCACTCTTGGATTCAACTAGGAGTGGAAGATGATGTGTTCGCAGAGATTGACTACTCTGAAGAAGATAAATTGGAATATATTGAATTTGTCATGGATGATCAAGTGTCTATCATTGATGGACAATTATTTGAGGTTGTCCAAGACGATGTGATGACTTTATATTACATTGTGGCGAGAGTTCACTTCGATGTGTTCCAATTATACATTGCCCCTAAGAATTTAGACTATGAATCCTTCCTAGATGGGCGAATGATGGATTTAGTTCATGAGGATTTTGTAGATGTTATTGATGAGAATGGAATTCGTGCCACAATGAAAGACTTTATGGAGAATAGTAATCTGTTCTCTGGCACGATTTCTCTTGTGCCTTATCTCAATATTAGACAGGTAGGAAAGGAATAGGTGGTAAGTCGGTGGACAATATTAAAATTATAGAGTATAATAGTCCTAAAGGTAGAATTATCTATGGTGTTGGAAATGCACCCTTGTCAGCAATTGCAAACGTTAACTCCAATATGGTGGTAAGTGGACTTAAAGTTTCAATGATGGATAGTATTTATCACATTACAATCTCTTATGAGGATGGTGGCATCCATGAAATTTATGCCAAGATTACTGATGTAGAGATTTATAGACGTAATGATAGTAAAAACTACGAATTAAGGATGAGTGTACCAGATCCAGAATCATACAAACCAATCAAAATTTGAGGTGTCGAAAAATGAGTTTAGAAGAAAGAGTAAAAAGGCATAAAGAGATCGTAGAGGAATTGAACCGTGTTTATGAACAAAAAAATACGGATTATGGGGATAGTTTTGCCGAATCTGTACGAGAATTTGGTATTGTGGCCGCACTAACACGCATTTCTGATAAGTATAATCGGTTTAAGCGTCTAGCATTGGGCAATCGAAACCTAGTGGGTGATGAGTCTATCCGAGATACTTTATTGGACATGGCAAATTACTGCATCATGCTTTCCATGATTTTGGAAGAGGAACAGGAAACAGAGCCACAACCATAATGTGCCTAAGAGGGTAAAATTATGATGCAAGATATTCAAGAAATGTTAGATAGAGAGGATGAATTACAATGTTATGTCTATCTGTACCAACGTGAATTGCATAAGGTACAGAAAGAATTACAACGTAAGGAAATCAGCTTAAAGGAATACGAAGAAAAGCGTAAGTGGTTAGAACCACTAATTAAATCATATAAGCTAGAGTTGCGTCAGCAGACAAATTCAATTAACTATTTGATTAAGGTGTTGTCGAAAGAATCTAGTGACTATGAAGAGTTAGAATATAGAATTGAGAAATAGGAGATCGAAGTATGTTAGAGTTATTTAGCAAGAATCAATGTATGCAATGCAAATTCATGAAGAAAGAATTGGATAAGCACGGTATTGAATATACCACTAAGATGGTGGATGAAGATGAGGGTCATTTAGCAGAATTCAAAGAGGTTTATAATGGTTCTTCTTTACCACTATTAGTAAAAGACGGTGAAATCTTATCCGTAGGCTTTGTTCCCGATATTGTTGATACTCTAAAGTAAAGTCCGTTTCTACGGACTTTTTCTCATAAGTCCATTATAAACGACTTGAAAGGATGATGAAATTGGTAGACACAAAAGGATATATTGATAAGATTAAGAATGGTGCAATCCAAGGTTGGTTAGACAACAAAATCCTACCTTCCTTAACCATGGCTCAAGGTATTTTGGAGTCTGGTTGGGGTACTTCAAAGTTAGCACAACCACCATATAATAATAACTTTGGTATAAAGTATAACAAAGATGAAGATGCAGGAAAATACAAGTATGATATGTTTGACACGAAAGAGTGGGATAAGAGCATTGGTGATTATATTACTATCAAGGCTCCATTCAGAGTGTACGACACCTTAGATGCAAGCGTATTAGATCACACAAAATTCTTTACTAGCACCCCTGCAAGAGTCACACGTTATGCTAAAGTAGTAGGAGAACGGGATTATGTGAGGGCTTGTCGAGCGGTTCGATTGGCAGGTTATGCAACGGATCCACTCTATGATACTAAACTTATCAATATTATCAATCAGTACAATTTAGTACAGTACGACAAAGAAGCCTTCGCAAAAGAAGGTCATACAGAGGGAGTTGGTGTTTTGGGTAAAAAACATTTAGTCATCTGCGGTCACGGTCAAGGTCAAAATAGTTATGATCCAGGTGCGGTTAATAACAACCTAGGTCTGAAAGAAGCAGAGGAAAATAGAAAATTAGCAGATGTGATGTCTAAGTATAGTACAAACATTTCCTATATCAAGGAGAAGGATGTATTCAACTATGGGTCATTGGCATCTGATTCCGTGGGATATGATACGGTAACAGAGTTACATTTCAATGCTTTTAATGGTTCAGCTAATGGTACAGAAATCTTAATCCATAGTGAGTTTGATGCAGATGAAATGGATCAACGCTTATTAGGTGTACTAAGTAAATACTTCAAGAACCGTGGATTTAAGAAAGTCAACAATATCTATAATATTAACGTGGCATACGATAACGATATTAACTATCGTTTAGTGGAAGTCTGTTTTATTGATAATGATGCTGACATGAAACTCTATCAAGAGAAGGTAGAGGAAATTGCTAAAGGTTTGGTAGAAGCAATCGAAAATAAAGTAATCAATCAACCCACTTTCGAGGAAAAGAAAGAAGCAAGTACCGCCAATGAAGGTGAGTACATTGTTCAAAAGGGTGATACGCTGTGGCGAATTGCTAAGTTGAGTGGTCTAAGTGTAAGTGATTTGAAGTTACTCAACAACCTAACTGATAATATTATTAAGACAGGTCAAGTGTTGAAGATCAAAAAGGGTTTGGATAGTTCTGCAAGTCAATCCACAGTAACGGACTCTGTAACTTCCGTAGGTGGACAATTGGATAAGATGCTCAAATGGTTTGAGGAGCGAGTAGGTAAAGTAACCTATTCCATGGAAAACAGACAAGGACCAAATAGTTATGACTGCTCTAGTGCTGTATATTCCGCTCTCAAGTATGCAGGGTTTAAGACTAGAATCTCTTATCTGGGTAATACGGAAACTTTATTTAAGGAGAAAGGTTATCTATTTAAGGAGATTTCACGTAACGAAATTAAGCGTGGGGACATTTTTGTTAGTGGTGTAGAAGGTCAGAGTCTTGGTTCATATGGACATACAGGTGTCGTATATAGTTCTAATCAGATTATCCACTGTACTTACCCTGCTAATGGTATTGCAATTACTCCAATTACTAATTGGACAGGTTCGCCAACTAGATGGTTTAGAATAGTAGGTGCTAATGAAGATAAGCATACTGAAGCTAAAACGACAACTTCCGATAATAAGGTAGTTTATAATGGTAATGAAATGGTGAAATTACCAGCAGATGTAGACTCATGGAGAGTTTATAGTGTGAGCGGCCCTTATAAGGTTGGTAGTGAAATTGGTGAATTATTACCAAGTAAATTTGGTGGACTGGATTATGATGTATTGGGTTGGTTAGAGCCTAACGTGGCTAAAATTAAGACCGCATCCTATGGTGAAGTGGCAATTTATGTAGGTAGAGAAACAGGTGCAGTTGTCGTAAAAAAGACTGAATTACCTAAGATAGTAGATACTCCGAATATTGCGAAAGAGAATAGCAAGACAACGGATTATACGGTTGATATTCAACCAATTAAAGAAGGTAAAGGAACTATTACTCACTTTGCGGATAAGTACGAAAGTGGCGGTAAAATTCCAGACTCTGTAAAGGGTAGAACCTATACTATCGTAGGTAATCATAAAGTCAATAAGGGTAAATCACGCATTTCCTATATGCTGAAAGAGTTAAAAGAATGGGTCTTGGAAGAAGATCTGTATGAAGCATATGGGTTAGCTAAGGTAGACTTTGATCCAAATGGTGCAGTTTATCCATTATCATTTGGTAAGTTGGGCTTAGGTCAAGAAGTCACCATTAGAGATAAAGCGGAAACCTATTTAAATAAGGTGGCAATTCCAAGTGATGTAAAAGGTAAGAAATACCGCATCATTGATATTGTACAACTAGAAGTATCGTATAGCCGATATGGTTATAAATTAGCTGGCTTAAACGAAATCGTATTAGAGCAAGACATTATCGAAGCATGGTCTGAAGCTAAACCCAGTATTAACAGGGAAGAAGTAAAAGAAGAAGTTAAAGAAGATGTTGTCGAGTTCTGGGGTGTAGTGGACGGTACGTGGCAAGAAATTAAACCTATTAATGGTGAATGGAAACTGGAATCCAAATCTATTACTGTGGGGAGTTTGGTAATAAATGGTGTGTATCAGCCAATCTCATATACAGTAGATGGAGTCGAGTTTACTTCTCAAACTGTTTTTGGTTCTCATAAAGGAATCGAATCCATTAAGTTTAGTCTGCCAAAAGGATATGAATTCTGCGTAAGGGTTCCTTCCATCGGTAAAACTTCGTGGGTAAACTATACTTACAGTGGGTCAAAAGCAGAGAAAATTACAGGATTATACCTAAGAAAGGTATAGCCAATAAGCCTTAGTCGATGTGACTAGGGCTTTTTATTATGCCCAAATCCGATTTTCATTAAGGGGTGTATTTTGGTTGGTGAGGTGATGTCAGTGCTTGATATATAAGGATTTATATAAACAAAATGTATATTTTGACTTCCCATTGACCGTACTTCATCAAGGGTTTGGGTTTTGAATTCATATATATTTTAAAATGCTCATATAAAATTTGTATAATATTGTTATAATAGGGTTTTAACCATACGGGGTATATATTTTTACATTATGTATTAATGGGGTGGTACTTCTTACAATGGTGAAAGTGGTGTGAGTGTTGGTGTGTAGGGGTTTATAAGGGGTTTGAGAATATTGAGTAAATTTAAGGTATTTTGGGTCTGGTGAGGGAGTTGTGTAGGTAAATGGGAGTGTTGTGTGGGTGTGGAATATATAAATTTTTATATAAAATATTATATAATATATGTATAATTATGTGGTTGGTGATGTATGGGATTGATGACTTTTAACAGTAGAAGATGGGGTGAGTTTAGAGGGAATGTTAACTTTTTGGGGTGGGGATTTGTTAACTTTTGGTGTTAATTTTAAGGTGAGGATTAGACTTTTTACGGTGGAAATGAGTGGGTGTGAGTTACTTTAGACAGTGAAATAATGTGAGGTTATAATGTGGTGCGAATGCTTGATACAATGGGATTTGTGAGGTGATTGTGGTGTGAAATGAGGAGTGTATATTGTGAGGGGAGATGATAGGTAGAGATAGGGAAGGGTATATATGGATTTTGGAGTTGGGGTGGGTGAGTAACGTGGTACGGCCGCGATCAAATTCTACACTTGTCGTTCTTGGTTAAAACCTAGGGGGCATATAACTACAATTATACACCATAGGGTGTAGGGGTTAGGGTGTAGGGGTGTAGGTTGTTTGCGGTTCGTCAGTTAGTCCGCCAGGAACCCATAAAAAAGCTTATTTGTAATGAATACAATTTACCCAGGTGCTACCATGTTGGGCGTTTTTTGTCCAACGTTGGACTATCCTTGACCAATAAAAATTTTCCGTGGATTACACAACCCAAACACCCCAACACCACCCCATCCCATCAATCTCTCCCCAGGAATCCGCCATTTTCTTATTTAGAATGATTAAAAATAAGCAAAATCCTGGTCGACCTGGCGGACCAAAGAGCAAAAAAAATAAGGGCTAATAATAGCCCTTTTCAGTCAAGTAGTCAATCCATCCAAGCCCATTAGGTCGCTTAGTTGGCAACACGATAAACCCGCCTTGCACTACCCCTTCATTATATGGGTGATGCTCATCTTCTGGCATGTCATCATCGTCACCCCATTCTTCAAAAACTTGATAAACACGCTCAGCAACCTTGCGACTGTTGTTATAGCCTACGTCATACACGTCAGCAATCCGCAAGCCATCTTGGTTAAGCTGGTCAACTAACTCACCAAAAATTTTAGTGGTTGCATTGTTACCATACACCCCATTTAAAAAGATAGTACCATCACCAGCAATAAAAGCGTTAGAACGTGCAAGTAATCTATCCTTCATTGATTCATAAGTGTTAAGCTCTTCTAACTTTTCGCCTTCATTTAATCTGACAAGCTGAACAGTGAAGTACTCATTTACTAAGGAACCAAGAACTGACCAGACATAAGAACAATCATCATGTCTAATGTCTTGACAACTAGAACCATTAAACCCGTTCCAAGTTCCTAGCTTTGCAAGGCTAGACATACCAGCACGAGACCAAACACAAGGATTAAAGATTAATCCGTAACGCTCATTAAGATTCACCCGTTCAAATGACCCGTCATAGTCTAATACATACTGTTCAAATCCTAGTGCCTTTAGTTGCTTACCTAACTTTCTTCCGTTGCTGGTGCGTCGGTTCATCCATTCATCTAGTTGTAACTCAATGATAAAATTCATCTGAAGTGAGTCAGTGCATTCGTCAAGCATATAAGATTTCCACTCATTAAATACCCCTTTATTGTCTCCCATCATCTCAAAAGCAAAGTAAGGCAAAGCGTCAAGTCTTCCACCATCTTCTAAGGCTTCAAGCATCTGAATCTCCATTGATTCAGTTGCTAAGTCTGATATAACAGCGTCAAAGCAATATGTGCGTTCCATAGATACAAGATTGATATTTTTCATGGTTAGTTACCACCTTTCTTTTGATACATTAATTATAGCATACCAACACCAGCAATACAAGCCCTAAGACTAAAAAATTTTGAAAGTGCCCATTGCTGCAAAGGCACAAATATCGCTCAGATCTGATCAGATCAGATCCCAGAATTTATATTATATTGTAGACAACAAAACCAAATTCCAAAAAGAAAAGCAACTAACCTATATATAGAATTTTCTGAAAAACGGGGGCACATATATACATATATACCTTTCGCCCGAAAATCTCACCAAAATATTTTCCTTTCAAATTTATTTCCTTTTCCAAATCAAATTTAAATTCTCAATCAAAATTTACTCTAACCTATATATAATAATATTTAAAATACACCAGTAATATATATACATATATTATCCCGAAACTCCACCAAAACTTTCAACCAATCTAAATAAAAATCTCTTAATCCACGTTTACTTTTGTTAACAACCAAATTCAACTCTTCTAAACAAATTCATCTAACTATATCTAATCATCCGCTCACAAATCACAAAATGTTTCACAAAACAATCTCACTCAAATTCATTTATACTAACCAATTCGTAACCAAATCCAACTAATCAAAACTAAACTTTTGTTAACAAGATTCACAAACAAATCACTTTTCATTTCAAATCCATCTCACAATTTTAACCACAATACATCACAATTACATACTTATCTCAATTAATATCTACACCTAAACCAAAACTAATTTAGACAAACAATTCCCCTCACTCATCCAAAACTAAAACTAACTATTCAAAACTAATTAAGTCCCTCGTTTCTCAAATCCCTATTATATCAACGTTTCTAACTTATCTTTTTTAGTTTCATCTCATAATTCATAATTAATTTAGACAAACACTTCAATTAGTCACATCATCCGCACCATAACCAAATACAAATCACAATCACACAATAAACACAACCACAACCAAATTATTATCAAAAATATCTATCCTAAACCTTCACAACCCACATTCATTTCACAAATACACCAACATTTCTCAAACACTAAAGTAAACTTTTGTAAACAAAAATAAACCCTTCAGTGACTCCTAACAACTCAATTCAACCACTCAAAATAACCTTCAAAACTCAAAATGTTTCACAAGAATTCTTGTGTTGAACCACCAAATCCAACTCCTAAAAGTTTACAAAAGTTTAGTTTCATACCACCGACTAAGCCTAAATTTAGTCCTTCAATCCATCCTACTATCCGTCAATCTATCTCTTATTCACTCCTAGCATCCAATCTAAAACTCCTAAACTATCCATTAGCATATCTCACTATATCATTACTTACACCGCTCCTAAGCCTTCAAATTAAACCATTTAACCGTATGCTTTTCCATTCGTTTAGACTAACTCAATCCGTTTGCCTCTATATAATGTAACCGCAAATTTTCCAATCTAAATGTCTTGCAAGTTTCTCAAACAAAATCGCCTATATAATAGAAGAAAGATTTTCGTTTGCACTCACTGAACCATCTAGGATCCGCATCATATCAATGTTTGAGCAAGTTTTCTAATCTATTCAATCAAGCCTAGTTTCTGAAACAAATCAAATCAGCAAAGCAAAAGCAAGTTTCTAATTGTAAAGTGAATCCTACTTTTAAAATCTAAAGTGAAATCAAGTTTCCTAATCCAAAGTGATTTTTACTTTTTCAATCAAAAGTGAATTTTAGTTTCTTAAACAAAACTCTATTTTTACTTTTTTCCCTAAAACTGAAAATAGACAACCAAATTCTCAAACCAAAATCAACTTTTTCAATCAAAAGTGTAAATAGGAATACACCGCTCAAAACAAATTCTACTTTTTCAAACAAAAGTTTACTTTTGCTGTTGACAAAGCACTTATCCTATGCTATAATATAAGTATAGTAAAGGAAAAGAGGTAATCAAAATGCTATCAATCTACACAAACAATGTCCAAGTAATTCTCACATATCAAGAATCATATATGGATGATAAACCATTCCGCTTCTCAATGCCTAAAGCGGTAGATATGAATGTAAATGAATTCATTGACGCTCAAAAATGGGAGATTGCAAACACTTTGGATCCATTACATGATGGGTTAAAGTATCATGAGTACCTAGCACTTTATCCAACTTTGAAGAGTTGGAATGAAATTGTCCTTGGTATGAAAGGACAAAAGGACTTGTCACAAGCTGACAAGAACAAGTTAAACTTCATCAAGGAAGCGTTGAAGATTCCTATGGTTTACAAGTATGTGGATTTTCTAAATGCTTACGATGACATGGAAAATAGCAAGTAAAAAGAAAAGGGGAAATTGAAAATGGAAAATCAAAAACAAATTTACGCATTCCGTCAAATGGTTGATGGGGAATTAGAAACCTACTTTGCGACAAGTCTTGAGGGCTTGAAGCAAGAGATGCTGAAATTCTTAGGTGGTTTTGGCATCTCTCCTACCATTCAAAATCCAACGATTGAAGAAATTGCTTCAATCTTCAATGGATATTTTCAAGAACCCGTTGAAATCATTCTACCATAGAAAGGGTGTATTATCATGATTAAATTTGGATATATGAACAGGGGTATTCTAAAAAATAGTATATTCTTTTCTGAACCACGAGAATATGATTTTGAACGAGTAAACCGTTACAAAGGGTATCAATATTTAACCAAAGACTCATATCACGCTCAAAAAGCATTATATGAAGAATTTTACAATCGTGCTAAGGCATATATGGATAATATTGACAAGAATAAGATCCAAAATTCAGATAAGAAAGAATATACTGATATTCTTAATATGTTAAATGGATGCCTTGATTATATCAATGTTTTCGGTATTGCTATGGCTATGAGTGTAAGAGATAGAAGCATTCAAATTGAAGAAGAGAAGAAAAAGGCAAAGAAAAAAGAATTTACAATTAAAAAAGTTTACAAAGGGTATTGACAAGGCACCCTTTTTGTGTTATACGTATGTATATAAGATAAAGGAAGGAATGAAATCTCATGGCTAACCAATTCTATTACGATATTAAAACTTACGGTCGTTGCACAACCTTCATTGCAAAAGATGAATTAGGCAATGTGGAAACTTGTAGAGCCTACAAAATCAAACGCTATTCTGAAAAAGAAATAGTTGAATTAATCGCTAGTCTTTACAAGGTTAACCCTAACCGTGCAAAGCAATTACTTGAAGGTTTCGATGATTATGAAAAGAATGTAGGACAAGCAATGCAAGACTATGTTTACCTACACTATATGTTAGATAACTTTGAGATTTACGATACTTTTTACAAGAGTATCTACGAGTCACAAGCGGTTATTGAAATCATGTCGTATGCTAACGACATTGAGATCAAGTTAGGCAACCAAAAAGTTATCAATTATGAAGCAATCGTAAGTTTCGGTTATCGTGACCTGCGACAAGCACAAAAATAATTGCTAGAAAGTTTAGAGAAGGTGTTGACAAAATGCCTTTTTCTATGATATAATAAGTATATAATAAAGGAAAGGAAAGATCTAAAATGAATGTAATCCTTAAAGTAGAAGTCAGAAAATTTGAAACCTTGGTAGAATTTGACGCATGGCAAGGTGGAGCAAGAGTATTGGAAGATGCTATTAAAATGGGTAAAATTGAGGAATTAGATGAATTGTGTAAGATTGTTTTTGACGGTGAATGTGTTGATGAAACAGAATTAAACGATTGGTTATGGCATGATAGCCAAGTTGATGATTTGGTTTATGGTTATAATTCTTGTCAAATTTACTAAAAAGATAAATTTAGTTAACAAAAGTAGTTGACAAGTAACGCAAAACATGGTATAATATATACATAAGATAAAGGAAAGAGGTAATGTAAAATGTTTCAAGTAGTAGAAATCAAAGATTGTAATAGTATTATGGATTTTCAAGCATGGGCTGGTGGACAAGATACGCTTGATTCAGCTAGAGAAGCAGGGCTTGAAGATGAATTACAAGAATTATTTGAAGAAAACTTTGACTTAGAACAACCAATTAATGAAGATGATTTAAATAATTGGTTGTGGTTCGATGAAGAAGTAAACGCTTTGGTGTATGGGGAATAATCCCTATACACCTTCAATCTAAAAGAAAAGAGGAAATTTATCATGAAAAAGATAATTGATTCTAGACTAGTTGAAGCAATCCGATATTCAGACCAATCGGGTGCTTTGCAATATTTTAACAACAATGGCTTCATCAATAAGATTAAAGAATTGTTACTCAATGCAAATAGTCAATTTGTGAGATCTCATTTTGAGTTAGCATTGGATTCAATTTTAGACCATATGAAAGTTTATAATTATAAAATGTATTTTGCTATCAGTGACATGGTAATTGCAACTTTTGACGGTTCCGATGACGATTATCAAGAATTAGTAGACCGTGCAACAGAATTAGTTATGTTACGCAACATGGCGAAAGCCTTAGCACAATCCATGTTTGAAGGGGTTGAGTAATATGAAATTAAACGAAAAAATCAAAAGCCTACGACTTTCCAAGGGTTTAACCTTGGAAGAGTTAGGAAATATGTTAGGCTTGTCACGAGCAAATATGCACCATTGGGAATCGGGACGGTCGAAACCTTCAAGTAAAAACTTAAAAGCATTGTCAGATGCCTTGAAGGTTCCATTGTCTGAATTGGTTTCAGATGAAAATGTTGTCTATGTTCTTGTTTTTGGAACAACCAAGAAACAAGAATGTATGGTATTCACTAGCCTAGCTAAGGCTAAGTCTATGCAAGAATCATTAGGCAAAGGTACGATTTTTGAGAAGGGAGTGCAATAATTTGTCACGTAAAGAGGAATTACAAAAAGAAATGCAAGACTTGGTAGATAAACTGAAAGAAAAGCAATGGGAATGGGATAGACTTAATCAAGAAATTGTCTATCCAATGCCTATGCAAACAACTTGTTCAGTAACTTTAGGCATCGAAGATTTGGATCATTTTCAAGAGTCAATGAATACACTTTACGATTTGAAAGAATATGGTAGACCATTTTTATTAAATCATAACAACCTTTATTTATGCTATAATGCAGATAAGGGTGAATTGATTGTGAATAATGCCACTAATTTAAAACAAAATACGGTTTATTTTGCTAACCTAACTGCGGTTGAAACAGCTATTGCTAAGATTGGCGAAAAGCGTATTATTGAGTGGTTGAAGGGAGATTATTAATGTACGGTGAATTTACGGAAGCACTCAAAGAAATTCATGAGGTGCTTCAGAATCAGTATAAGCATAAGTTACCTAGTGAGTTATTCTATAAAGTAGATGGAATGAAAGTTACTTTTTACGACTCACAAAACACTTTGCTAACCATTTACTTTACTCATAAAAAACACGTTAAGGGTTCATTTAACGTGTATCATGAGTTATTGCATAAGCGTATTATAGCCTTATATGATACTCCTAGTGCAATTAAATTGTAGTCGCTTATCTAGCGACTATTTTTCTAAGAAAAAGTTTAGTATAAGTGTTGACAAGTAAGGTAAATCATGGTATAATGTATACATAAGATAAAGGAAAGAAGGAATTACAAATGGAAACAGTAATGAATTTAAGCAAATTAGAAAGAATTTTCATGGCTTACAACTTAGGTTTTTGGGCATCACTTGTGGTATTAGTCCTATTGTGGATTTTCGTTTTCATGAGAAAACATGAGTTGGTTAAGGCATTCTTGTTCTTATCATTCTTGGTAGTAGGCTTCAGTCTTGTATTCTCTTTACATATCCAAGGTAAAGAGAAGCAATATATTTTAGATCAAATCCCTACAAGTGGTGATTTGGAATATGTGATTGTACAAGGTGATTTTCAAGCTGAAAAAGCTGACGGTGGTAAAAAGTTTGATTTGGTAATCAACAAGGACTACAAGAAAAACATTTTAAATTATCGTGCAACTAGTGAAATGGGACAAAAAGTAGTTGCCTTTGGACAAAAGGTAATTAAGTATAAAGATAGTTGGTTTAAAACAACAGACCACTATCAAGACAAAGTAGAATTTGTGACTCCTAACGGTGTTATGATTCTTGAGTTGAAAGATGGTAAGGTGGAAATTAAATAAAATTAACAAAAGGGCTTGACAATAAGCCCTTTTTATGTTATACTATGTATATAAAGAAAAGGAAAGAGGTAACCACAATGTTAAAGAAATCTGTTTTTGAAAAATTTGTAAAAGAAATGAAGGCTAAATTCAAGGATGAATATATTTTAATCCTTGCGACTGATATTAGCGGTGAATGGGAATTACAACAAGTAGAAGCATATGGCGGTACTTATGGATTGACTTTAGGATCTCATAGAGTCGATACTTTAGATGATAATTTCTTTACTTTTGTAAATAATCATATCAATGAATTTGAGAAACCGCACAATCAAATTATCCGCAAATACAACTTACCAGAGGAAGTAACGGATTATATTCTTTACATGGTAGAGCAATTGGATGCTATGCAAAATGAATTAGAGGAAGCAAAAGAGGAAATTGAGTCATTACAAAATGAAGTTGATTCTGAATGGGAATTAAAACAAATGGAATATGATGACCTTGATAGAGGTTGTTATGATGACGATTTTTATGATGAGGATTAAGCGAGGTAATGAATGACAAACAAAGTAAAATATACACCGCAATCGCATCCCGTGATTGCGGTTGATTTTGACGGAACCTTAGTCAAAGACCAATTTCCAGATCTAGGAACACCCTTCACTGAAGGTATTAATACGGTAAATGATATGATTGAAGCAGGCTATGAGATTGTGATTTGGACAGCAAGACAAGATTTAGACCCTGTTATAGTACACCTTAAACAATACGGTTTAAACACTGACAAGGTAAAAATCAATGCTCATGCTGATTATATGCTAAGTCGCTATGAGTCGCAAGGTATTAAAATTGGTGCAAGCGTATATATTGATGATAGAGGGTATAACGCACCTGTATTCAATGATAGTGAGTGGTTGAAAATTAAAGATGAATTTTGTTAACTAAAAGTGTTGACAAACACTCCCTTTCGTGTTATAATATATATAGAAAGAAACGAAAGGGGAAATTAAAATGAAAAAGTATAAAGTGGTAAGTAAGACTTTGGATCCATGGGGAGAGGTTGAATTAGTAGCTGAATTCAATACACATAAGGAAGCTGAAGAATTCCTAGCAAACTTACCAGAGGTTCCAATGCTGAAACATGAAATTTATGAACACGAACCCGTTGACAACAGCGAGTACATGGTATTCTAGTAAGCGAGGGCTAGTAAATCTAGCCCTTACATTTAATTAAAGAGGAGAGATAATTATAAAAAAGAACAAAGAACAATCTCAAGTAAAAGTAAATAAAGAATTGTTAAACGCATTTAAGCGTTATGTAAGCGTGTATAGCCCTAGTGGTAACACGCACAAAATTTCAACTTTGGTATTTGGTGACTTAGCTTCACTAAATCCCGATAATATTTTCACGGATTATTATGGCAACATTCACGCACAATTTAATTGTGGTGAAGGGGCAACAATCCACTTAAATAGCCACCTTGATACGGTTCCACGTACTCAAAAGAATCGTACTATTAAGGAATTAGGCGGTATTGTTTATGCTTATCAAAAGAATAAACGTGCTATTTTAGGAGCAGATGATAGAGCAGGAGTGACCGCAATTTTTGAAATTTTGGATCAAATTGTTGTTAAAAAGACATTACCATTTAAAGGTACTTTATTAGTATCATTTTTCTTAGATGAAGAAATTGGTTGCGTAGGCTCAAGTAAATCAGATTTTGAATTTGTACAACAAGCTGACTTTGCTATCACTTTTGACCGCAGAGGTGACAGTGATATTGTAGTTGGTACTTACGGTGTAGGCTTTTCAAATCAAGCTATGGTGGATTGGTTAGACAAGTTTTCAATCCAAAAGAGATATAACTTTAGTTGTGTGGAAGGTGGAATTTCTGACGCCTATATAATTTCAAATGATATGGGTATCAACGCAATCAACTTGTCAGTAGGTTATTATAACGAACATACGGACAATGAGTACTTAGTACTAGATGAATTAGAAAACACAATCAAATTTGCTTCAGACTTGTTATTAAACCTTCACAAACCAATCAATGAAGGCTTGACTAAGGAAGCACCATTTACTAATAGTGTTGTTGGTAAACCTAAGTCTTATAGCTATCAATTTGAACCAACAGCTTATTATGATAATGCTAATGGTGTTGTATCAATCACTGATGGGCAAGTGACTATTGATTGCTTGAATGAATTTGAGATTGATAAACTAATCCAATCATTGAAGCGAGCAAAAGAAATGATGGAAGATGACTATTACAATTGGAAATAAGAGGTGATTCTATGAAGGGGTTTCAAGTAGGGGATTATTTCATGGTAAGAGGGGATCCAGAGAAGAAAATTAGACAAATTATAGCAGTGGAATATAATCCGTCAACCTTAATGGGTAATGAGGTTGACGGAAATGAGGGTAAATCAAAAATTGCTTCTATACTTCGTTTAATTGACGAAAATTCCGAAAAATTTGATTTTGAGGTCTGTAGATCAATATATTCGATTGTATGGGAAAATTGTACAAATTTTGCCGATTTTTACCGTATCGAAAAATTGATCGATTTATACCTTTTAGAAAGCCCGTTAAATCAACATAAATTAGACCTAATTTTGGACGAGCGAGAAAAATTGGTCGATAAAATAGGGTTTTTATTAAATTTCATTAAATCAAAAAAAATCGTTTGACACGCTTAAATTTTTGTGCTATAATATAGTCAGAACAAAAGAAAAAGGGGTTGTCAATTATGATTGCCAGCAATACGAGAGCGGAAAGGAAACATTCATCTATGATGGACAAGTACGAAATCAGAATGATTCGTAAGGCTATCAACAAGCGGATGAATGAGATTGAATGTGGATTAATCTTTTCAAGACATTCACAAGAAAGAATGATTGAAAGAAAAGTCAAAATAAAAGATGTTATGAATGTCTTTGAAAATTATACAATTGTTGAATTTACAAACGATTGTATAAACGGTGAAAATCTACATAGAGTGGTCTTGCGTGGCAGACAAAATATTGATGGCTTTAATATCGTGTTGTCTTATTGCTTTGAAAAAAATGCGGTTGTAACCGTATGGAAAAACAGAGTAGATAACAACCACGAAAATTTAAATATAAAATTATACACCTTAGAAAAGGTGCGAGTAAAGGGGTTATAAGATGGCTAGAGCATCGAAACGTAACAAAGAGAAGAAAGACAAACAACAAGGGCAAGAGAATATTCTTGCCCAAACACGCTCATATTTCACGGTTTCTGGTAAAGTAACAGGTACAGATCGTGAAAATTATTACAAAACGGATGTCACTGATAAAGATGTCGAGTGGGCATCTTTAAATTTTGGTGTCAAAACATCCCCAAATCAAATTATTTTTATGCGACTATTTGGTTTGGAAAAAGAGGTAGTATACCTATATAATAATGATAAAAAACTGGACAAAGCGGACAGATTAAAGAAAGTAGACTACGAGGACTGGGCAGACAACGTGGAAGAGTACGAGGAAGAGGGGTTCTTCCCACTTGACTTGACGATTGCGTTAGAGCGTGACGAAAAAGGTAAAGTTGTAAATGTAATTCGTACTATCACAATTGACGGTATTAACGACATTTATGAAGATGGGTTGTTAGAAAACGATATGGATGTTACGATTCGTGGTAACATTACAACTCAAACATACGTAAACCGTGACGGTGAAGAAGTTACTCAAACAAACTACGAACCAACTTCAATTTACTTGACTAAACAAGAAATTGATTTTGAAGATGAGAAATTCGTGGAACGTGCTAAGTTTGATGCAGAATTCATTTACACCGATCACGAGTACGACAAGAAAGAAGGTAAATTGTACATTTACGGTTTAGCAGTTGGTTACAATGGTAAACCAACACCTGTTACATATACAATTACAACAGACGATTCAATTTTTATTGATACTGAAAAAGAAATCAAGGAAAATATTGAAGGTGCTGAAAGCATGATCCAAGCAATCGTGAAAGACAAAGAATTGAAATACGGTACTTTATGTAAAGTTCATGGTGTCTTGGTGAACCGTGTTGAAGAAGTTGAAGATGATGCACCATCGCTTGGTGGCTTGGCTGGTAAGAAGAAAGAAACTATCAAGAATTATGTTCGTGAAAACGTAATTTTAGGTTTCGATTCTATTGAATCAGAAAAATATACTCAAGAAGATATTGAGCAAGCACAAGACGAAAGTGAATTCGTTAAGAAAGAAGAAAAACCTAAAGGCTTAACAGGTCGTAAAAAGCCTAAAGAAGATGAAGATGAAGTCATCGACATTGACGAGGATGATTTACCATTCTAAAAATTGTAGGGTGGGGGTTAAGGTATCTTAACCCCTTACCTTAAATGTGAGCCGAAGTTTTTGAAACAAAACTAAAATGTAAGCGGAAGTTTTAAAAACAAAAGTATTTTGAGAAAAAGGGAGAATTAATTAATGGGTTTAAGAGATAGCGTAAAGGTTAACGAAGTCACAGCAGACCTTTCACGGTTGAAAATGACGATTGCAGGTAGACCAAAATCTGGTAAAGCAATTCCTATTACTACAAAAGTAGTCACTCCACAAGGTTTGAAATATGCCTTTGAGATCAAAGAGGGTGATGAATTAATTGGTTTAAACGGTCAACCAACTAAAGTAGTAGGTGTTTATCCACAAGGTAAATTAAAGGCTTATGAAGTAACTACTACTGAAGGTCATTCATTCATCTGTAATGATGAACATATCATTCCATATGTAGAGAATGATGAATTGAAAGCTAAAACTCTGAAAGAAATGTTAGAGGATTATGTTGTTTTAGGTGAGAAATTTACTACTTATCGTTATGAATTACCAAGAGTTGAGGTTGTTCATTTTGATAAAAGACCATTACCAAAACTAAACGAATGGGTTGTAGGGGTATTAGTAGGTCTAAAAGTAAGTTTAAAAGCTAAATTAGAAAATAATGTTTTAGTTTTGAAAACAAATGAAAAAGATATTCTTGATACTTTAGAGCATATCTTACTTGTAAAACCTCATCTAGCTAAGGATGTTTACACTTTTGTTATTCAAGATGATTCTACTTTAGAATTATTGGAAGAATTATTCACTGCAGATCAATTGTCTGATGATTATGTATATGGTAATTATACTACACGTTTAGAATTAATTGAAGGATTCTTTGCTTCAGTAGGTCATGTATTTTTTGATCACTATGATGGACAAGTATCATTTGGGCATTATTTAGAATTTAAAACTAAATACCAAGATATTCCATGGCAAATTCAATCAGTTATGTTGTCATTAGGATTTAATGCTTCATATTATATTGAACAAGTAGAAGGTCAATTCACACAATACATTGATTTTATCCCTACAAGAAATATTATTACTACATACAAGCATAAAGAATTGTTTAGCAAAGAAATTAATGCTAATGCAAAACCATTTTTAGTACAACCTCAAGCTATTGCACAAATCGAAGATTTAGAAGATGTACAAGAAATGGTATGCTTCAAGGTAGATGCAGAGGATAAATTATTCTTATTGGATGATTATATCCCTACACACAATACTTCATTATTCTATGAAATTTTAAAACGTGAAGGTGGTATTGATACAGGTCTGTTATTAGCCTTTGAACGTGGTTATAATATGTTGCCTGGAATTAATGTCATTGATATTGAAGATTGGGCACATTTTGTAGAAGTTGTAGATATGCTTGAAGATGACAATGAAGGTTTCCAATACATTGCAATTGATACAGTGGATATTGCAGGGAAATGGTGTACTGAATACATTCTACGGAAACAAGGTCGTAAAGATGGTAAGAAGTATGAGCAGTTATCAGATATTCCATTTGGTAAAGCATATGACTTACTTGAAACTGAATTTTCTGAACAAATGTCACGTTTGGAACGTGCAGGATTTGGACTATTCTTCATTACTCACGACAAAGACCGTACTGTTAAGGAAAAGTCTGGTTTAGAGTATGAAAAAACTACAATGTCTGTTTCAAGTCGTGCAGGTGATTATGTTAAAAACTCATCCGACTTCCTCATTTTCATTGATGTTGAGAGTGTACGTGAGTCAGAGTTAAAACAAAATGCTGAAGATGAAGCTGAAGAATCAGAAGAAACTGAAGGCAAGAAATCAAAACGATCCAAAAAGGATAAGAAGAAAAAGGGTAAGAAGAGCAACAAGATTGTTGAAAACCGTATTATCCGATTCCGTGGTGATGGTACGACAGAAGCAGGTGGACGAATCACTGAAATTCCAGAAACAATTCCATATGATGTAGAATTGTTCTTAGAAACAATCAAAAAAGCTATTCTTGATCAAGCTAAGTTGATTGAACAAATTCCATCCAAGCCTTCCACAACAGAAGAGAAACCTAAATCGAAACCAGTTGTTAAAAAGCAAGAGGTTGTTGAAAAGGTTGACTCTGAACATGAAGAAGAATTGAAAGAGGTTAAACAAGAATTAGCTGATATCATTTCTGACATGGATAAGGATGAAAAGAAGGAAATTGGCAAGACCTTCAAAGAGCGTTTAGGTATTCTTGATTATCGTAAGTCTGATAATTTAGAAGAATTGAAGAAAATTCTTGAAGAATTAGAAGAAGATTCCGAAGATTATGATGAAGATTATGATGAAGAGGAATACGATGACGAAGAAGATGAAGATGATGAAGAATAATTAGACAAATAAAGTTGAAAAGAACCTCATTTTGGGGTTCTTTTTCTATTGACAAATTGGCATTCTTGTGTTATAATTGTATGTGAAAGGAGTGTTACCTTTGGCAAAGAGAAAATGTCCGCATTGTGAAAAATATATTGAAGATGACAATTATGGATTCCACAAGAAATATCCTAAACGATTCATCCACAATCATTGCTTGGTAGAGGTTGAAAAGGAGTACCAAGAGTATTTAAAATCAGAGCGTGAATTAAACCAATTAGTTGAATACGTGGCAGAGATTCATGATATTAATAAAAATATGATTCCTAAATTGCTTTATACAGCCTTTAGAAATTTAAATGCAGGTAGAAAACCCTTTGACAATACTAAACTAACTAAAAGGTTAGCCAATGGAGTACCTTATGAAGCAATCAAACAGTGTTATAAAGAGCAGAGTGAACGCATTAGAAAGATTCAACGTGATAAAGGATTCCAAGATGTAGCAGGTGAGTTTAAATATATCTTAATTGTATTACTAAACTATTTACCTAAGACTTTAAAAAGAATGAGAAATGAAAAGGCATCAGAGAAACGTAGATCAAGAGTAGCGAAAGATACCACGGTATATAAGACTCATGAAGATAAGACTGTTTCAAAAACAACTGATGTAAGTAAATTCCTTGATGTAGAGGAAGAAGTGGACGGTGAAATGGATTGGTAGCAAAACGAAAAAAGGATAAGGTAACGCATCCAGAGATTGATCAGATCAAATCATTAGCAGAAGCTAGTGAAGCATACTTAGTAGGCATCCTATGGTCGAACATTGTTAAGTACTATGAATATGCTGAAAAGATTAATTATAAAGACTTTTTACACAAGAATTGGGCATTCATGTTTCAATTGGGTAAGCGTATTATTGAAGATGGTGCTAAACAACTAGATGATATTACTGTTAATATCTTTTTAGAAGAAAAGGGTATTGAAAAGGATTTTGAAAAGAATGGCGGTTGGGAAGTCCTCACCGATTTGATGTCGATTGTACAAGCAGGGGAAATGAATGCTGAATTGTACTTTGAAAAACTAATGAAAAATAGATTGATTATCAATTTGTTTGAATTGTATGGTGAGAAGGTAGTTACTGATACTGAAAAATACAGCTTCAAAGATATGACAGTTGACGAATTGACCGCCTATTGGCAAGCGAAATCAAGTCTTGCAACCTTAAACCTAGGTAAAAGCTATGCAACTGAAGATTTGTATGTAGATGGCGAACAATTCTTACAAGACCTTGAGAGTGACAATTCAGAGTTATTACCATTCTATTCCTCATACTACTTAAATAATGTGGTGCAGGGTATTCCTAGAGGTGAAGTTACGATTGTAGGTGGCTTTGGTAACTCTGGTAAATCATCATTTATCATTGATAAGATTCTAATGTCAATGTTGAAATCGGGTGATAAGACCTTGATTGTACTGAATGAAGAACCAGCTAAGGCATTTAGAAATCGTTTGATTCTATCAATTCTAAACCATGAAATGAAAGAAGAGTTACAAGCTATTGATGCTAAGGGCTTCTCACGTAAGAAAATGTTATCACCTCAATCTTTAAGTGGAGACGAAAGAGAGTTATTGATTAAAGGTTGGGAGAAGTACAAAGAGTTAACTGACGGTGATGAGTCTAAGATTAAAGTAGTTTATATGGAACAATATAAAATTACTGAATTAAAAGACATTATCCGATTCTATGCAACTCAAGGGTATGTCAATTTGATTGTCGATACTCATAAAGTGCCAGACGGTTATAGAGAGAATACACGTTGGGAAGCATTTGTGGAATCTACCAAAGAGATTTATAAGATGACAAGAGCTGAAGCAGGTGGATTTAATCTTAGAACAGTTCTATCAATCCAATTAGCTGACGCTTATGTGAGTCACAAGTTCTTGAGTTTTGATGCAATTGGTGAAGGTAAAGCTATGAAAAATGAAGCTAGTACTTTACTTATGTTTAGACCATTTTTTGCAGATGAATATGAGAAATTAGAAGTTTATAGATGGGTCAGAGGACTTGGAAAACAACCTACAAAAGAAATCGTTACATTAGATGAAGATAAGACCTACTATGTGTTGTTTATTCCTAAGAACAGGCAAGGGGCGAACACTGATACGGGTCAAGACTGTATTATATTACAACCAAACTTTAATTATAACTCATTCTATGAAATTGGTTATGCCAAAATTCACCGTTCATTCTAGAGGTGGATCATGAGTGAATTATCAGTAGTTAAAGATAGAATTTATGAAGAGGGCAAGATTGAAGATTTACTAGAAGGTATTGGATGTCAGAATGTGAGAGTCGAACAACAAGGACGCTTGATTGTGGCACAACTACCAGATAAATTTGCATCCGATAATAAACGTGCAGTACAGGTTAAAAACACGAAGAATTTGTCTTGTAAAATACGTAATCGTTCGGATTTTGAAGGTGACATTTTCAATCTTGTTTCATTCATATATTTTGATATTGATACTGATGCCTTACAACATGATATTGTCAATGCTAAAGACTATATTTGTGACCTATTTGGTTGGGAAATCAAAGAGTCATCCAAGGGTTTTAAGAATGACAAACGCAGATTTTTACAGAAATTAAAGTCAAAACATACGAATATTGTACGTAGAGTTAGGGTTAATAAGATCATTAATGAGAATGTATTGACTAATAATTTCATACAAAAAGGAAATGTATTATGGGCTAATGAAGGAATCTCTGAAGCCACACAACGTAAATATGACATAGGATTTGACCTCATGACAGGTCGAATTACCGTGCCTTTACGCAATCGTTTTGGGCAGTTGGTAGGAGTAAAAGGGAGAATTTTTCACGACAATGAGAGCAATTCTAAATATATGTTTCTATTCAAGTGCAACCAATCCTATGAGTTATTCAACTTATGGATTGCTGAACCACATATTAAGAAACAGAAGGAAGTAATCATTGTTGAAGGTGAAAAATCATGTATGAAGTTCTATGAGCATGGTATTTACAATGTTGTGGCTTTAGGTTCTTCAGACCTTACTGATGTACAATTGCATACATTATTATCACTAGGTTTAGATATTAAATTTGTTTTAGCTTATGACTCTGATAAGACTCCAGAGGAAATCCACAAAACAGGATTGAAAATCAGAGGTAGAGAGGTTTCTTATATCTATGATACAGAAGAGTTATTGTCTGAAAAATCTGCACCAATTGATGAAGGTATCAAGGTTTGGAAGAAATTATATGAGGAATGTCAATTTGAAATTGAAAGGGATTAATTTATGGGATATATTTGGAAGCCACGAACAGCAATCATTAAACCACGTAAAAATGATTCTGTTTTAGACAAGATTATGAAAATTAGAGGGTATGATGAAGATGAAATTGACAATTTCTTAATGCCCGATATTACCAATGAGTTACCATGGCAAGGATTGAAGAACATTGAAAAAGCAGTTGAAGTCTTTCAAACAACTATCTTCAATGGGTGTAACATTGTAATTGCAGGAGATCCAGATGCGGATGGTATCACCTCATTGGCAATTATGCACAACTATTTACGTGAGTTTGCTAAACATTATGGTGCTGAATTTAATGTATCATACACCTATTCACAACGTGAAGATGGACACGGTATCTCAACACAAATCAAACAAGATGTTACAGATGAAGCTAGAAAAGAATTGAATGAAAAGAATAGACAACTTATTACTGATGCTGATTTACTAATCATTGTGGATAGCTCTTCAAGTGATATTAAAGGTATTGAAGAAGTGTTGGAAATGAATGAAGATTTGAAAATTATCATTCTTGATCACCACCAATTTGAAGATGAAGAAGCTGAAACTAAACTAAATGAGTTTGAAGAGGTTACACTTGTTAACCCACACCAAAGCGGTGACACTTACGAAAACAAAGATTTGAGTGGTGCAGGGGTTGTGTATAAGTTTATCAGAGCCTTGGACGATACCTATGAATTGGAATTGGCAACTCAATTCTTAGACCTTGTGGCAGTTGGACTTGTAGGTGATGTCATGAATATGGCTTCATTGGAAAATAGATATTATGTATCTGAAGGATTATTGAATGTTAAAAACATTGGTTTAACACGTATTCTCAAGGGTGCAAAGGTAAATGTAGATTATTATTGTACAAAAGATATTGGGTTTAGTGTTGCTCCATTGTTAAACGGTGCATCACGTATGGGTCAAATTGAGTTGGCAATTGAAATTTTCCTAGTTGAAGATGATAAAGATGCTAAACCATTGCGATTAGCTATGGACAAACTCAATAAGAAACAACGTGAAGTGCGACAAGAATTAGTTGATAAATACAAAATGGAAGCTGATTTGTCAAACAAAGTGCTGATTGTGGTAGATAATGATGCTCCAAAAGGGTATAGCGGTATTGTAGCACAAAACTTAGCACAAGAATTCCAAAGACCATGTTTCGTTGTAAGAGATTGCGGTGATTTATACATGGGAAGTGGTAGATCCTATGGTGATATTAAGACACGTACTATTCTATCTGAATTGGATTATGTTGTTACTAAGGGTCACGAACAATCACACGGTATTGAGTTTCCTAAAGATAAGTTAGATGAAGTGATTGAATATTTCAATGAGAATATTGATTTAGACAAGCAAACCATGACTGAATTAATTTATGATATTGAGATTGTACCACATGAAGAAATTGGTATTGACTTTGCTGAAATTCAAAATATCAATAAGATTACAGGTAATGGATTCCCTGAGGTGAAAGTCTTAGTTCGTCAGAATGTCGTAGAGGATCGTGCAGTATTAGGTCAGACTAAAGAAACAGTTAAGTTCACTCTTGACAATGAATTGGTATTAATCAAATTCAAAGTTAGTGAATCATGGTATGATGATGTCGATACATTTGATGAGGTTTCAGTTATTGGTACACCTAACATTAATGTATTCTATAATTTTAAGACTAAAGTTACCACCATTACCAATCAAATTATTATTGATGATATTCATAAGGAGAGTTAAGATGCACTTATTACAAACTGAATTTAAACACAATGGGTTGCAGTACAGTCGAAAAGATGGGGCTGTACTAGTACAGTTGGTGAATGAAAAAGGTGAGTACCTTGGTTTAAACTATGCAGTCCAAGGTATCGGATTCACCTTCACAAAAGCATTCAAGACCACCGCAGAGAATGGATTTATTTTCATGATTGATGGTGAGGTATTTGAGAAAGATGGAATTAAACACACGTTGAAGGACTTGAAAAAGACTTTCAAGTTAGATAAGATTTTTGGTAAGAAAATTACATATAAAATCGTTTAAAACCATTGACAATCAATGATTTATATGGTATAATTATACCATAATGAATGAAAGGAAGAAGTCTAATGGCAAAGGATATGAAATGTCACTTACGCAATCCAAATTATGGAGATAGAGATGATTTGTTCTATCTATTCCAAAACCGCTTCATTATTGGGTTTGGGAAAGGTTATCTCATTCTTGATGATGAAACTAGAGTAGAGTTTGGCAAGAGTGAAGGTCATGAAAATGCGGTGGCAACTTTTGACTTGACACAATGTGATGTATTTGTAAATATAACAGATGTTGTGTTTGAAGATTTTGCTGATAGTGTTCCTCATGGCTATTATGATCATGAAGCGTATACCACTATGAACCTATACAATGGTGAATACAAAATTTGTGAAGTTGAGTTTTATGTTGGCTATGAACACGAAAGTGAAAGTGGTGCGGTAGTATCAGTCATTGTAGATGGTGTTCATTATCCAATTTTAGAGGGTTAAAGGAGAATTTAAGATGTCAATTTTTGATAAGAAAACACAGAAGGCTTGGGCTAAAGCAATCAACCGTATTGAAGTAGATGGCAAAAAACAGGCTGAACAACTCAAACGTGACCTTGCAGAAAAGAAAAGCAAAGACAAAAAATCAAAAACTAAGTAGAAGGGCTTAAATGCCCTTTTTTTGGCGAAATAAAGCATGATAGGGTGCAAGTCAAAAATTTAGTACTATAAAATTAGCTTTTTATATTTATTCATGATATAATATAATTATCCTAAATATGAAAGGGGCTAATTTATGGTACTATCTGCTGAATCTGTTATGAAGCAAGTTTACGGTACACAAACAGTCAATTGGGATGGTTTCTCTGGAGTGCCTGGCACTGCTGGTAGAAGAGGTGCTAATCCTAAAGGGGTAATTATCCATAATGACTATGGATCTGCTAATGGCTTTGGTTATAAATCATGGTTATCTAGTGCAAGAATTCCTAATCCAGAATTAGGTTATGCTCACTATTATGGTGATACTGCTTGTATGCTTAGAGCGGTTCCAACTACTGATTGGGCTTATCACGCAGGTGATTATAATAATGGTAACTTTGGTAACTTCTATCTAATCGGTTTTGAAGTAGACCAATCCTTAACCGCATCTTACAATCAATTCTTGAGAAATGAAGAGGTTGTATTCATCCAAGCGGCTGAAGATTTGCTTTATTACAATCTGCCAGTTAATACTGATACTGTAAGACTTCACCGTGAATTTACTTCTACAAGCTGTCCTCACAGATCTTGGGACATTCACGTTGGACAAGGCACTGCTAATTCATCTGCTAACCAAATGCTATTGAAACGTTATTTTGTTTCAAGAATTCAATTCTGGACTGATGTTTTAACAGGTAAAAAGCCTATTCCACAGAAAGATTATCTACCAACTGATGCTGTTGTTGCAGATTACACACCAACATCTACCAACTCTAATACTGATGCAATTGCAAGAGAAGTTATTGCAGGTAAATGGGGTAACGGTGAATACCGTAAGACTCAACTTGAAAAAGCTGGTTATAACTATAACGAAGTTCAATCAAGAGTTTCTGCAATCATGAAGGGTGAAGTTACCGTACCATCTGCTAAGTATGCTGAAGGTTGGCATCAAGATGAATATGGTTGGTGGTATGTAGAAAACGGTGAATATACTAAAGACACTTGGAAGAAAATCAATAGTGCTTGGTACTTATTCAACGAAAAAGGCTACATTTATATTAATGAATGGGCTGAAAAAGATGGCAAGTGGTACTTATTCGATGAAGATGGTCGGATGCGTACAGGTTGGCATAAACTTAATGAAAAATGGTATCACTTGAAAGATGACGGTCAATTGTCATCTAAAGAATTCGTTACAGGTGAAGATGGCAGACTTTATTATGTTAATGCTGATGGTGAAATGTTGGAAAATACTGAAATTACAGTTGCCGAAGATGGATCATTAATTGAGAAATCAACAGGAAAAATTGTTGGTAAATTCTAATATTTCTCTTGATTTGATATGTATACTATGATATAATATACATATAGAAAGGAGATAACCGCTTTGAAACACTCAAACTGATAAGGAGGTTATCCAAGTATCTCGTATGACACTAACGTTAAAGTGTTGGAGCGTAGATGGCTCTAGTCATTGGGGTTCGATTCCTCAATACGCTTTAAACTTTTTCAAAAAAGTTTTAAAACCTCTTGACATTAAGAGAAATATATGTTATAATACATATATAATCAAATAATGCTTCCATAGCATAATGGACAATGCAGTAGCCTTCTAAGCTATGTATCTAGGTTCGATTCCTAGTGGAAGTGTAAGGTCATCATATCACCTAATGTCGGGATTGGAATAAGCCTGCTCCAAAGATATGAATTAATAGCAAACCGCTACTCTTATTCCAGTGGATTGCTTATTCTAAGATGTTGTTACTGACGATGAAATTAAATTTCAACAATAGCGACAAAGTGGATAATTCCTCACATCTTAGAGTGTTAAGGATATAGTTTAATTGGCAAAATAATTGGCTCCAACCCAATTGTTCTAGGTTCGAGTCCTAGTGTCCTTGTAGCAATGTATGCACACATTGCGTAAATCCTATCATTAAGTAGGCTCCATACTCACATGGAGAGGTTTGAGAGATCCTAGACAAAATCTCCATTCATTCTAACAAAGTGAAGTTTTGTTAGTAGATCATGTTGTGAGTGGCTTTGATTTAGTACCTTTAGGGTTAGTAAGCTTGCGTTTAGTTTTACATTTAGTTTTAGTTGGGGTATAGCCCCATATGCTCACAACATTTATGAGGTCATACTTTATAGGTGGTAGAAGTATGATTCGCAGACCTTAGCGTCCACAGATTGCACCCACCTAACTGGTGTGCTTACAGTTATGTTGCAATCTTATTTTTGATATTTCTAGTATTGGATTTGACAAGTGCTTCCATTTGTTTCTCTTTTTCTTTTTGTTTTCTGTTAGTTACATTTCCTTTATTTGATAAATTAACAGTCAAATCCAATAATAAACCAAGAAGGGTGTCAAAACCCTTCTTTTTCTATTGACAAAAATAAATATTTGTGATATAATGCTATTATACTAATGAAAAGGAGAATGTTATGAGTTACGGAAACGAAAGCATTAGACGAAAATCTCATCACGAAGCGGTCAGAGCCAATGTATTTAACTATGCAGGCGGTTCAGATAAACGTGGTGCATTCCACACTGTTCATGAGATTGTGTCCAATGCTATTGATGAATTCAAGGCAGGATATGGCAAGATTGTTAATGTGTCATATGGTAAAGATGGCATGATTACCGTTAAAGATAATGGTAGAGGTGTTCCAATGGATTGGAACGAAAATGAACAAGCCTACAATTATGAATTAATCTTTATGGAATTAAATGCAGGTGGTAAAGGATCTGTACAAGAGAAAGAGGGTACAGGCTATGACTATGCTATTGGGTTGAATGGTATTGGGGCCGCACTAAGTATTCTGTCATCATCATATGCTAAAGTAGTTTCTATTCGTGATGGTTATGAATATGTCATGGAGTGGCAAGAAGGTTTACCACTATATGAAGAAGTGAAGAAAAATAAGACAAGTGTAGAACAGACTTCTACAACTGTTTCTTGGATTCCCGATTTAACAGTGTTTGATGAAAATGATTTTCCTCATGATTGGTTTACTAATTACCTTAAAGAACAAGCAATTGTCAATGCAAGTTTAACACTTGCATTGAATTATAAAGGTAAAGAAGAAACATTCTGTTTTGAGAATGGTATTCAAGACTATATGGAAACTCTTAATATTGATGGAATTACTCCTCAAGTGCATTATCAGAGCGGTGAATTTATCGGTCGTGATGCAGAGTTGAAACCAGAATATCGCTCAAAATATGAATTTGTTTATGCTTTTAACAATAAACACGCACGTATTGAAAACTTTCATAACTCATCTTATTTGAAAGATGGTGGAGCACCGTATGATGCAGTGAAGCAGGCATTTACAGCAGTCTTACATAATAAGATTACTGAATTTGGATTGTATAATAAGAATGAAGAGAAGTTATCCTTTGATGATATTCAAGACAGTTTGATTGTTGTTACCAACACCTACTCAACAGCAGTGTCCTATAAGAACCAAACTAAATTTGCTATCACAAACAAATTTGTTAAGGATAAATTAGCAGAGTTGTTGAAAGAGAACTTGACTATTTTCTTGGTAGAAAATCAAGACTATGCTATGGCTATTTGCCAACAAGTATTAGTTAATAAACGTGCAAGAGAGAAGGCAGAAAAGACAAGGGTTAATGTTCAGAAGAAACTTCAAGCAGATATTACTTCAATGAGTGCTAGTTTGCGTGTTGATGGGTTTATCAATTGTGCTGACCGTGAAGAAAAAGACAAACACGTATTAGCAATTTGTGAAGGTAAGTCTGCCTTGTCTAGCTTGCGTATTGGTCGAACTAAGTATCATGCTATTTTTCCTATTCGTGGTAAAGTATTGAATTGCTTTAAGGCAAGTATTGATGAGATTTTCAGAAATGAAGTAATTGTCAATATTTATAAAGTATTGGGTTGTGGTATGGAAGTTGGTAAAGTGGGAAGTAAGACTCATACCTTTGACATTAGTAAATTAAACTTTCCAAATATTGAGATTTATGTGGATGCTGATGAGGATGGAGTTGGATCCATTCTACCATTGCTATTAGCAATGTTTTGGAGATTATCACCTACATTAATTCGTGAAGGTCGTGTTAAATTAGGTGTTACACCTAAATATATGGTGAAAACTTTATCAGATGTACGCTATGCAATGACCGATAAAGACCTTGAAAAAGTCAAGAAAGAACTCAAAAATACCAAGTATGAAATTGGTTATATCAAGGGTTTAGCGGAGTTATCACCAGAAGGTATTGCAATGGCAATGTCTAGAGAACATAACAATACTATTGAAATTAGGGTTGATGACGAACGTGAATCAATTGAATTACTTAATTTGTTCATGGGTAAAGATGTAGAACCACGTAAAGAATATATTCTATCCACTTTTGAATCAATTGAGATTGTATAGAGGAGAGTATGATGCAGAAAAAAGAAGAATTAAAAAGTTTAATTGAAGAGAAAGCGGTCAGTTTCAGTAGATATACAATCACTGACCGTGCAATCCCTTCATTGACAGATGGTTTGAAGGTTTCACAACGTAGAATTATTTATTCCATGTTTAAAAATGGATTATTACATAATAAATATCGTGTGAAGAATATCAATGCAGTTGGTGGTGTTATGGCATATACACCTCACGGTGATTCTTCAGTTGAAGAAGCATTGAAACGTCTTGGTAATGATAGTGTTGTATATAAATTGGTTGACGGTCAAGGTGCATACGGAACTATTACAAGTAATGAAGATAACGGTGGTAGTGCACGGTATTTAGAATGTCGATTGGCAGAGATTTCTAACCACTTAACATATGGTTTAAAGCAGAATGCAGTAAAGTTTACACCAACCTATGATGAAAAAACAGTAGAGCCAATTGTATTACCAGCACAATTTCCACTAATTCTAGCCAATGCAAATAAGGGTATTGCTAGTGGTATCGCCACAAATATCCCTTCCTTTGACTTGAAAGATATTGTAAATAATGTGAAGAATATTCTTCATAACAAACCAACTGAATTGATGTACCCTACTTTTGCAACAGGTGGATTAGTCTTACGTGATGAAGCAGTAGCAGAATCTGTAAAGACTAGCGGTAGAGGGTCTTATAAATTAAGAGCAACCTACACCGTGGATGGAAACGATATTCATGTGAGATCATTACCATACGGTGCAAAAGTTGAAAGTGTTATCAATCGCATTATTGATTTAGTCAACAAGAAAGAAGTCGGTGGTATCGTGTATGTCAATGACGATTGCGGTGTTGACGGTTTCGACTTAAAGATTACTTGTAAGAAGTATGTAGACAAAGATGATTTGATGAAGTTTCTCTATGCTAAAACAGAATTAGAAAAAACTTTCCCTGTCAACTTATATGTTTTAGATAAAGATAATTGTCCTAAACAATATGGTACAGATGATGTGCTCAAAGAGTGGATTGCCTTTCGTGCTAAGACTATTCAACACATTTTACAATTTGAGATTGAAGAAATTGAAAAAGAGTTGAATTTGCTTTATGGTATGAGAAAGGCTCACGGAATCATTGATGAGATTACAGACCTTATCAAAAAATCAGACGATCAAGAATTATTGAGCAAAATCATGGCTTCCTTTGCGTTTAACGAGGAACAGGCAACATTTATCATTAATCGTCCTCTAAGTCAGCTAAATCGCACGTATATGGCTAAAATGGTGGCTAAAATTGAGGGACTTGAAGAAAAGTTGGATGATAAAACTAAGATTTTAAATAGCAAAAAACTCATTGCCAAAGAGATTATGAAGGGTTTAGATGAGGTTGTTGACAAGTTTTACATTCCACGACAAACAGAGATTGTAGATGTCTTTGAAACTTATCAAGGTAGTACAGCTAAGACCGTTGTAAATGACTACAATGTCAAGGTATATGTTACCAATGATTTGTATATTAAAAAAGTACCTTTGACTTCATTAAGAGGTAATGGAGAGCATAAACTCAAAGAGGGTGATTTCATTGCACATGAAGTTGAATCCGTTAACAGCGAGGAAACATTACTCTTTACAGATCAATACAATGCTTATAAGGTATTGAATACCAACTTAACTGATTGTAAATTGAGTGACCTAGGTGTTTACGCACAAAACATTATCAATGGAGATGAAACTATTAAAGGTGTTGTACCACTTGGACAAGATGTAAAACACATTCTGTTTGGTTTTGCAGACGGTAAAGTTGCTAAGGTTGATGTAGAATCATATAGAACTAAGTCCAATCGTACTAAGCTAACTAAAGCAGTAGCAAGTAAAGAATTAGTATTTGTCTATCCGCTGACAGAGGACATTAATTTGATGTCAATTACTTCAGATGGTAAAGCAGTGGTTCGCAATACAAGTTGTGTGACAGGTAAGAATACCAAAAATACACAGGGTATTAATTTCCATAAACTAAAGGGAGATAATACAATTATAGAATATAGACTTGCAACAGAAGATGATATGAAATACTTCACTGAAACATTAAACCAAGGAAAGAAGATGGTCTAAAATGAGTAAATACCAAGAGATTATTGACAAGACAACAGAAGAGTTGAAGAAATATTATGATTTGGATAATATGACGAAAGATCAAGCTAAGTTATTGTATGGAGATGTCACCTACACAACTGAATTATTGACAGCGGTGTTGATGAAAATTAGAGTTGGTGATATTCTTGAGGAAACTGATGGTGAACCAAATTATGTAGAAGATTTATACCGTAGTAAAGCAATGCTATATTGTGGTATGATTGTATTAGATACTTTACGTGCAACACATGGCAAATTTAATAATGGCTATGATGATGAAAAATTCCGTGAAGATATTTTCGATATGCTATCCGCATTGTTGGGAGAGTATGATTTTCAGACAAGTATTGATTATGCTTTATACGACTTGAAAATTACCACCTATTTTGATCAAGTGAAAACTAAATAATTATTGACAAATCCCCTTATCTATGTTATACTAGAAGAGTATAATATGAAAGGGGATTTTTGATGTCTAAATTTAAAGTTTTAGAACTGTTCGCTGGAGTGGGGGGGGTTCCGAGTTGGCTTAGAAAAGTGTAAGGACAATCTTTTTGAAACACTATGGGCGAACCAATACGAACCTAATAAGAAGAAGCAAGAAGCGTTTGAAGTTTATGATTACCACTATCCACAAAGTGAAAATCTCAACATTGACATTGCAGAAATTACTAATGAGCAGTTTGCGAAAATGGATGCAGATATTATTGTTGGTGGATTTCCTTGTCAAGACTATTCTGTTGCGAGATCTAAAAAGAATGAGTTGGGTATTGAAGGAAAGAAAGGTGTCTTGTTTTGGGAAATTGCTAGAGCAACTAGCGTAATCAAACCTAAACACCTTCTACTTGAGAATGTAGATAGATTACTAATCGCACCATCGAAACAACGTGGTCGTGACTTTGCTATTATGCTTTCAACATTCTATTCCTTAGGATATTCTGTTGAGTGGAGAGTAATCAACGCATCAGAATATGGTTGGTGCCAACGTAGACGAAGAGTGTTTATTCTCTGCACAAGAAATGACTTAGTGAAGGAACCTTTCCAATCTACATTGAATAAAGCATTTCCAATTCAAGATGAAGAATATACTCCAACTCAAGGCAATGTGTCAGTCGATATTGCAGAAGTTTCATCTTCATTTAGAGGGCAATTTTACAATTATGGGTATATGATTGACGGTGTTTATACTACTTATAAAGTAAATCCAATTCTTGAGGAGCCTATTACATTAGGTCAAATGACACAAGAAGAGGTGGATGAGAAATACTTTATCACCGATGATAAGAAGATTGAGAAATTCAATTATCTTCGAGGTGCAAAGAAGATTGAGCGTGTGAATGCTGACGGTCATAAGTATGTTTATTCAGAAGGTGGTATGTCACCTTATGATTCTTTTGATTTGCCTGCAAGAACAATGTTGACTTCAGAGGGTTCTGTCAATAGATCAACGCACTTATTGAAGATTGGTGATAGATATAGATTCTTAACACCTGTTGAAGCAGAGCGGTTGCAAGGATTTGATGATGATTGGACTAAATACAAGAAAACGGAAGAGGGCATTGAAGAAGTTTCAGATCGTTCACGAATGTTCTTTATGGGTAATGCCTTAGTAACAGAGGTTGTTAGAAAAATTGGAGAAGTTTTGTAGATTCTTATTGACATATATGGGTTTATATGATATAATAGGTATATAATGAATGAAAGGGAGATTGTTATGAGCGAACAAGAGGTTGTAATTTTTATTTTGTTGCTAGTTATCGTTGCTTTAGTATGTTGGATTATTCCTACTATTTACAGAATTAAATTCTTAGAATCAGCTTTGGCACGTTATCACCAAGATTTTGTTGAATATGTAATTTTAAGTGAACATCCTAAAGAAATTGGCGATGTAGAAGAATTCAAGAATGATTTCAACGAAAAATGGAATAAAGTTTGCGAGAGTATGAAAGGGTTGAGTAACCGTGTTTAATAAGCAAGATAGAGCATCATTATATTGGGCGGTACGAACACTCCTAACGGATAAGATTTTCAGATGGTATCAATGGAGTTCATTGTTGTGGTTCTCACTATGGGTGTTGCATACTGTCTTATATGGTTTTAGTGTCGATTCAGTCTACTTAATTGCATTTCAAACATTTGCATTGGTGATGATTGGTCGGTGGCAATATAGCTATGGACTATTTGTTGGGTACGCTTCAGATGCCTTTTACGAAGTAAACAAAGAACATTTACAAACCGTAGATTTCTTGAATGAAGATGATTTGGTAAGCAGAGCAACTGTTACAACATGGGAAGCCAATTTTCTTGACTTTAGTATGGAATTAGGATTATTCCAGCTTCAAACAGAGCATCATATTACCACATATAAGGTATATAACTATTTTGATGACCTTCATAATCCAAGTTTCATTACTGGCTATTTAGGATTTGGCTTCCATTATAGACAAGCATTTAAAAAGATGAAGAAACTATTCAAGAGCGTAGAGAAGGTTAAATATGGGTCGAAAGATTAAAAATGTAGAAACGATTGTTAGTCATAAAACTAAAGAGGTTGTTGATGGTTATACAGAAGATTATCCACTCACTTTTACAGATTATATAGTGATGATTGATTTTCACCATGGCAACTCTACTTTCTATAGATTCATTTCAGAATACGATATGAATAAATTTGTGTATTCTATTCGTGAGTATTTAGACTATTGGGAGCCTTATGACGATGATGTAAAAGCATTAGATGAGTTTTATAGTCAATCAGATAAGATTAATCAAAGATAAATGAGGTGTAAATTATGACAATCGGTGAATTAGTTACAAAAGCAGTTATTGAGAGAAATAATATTTTTCACATTGACTTAGCAAATGATATGGAAGTGGATATTACCGTAGACAAGGATTTTACAAGCAGTGACATTGATAAGGTTCTAGAGGTGTTGAATCATGTTGACGAAACGTATGATTATCAAATTCTTGAGAAATTAGTGCAAGGTGCTTACATTGTTGCTAAATCAAAATTGATGGGTAACACTTATATGCTCAAGAGATTTGTCAAAATTTTACGCATTGTCCCCTTTTACTATGACAATGAGTTAAGATATACAGTGATTTTAAGAGATGATGGACGTGAAATTGGCTTTCACATTGATGTTCCAATGTGGGAAGTTATTCAATATAAATTAGAGTCGATGAAGTAAGGTGAATACCAATGATCGAGATTAGAAAAGCTATCAAAGAGATGGTAATTGTTTATGATACATTGGTAGTAACACTGAACAGTGGAATGAATATTCATATTGATTTGTTTCTTGATGACAATTATACAAACTTCATTCAGCAAATGTGGAGTAGATTATATTCAATTACTTGTCCGAATGATTATAATGTAATGAAAGACATTATTAATTGTTGCTATGAGATTGGTCGTTCAAATTTAATTGGTCTTTATACTGATAACTATGAATATATGATTGTAGAGGTCATCCCTCATTACAACGAAGTATCAAATGATATTCAATATGTAGTATTAGTACAAAATAATGAATTTAACACTTGGAGTACCTTTATTTCTACTTTGAGTTTAGATGCAATTAATGATAATATTAAAGCAGGAAAGTTGATGTGGTGATGTAAATGTGTTTAGCAAGTAACGTTGTAAGTGAATTAAAAGTTTCATTAAATACACTAAAAGTTAAATTAAAAGATGGGTTGGTTATACCTATCACATTAACTGATAAAGTCAACAATCTTATTCCACAAATGTGGGGAAGATTACATGACTGTGAACATTTTCCATCCGAGTCGCATGATGCTTTGGCTAAGAAAATTCAAGCCTGTTATGATATTTTGGTTTCCAACTTAATCGGTGTCTACTTAGATATTGATGAATTTTTTGTAACTGATATTTACCCTGTTTATTATGAAGACAGTGGTAATATCAGATATGCTGTATGGTATCACAACGATGAACATATTAGTGGAGTAGAAATTGACAACCTCAATTTTGATGAGGTGAAAGAAAAGGTTCATGCAAAATTAAAAGAGGGTGGTTACTTTGAAAAGCATTAAAGATATGATTGATACAATTTCTCACAAGGGAAATAAAATGACAATTACCTTGCACAATGGTTGGGAATATTGTTTCTTTGCAGATGAGAGAATCCCTTATTGTGATTTACATATGTATGGTATTCTACATAATGTAGAATTCTATGATGATTATGAGGTTGTATATCAACTTATCAAGGCTTCATACAAAGTGATTACATCGAATTTACTTGGTGTCAAGTTTGATGATGTACGTGAGATTCTAACTATTACTCCTCAATATGAGAATGACAATATTACTTATTCTGTATGGGTAGACGGTCTACATTATATGACTAATATTGTTACAGATTTTCTAAACTTGGAATTTATCAAAGAAGCATTAGAGGATGAGGTGTAAGCAGTGAGTAATGATATTTTTAGCAGGATTGATTCTATCAAAACTGAAGATGATTGTTTAGTCCTCACATTAGATAATAGTTGGGTGTATGAAATACCAATTAATCCTAGAATTTATCATCAACTTGGATTCCTTAAAATTCTTCTTGATGTCGATTCTTACAATGATTATAACAAGACTGGATTTTTAATTGAATTATCATATGCTATTTATGGTTCTGGATTGATAGGTGAAGTGATCTATGGTTGTGTAATTACAAACATTATACCAGAATATAGCGAAAATGGGAAAATTCAATATCAAGTGCATTTTAATAAAGATTGGGTTTTAGTAGAAACTAATGGATTATCTTTATCGCTTAAAGATATTAAGAAAAGCATTTGATCAATTATAAGAATTAAGAGGTTTTAATGTACGATAGCATGGGTATTCCCTTGGATCCTAGGGAAGAAAAAATAATTGGTTATGATTATCAAGGTGAAGAAATATATGAGTATGATACTTATTATATTATGCCGAACGGTGATAAAGTACTAGAGGGTTATGAAAGAGATTATGTTCATGATGTAGGGGAGAGGGTAGACCAATGGTAGAGCAGTTATGGGATTTGCGTGACATTGTGGAAATCTACCTTTACAAGCAGATTCTAGACCAAGAACTATATGACTTGAGTGGAGAATTTGTGAAACTTGTTGAAAGTACCAATGATAAAGAATATTATTATGACTTTGTGCTTATTTTCAAAGACGGTGAACAATACCATTCATCAGAAGCTAGAAAGGGAGATTTACAATTTGCAGTTGATATGATCTATAAAGTAAGTCGTATGGATGGTAGCTTCCCACTAAATACTCAACAGATGCACCATCTACTTCATAATTGTAAAACTTACACCAAATACTCTATACGTGAGAAAATTGATTGGACACCTAAATGGTATGATGAATCATTATATGAATTAAATATGTCACATGGTCATATTTTTTGGGACATTCGCCCTTACAAAGATGTCTATGACAGAATTGCTAATGAACAACCATTATTCTACATTGCCGCACGATTTGGAGAAGATCATGAGTTTATTGATGGTAAGTGGCAATGTCCTATGAAGAGATATAAGAAAGAGTATGTGTGCACTAATGACGGTGTGAGTACTTTTCTTGCTGAAGTGAATGAAATGATTGAAAAAAGTAAAAAATATGATGAAAGCCTATTGACATAATAGGCTTTTTGTGTTATAATTGGTATATAAGTTAAGGAAAGTAACAAAAAGGAGAAATAACCATGAAGCAATATTATACACGAGAAGAGATTATAGAAAATGTAAAACTCATTCACTTAGAATTAAGTATTATGCACTATGTAAAAGATATGTACGAACATTCTTTTGCGGAAGATATGACATTTGAAGAATTTTTGTCGAAACCAATGGACGTGCTAATTGACGAGGATAATGAATATATCATTGTCGCTAGTGGCGAGTGGCATGATGACGCTGTTAGAAAGATTGCACAGGTTGATATTGACGGTATAAATGTACATATAAATTAGCTAGATTTGTAAAGGATGTTGAATTATGAAATTAAAATCAGTGGTTAAGACAAAATACCAAGACACAATAGTATATGATAGAGTCATGAAGCAATTACCAAGAACCTACAATTTTGAATATATGGTATTGATTAATTATGAGGAGTTAGACACTTTATACTATTACTTTGATAGTGATGAGGAAGCCACAGCGTTTGCAAATTTAGTGGTTCAAATATTCACCAGAGAGAAAATGGATTCAAGGGATGTTACAGAATATATCAGTCAACTCTATGTAAGGGCGGTGAGTGAACATGAAACAAAAGCAATGGGATAAATTCTGTAAGAGAATTACTAATTGGTTGGAAGAGAATGAGTTTCACTATAAGGTGCTATGCGAAAGTTTTGATGAGGGTTTAGCAATCCTAAACTTTTCTGTTAAGGAAATTCCATTAGTTAGATTTGGGGTTTGGTATATGTGCTTCCCACATAAAGATGGCAGACAATCCGATACACCACAACCATTTTTCTTTGCAGAATTTGAATATGAGATTGATAAATTCAAACCAACACATACTGCATATAGTCCGTCTTATGAACGATGGCTTGATACAGATGAGTATGCGACAGAAGATGATACTCTTGAATGGTTAAATGATTTATATGTATTCATGAAAGAACCATGGTTGCTCTATGAATGTGTAGATGCTGATGTTGACCTCTATAATGTAGAAGATGTTTATTTGTGTCGATTGGGTAAATGGACTTTATCAAGACTATATGATCAATGGATTGGATATAGTAAACATGAAGAAATTTAATGAATTAAAGAAGGATTTTATTGAGAGGTTTGGTGAAATAAATGGTTGAAATTACTACATATTTATGGCACTTAGCACGTATGTTATTCTTTATCCTTATTAATATTTTCATTGTGATGTTAATATGTGGTTTTATATTTGAATTTATTACTTGTACAATATTGTCATTCAAAGAATTTATTGATAAACTAAGAAAATGAGAGGTTAGTAATGAAAAATAAAGGATTTAGAACCATTAAACGCATCGGTAACAAATACCAACTGAAGGTCTACACTAAATATTATGAATATGAGTTGAAGATTCCTAGAAATAGATTTAGTCAAATGCAGGAAATGTTTGAAGCATGGCATAATCATGTAGTGGATGTCCAGAATACTATGAATAAACTTTTAGAAGATGCACTAAATGAGGAGTGGTAAGGATGACAAAAGAACAAAAACTGCAAGTACCAGCGTATATTAAGGATTTCTTAGATAAACAAGATGCCTTACACCACGGATTGAGTGAGGTTTTAGCTGAATTAAAAAATATCCATATGGAGTGGCATGACCGTTGTGCTTATGACGAAGAAGAATATGCACTTGTACTGACCGCTTTATGGGTACAAAAATTAATGAATAGTAGTGGGTCATATAACAACTTATTCTTATTCTTAGCAGATGTGTATAAATATGGTTATGAAGCAAAACCAACTAACAAGAAATTTGTTGTTAATTCACTATTGGGTACAGAATTTATGGACAAAGATTTTTATGAGGTTGATATTATTGATGCTGTAAAGTTTGATGCTAAAGAAGAAGCGGAAGCCTTTATTGTTAAACAATATGGTGTCACAGAGGTTTATGCAGATGAAAACTAAAGGCTTTAGAGATGTTGTAATCAAAGACTTATTACAACGTATAGAAACTACTTGGTGTCACCAAGCAATGATTGCAATGATTATGGAAGATCATGGTTTGAGTAGAAAGAGTGCTACTAAGCATTACCTCAATGTATTGTTAAGTTTAGAGCAAGAATTTGTAGAGTTAGGTAGGAAATATGCAAATGAAGAAAATTAAAGTACCAAAGAGTATTTATAATTGGTTTCTATGTAGAAAGAATTGCTCAACAACATTTATTGTTGAGGGTGTTTTGAGAATCTATGATCATATAGAAGAATATACTCATGACAAGTTAGCTATGGAAGTTCTTGATTGGGCTGATAGCCAAGATGATATTGTTGATACCTTATACAGAATGAAATATAATGGGGTGGAAATTGCAGATGAATAAATTTAGAACATGGTATCACAAAACGCAAAAGATGGTGTATGAACGAGAAATTGTTAGCTTCATTAATTCAGAAGGTGATGTGATGATGGAATTTCCTGTTTACACTCAAGACCGTGTAGTCATGGATTATACGGGTGTAAAAGATGTAGATGGTAATGAAGTCTATGAGGAAGATGTTCTAATTGACCCAACAGAGAAGGGTCTAAACCAATTATATAAAGTAGAAAAACGTGGGAAAGAGTTTGTTCTATTAGGTCTTTTAACTAACCACAAAACACTTGATGATGTATCGCAAATGCGAGTTTTAGGCAATGAATTAGAACATACACCTACAATTGCTAAATATATTGAGAGTCTAGATGGTATCGACAAAGAATTCTTAGTAGACCGCAATCATATTCTTGGATATAGACTTGATTCAACCAATTCTCATTCTTACTATAAGAAAGCTGATGAGTATTCATTTACTGAAAGCGAACAACCTATGTATGATTTGAAGGTTGTATGTAAGGATCGAACCTATGTATGTGACGGTATGACTTTTGGTGAAGCTGAAGAAGTAACCGAGTTGTTGCAAGAAGGTCTAAGAGTAGAATCAGATGATAACCAAATTACATTATTTGGATTGGTTAACATTATCAGTATTTTAGGTTATCGAACATATAAGGTAGTATTAGACCACCTGTTGTATCAAGATGATTTACAAATTTTTAACGGTCATTATTATGAATGGAATCCAGACGGTACAGACGATTGTATGACTATTAAATTTAGCCTTGCTGAAGGTAGTTTGTTTGATAACTATAAGAATGGCTTGCCACTGATGGATGTAGTTGTGTATGCAGAATACTATAAAGACGGTAATGAGTGGGTGGATGATTTGAATGTCAAATTAGATAGTAAAGGTATTGCCAAGGCTATCAAGTTTATTAACAATCATATGGAGCGAATTGCTCAAGACGCAGAGGTGGAATAATGTTAGCATTTGTGATTAGTTTTGTAGTGGGTTTTACAGTGGTTACTCTGTACACAGTTTACAAAGATTTCAAAGAAGAAAATAAATACTTTGAACAAGAAATTTCTGATATGCAAAAGAAGAAACAGAAGAAAGATTTAAATGAGGTTGTAGATGAAGGTTTGCAAAACTTATTCCAACCACTTATTGACAAAGCTATTGAAGAAGTTTTGTTGGAATCGGTCAAAGGTAGAAATACCTATGAATTAGATTTAAGAGGTGTCATTAACTCAAACGATAAAGATAAATACACTTTATTCAAGCGACAATTGGAGAAGGCACTTAAAGAAGAATATAAAAACAGCTTTGTATTTTATGCAAGGTGGAATTATACTATGATGTTCATTAAATGGATGTGATGCAATGTTAAACTTTTTACGAAGATTATTAGGGTTGCCAATCAAACCTTCATTGCGTAAAGTCAGTGAGGAAGTAAGGCAAGACAGGGAAGCTGATATACTTCAAGGTTTGGTTGTTCGTATTTCTGAAAGTGCTCTAGAAGGTAATTCCCAATATAGATTTCCATTTGCTGAAATTGGCGATCGTAAATATGCACACGTATTTGTCAAGATGCTTGAGAAAGAGTTAAAAAAGAATTTCTCCAATCATTTCCTTGTAGAAGTTGAGCAATTGCGTGACAATATTAATGTTGAATGGGGTGAGCGCATAGATGCACGTTATTCAGTATTATAGTTGTGAGGTGGAAATTACCAACACTAACCACAAGGCAAAGATTATAGTGTCAAAGTGTCACAAGTATGACGCATACTATGAGTATGATCCATTTTACAGAATTGATGTCTACACCTCTGACAATATTCATATGAGGTATAAGTCTTATAATTACTTTATGATTATGGAATACTATATGGCAATGAAGTCTGGAATCACCATGGAATTCTTGGATATGTTGGAGTTTGAGGTGATTCCAGATGTTCAGTAGAGATTACTACTTACAAGGAATGATAGTGACAACTGACTTGTCTGATAGTAAGGCATCACTTAGATTATCCGCAGTCAAAGAGTATTATAATGATAGTGAAGTAAACAAAGGTTTCCTTTTAACTCTCTGGTGCTATGGAGAATATGATTTTTCATGTATGTTCAGTAAATTTGGAGATGCACAGCAAGCATTTGGTCGTTTAGCACCTTATGCAAAAATTGAAGAAATTAAACAAATTTTCGGTGAAAACTATTGATAAACACGAGAAAGTATGGTATAATAGGAGATGATTTATATGTCAAAAGTTAATGCGAAATTTCTTTATGATTTAGGTAAGAGTAAGAATAAGTTTTATAAGGATTTCAAAGAATTGTTAAAGTTATATGTAGAGGATGCTTTACAACATGGCTTGGCACAATTTGTATTACACGCAGATGAATTCCAAGAGGTATTGAAACCATATAACAAGCGGTCACTTTACAAGATTGATTTGATTGAAAACTTAGAAGAGTGGACTTTCAAAGGCTTGCAAGATTTGTTTGAAGATCGTTTTGTGGTAGATGTTCGTCTTTCTGGTAGTGATGGTGTTGTCACAGCTTCACCACGGATTTTTATCCACTTACTAGATGAGGTTGAAAATACTAAAGACAAGAAGCATTTAGAAAAAGTCTACAAAATGTTAGTTAAGAAATACAGCTAATAATTTGAGATAAAGCAGTTGACAAACACCCGATTCTATGTTATACTATATGTATAGCAAAGGAAAGGATTATATTATTACCATATGCAATAGTAATGGGATATATCAATGTTTTATTATTGTCTAAGGTGTTTGATATACTTAAAGAAAAATGTGAGAAGAGAAAGAAAGCACTTGCAGAACAGCATGAGGAATGCAATTGGACTTCCGAAGGAGAAGGTGAAGATGAAATTTAAAGACGCAATTCAAAGTGTAAAAATTTATACAACGATGACTGAAGAGGTTTATCATTTAGGTGCACCCTGTTATTCAAGAAATGTTGATCAAGATAAACGAGTAGAAGTTTTCTATACAGATCAAAACAAATTACCCTATATGTTAGGTATAGATGACGATTATCAACTAGAGTTTGTGATTGACACTATTGCAAAGCTTTCTCATTGCGATTATGAATTTGAATCAATTGACGATGTAATGAATTTAATCGTTGATATTGATGAGCACTTATGGCAAGATATGCACTATACAAGACAACTTGTTGAAGATATTGTTCATAGTTATACGGGATTAAGTTTAAAAGCTATGTAATTTGAATAAAACTCTTGACACTTCCTATCTTTTGTGGTATAATTATATCATAAAGGAAAGGAAGTGTATTTTCTATGACAGAAACAAAGAAATTCAAACCATCCACAAAAATCAAGTTAGATAATGTAGGTGAGTATTACCAAGACCTCAACCGTGGTGTTGGTGTGATCAAACCTA